ATATGAGACTAGTAGAAACCCCATTTATGGTTGGTGGTGAACAGTGTGGAACTGTGAAGCGCTACGCCGATATTGAACCTGAGTTATCTGTTTTTAAACCACACGATAGGGTTTTACCCGCACCGTACTTTTATGAGGGGCGTTTATTTTTTTCACTCATCAGACAACGTGAAGCCGGTGAGCCAGGATGGCCTGAGGGTGGATATGAGGTACGTGATGCTTCAGGTGCGAGTCGTTGTTTTGGTTTGGATCAGGTGATCATTCACCCGTCCGTGATCAAACATAAGAAGACACTCCGCATGATGAATCGTTCGGATGAACGTGAGGCAGCTACGCTCGCGCGTGGGATGAAACCCAAGAAGGAGAAGGTTGAGGGTGGCCGTAGAGGACGTCCAGCACTTGATCCAGAGGTAAGGTTAGCTCGCGAAGCAGAAAAAGTAGCTCGCGGAGAGCGTAGTGGAGGTAAGAGAGGACGCCCAGCTTCTGGTGTAACATCAAAAACATCAAAGCCTACAGGCGGCAAGCGCGGACGACCTTCACTCACAAGTGAAATGATTTCCTCCCGCGCGGCTCAAAAAGCACTGGTGAAGGCACGCACTGGCGGCCGTCGCGGGCGCCCTAAAGCAACTAGGCGATAAGTTTTGTTCGGTCATAGTTCTGTTCGTATATTTACATCACATTTAAAATTAATAGTTATGAAAGAGAAGATGTTGTTAAGTGAATTCATTAAGGGATTAGGGATAAGTAACCACCCTAATGTAGTTCATCTCCTTCCCCTATTAAAAGAGAATTTAGAGAAGAATGGTGATGTAATCATTGAATTGGGTATGATGAAGAAATTAATGGAATTGAAATAAAAATTAATAGTTATGAAAGCAGAAATCTTTATGCGCCCAGAGCGCCTCGCTTATTTAAAAGAGGAATTGAAGGAAAAGGTCACCCTCATAGGAGACCTAGATGAAGAAACAGGTCAGCAAAGGATCGCTATTGAAATCACTAGTGACACTGATTTGTTGTTTATTTTTCACGCGGGAGTTCGTTACGGACTAGACGCAATGCAAGCTGTTTTTTCACCTAAGTAGTTTGGTTGGGCAGCGTTTTGTTCATACATTTATATCGTACTTAAAGGTTATGAAAATGGAAATTGAAAATGCGTTAGTGAGTCTTACCAAAGCGGGTGCAGACATCACACAGATCGGGGAAGATGTTTTCCTCGTTAGAGACAATGGGTTTCATGGTTTTTTTGAAGATGAAGATCCGTTTGAAATAGACGGAGAAGATCTTCTTGAAATGTATGAGCAGTATGTAAATGAATAATTTAAACTTAAACAAAAAACAAATGGAGTTATTTCAAATTTTGGGTACATCAGCATTGGTGGTGTTGGGTGCTGGGTTTCTGTACAACCTTTTTAAGAACCGTTACATCATTGAGATGAGAGACCGTCGTGGGGTTGTTCGTAAGCGAGATGTTCGCAACGGCCGCTTTGTGAAGTAATAGTTGGTCTGGCAGGGTTTTGTTCCGATATTTACATTATAATTAAAGGTTATGAAAAACACATTGATTAGAATTACGGCTCAGGTCTGGGAAAACTACGGTTCAGAAGAGACCCCATATTGGAAAGCAAAAGGTGGCCAGGAGTTTAATTTGATGGCTGACAGTGATGATTTTTTCTACGGTGAAGAAATGTGCTTAAAGGCAATCGATAAGATCCTTTTAACCCGAACTAATAACCACTATCGTTACGAGCGGATTGATCACGAGATCATTTTTGGTGAACCCAGAACGATCTTCACCTATGAGTTTTACGAGACACTAAAAGCAATTAGTGAGCCCGTCGAACAATAAAGGTGGTGGTCAGAACAAAACGTCTTATCTTTAAAATATAAAATTAAATAAAAAACAAAATCAAGGTTATGTCAACAGAAGTAAAATCAGCACAAAGAGGTCGCCCAGTATCTAACACATCAGCTCGTCAAGCACGTCTAGCAGCCAGAGCAGCTAGAGCAGCCGCGGGTGGATCAATCGGTAGGGGTCGTCCTGCAAATGGTGAATCAGCACGTCAAAGAAAGTTAGCTGAGCGCGCAGCGAAGATCGCAGCTGGTGAGGTGATCAAGCGTGGTGCTCCTAAGAAAGCATCACCGATCAGTTCACAGGTGGCTGCTTAATTGTCCGTGAAGGGTGGGTTTCACCCACCCCACGGGCTTTATTTTTTTAACATCAATACTATTACAATGAAAAAGTTTATCGTAGCGGTTGTATTAATCTCGCTCTGTGTTTCATGTTCAGTGGAACGAAAGATTAGACGCTTTAAAGCACCTAAACGCCAGGTCTGTATAATAGGGGATCGTAGAGCGGTTTGGCAAAGGTAGGTTATTACATTTACATCATTAAAACATTAAATTATGATCAAACTATTTGGTTTTCAAGTGAACTTATTGCAATTTTTTACGGTGTTTTTGTTCGGAGTACGTACGGAGGGTGAACCCATCAATTTAGAGTACGGTGTTGAGCAACCGAAGCGTACGGTGAAGCCCCAGAGCCAACCAGACCAGTTCAGCTGGATGCGTGAGCTGAGGGTGAGTTCACTCCATGGGGTACATCAAAGGGTGTTTTATTAAAAATAAATTTGGAGGTCAGAGTAAGTTTTCGTATTTTTCCCACATAAATAAAATTTAAAAAATTAATTGTTATGAACAAGAAACCGTTTTTTAGAGTAGAATTAACAGATGAGGACCAGATCCACGTAGAATGTGATGGCTCGGGTCAAGAGTTAATGAATTTGTTTGCAAATGTTATTAACGACAATCCTGATCTGGCTGAAGTGATCACATTGGCTTTGATGGCTGTTTCCATGAGAAAAGATGAGGAAAACGGTGTTGAGGGATTGAGTGAGGATGATGTCCTTAACATGTTGGGTGGTGTGAAACCTGTTGCTGAGGCATAGGTTGGGTGGCATAGTTTTTTAGCGTATGTTTACATCATAAATTAAAATTAAAGTTATGGCTACAAGATCATTGATTGGAACTCAAGTAAACGGTGAAATTGCTAATATAATCTACTGTCACTGGGATGGATACCCAGATCACGTAGGGCAGCTACTAGTGGAACACTACAACACACCCGCTACAGTAGCTGAGTTGTTAGAGTTGGGTGATTTGAGCGCACTGGGTAAAACAACAGATGAAAGTGTTGCTTACCATCGCGATAAGAAAGAACCTAAATGGATGACTGAGTCTAGGGATGTGAAGATTAACGAACTAGAGACGGTTGCTTCCGATTATGGAGTAGATTACGTTTATGTTTTTAACGATAAATTTGAATGGGATTGTTATAAGGTAGGCTACGAGCCCCGTACATTAACCCCATTAACGATAATAGCCGACGTGGCTTAAAAACGGTTCATACTTTTAATTTTTAATGGTTAGAGGAGCTGGGTGTCTACCCGGCTCCCTCTTTCTGTTCGTACGTGGATGGTCAAAGTGAGTAGCGTATATTTACGTTGCACTTAAAAATTAATATTATGTACAGTTTAAAATGTGAATATTACGGAGCTGAGTTCACTTGCATTGGTGACTTAATTGCTCACATCATGATCTCAGGAATGGATCCTAATTACGAAATTACTAGAGACGGTAAGTCAATAGGTGAAAAAGCAATTGATTACATCCAGTTCTAACGAGGCGGGGCAAGACCCCGTTCGTACATTTACATCACAATTAAATTAAAAGTTATGAGCATTGGTATTTACGTTTCAAACAAATTAATAGCCGCGAGAAAAAGCATCGGCCCGAACGATCAGATCTCAGATCTGAAGGCAGTGATCGGTAAAGAGACATCCGAGAACCACTCACCCACTTGCCGAGGGAAATTGATCCGTGTGGGTAAGACCAACTGCGTGTTTGAAGCCGTTCAATCACCTTACGTTAAAGCGCCTCAAGCGGGCGTAGGTGTAAGGTACAAGGTACTGAATCCGTTCGCTTGGAACGCGTTCTTCTTTTAAGACGGAACGTGGCGGGGCAGAGTTCAGTGCGTATATTTATAACGTAATTAAATTTAAAAAGTATGAACATAAGCGCAGATACTCTCGCACTAATCCGATCTGAAATCGGTGATTTCTCAATTTATCAAGTGGGTGGCCGGTTCGCCCTACGCTTCGGCTTCTGGAAGCGCGTTAACCTTTACCAGCTTCAAGACATCCTAGGCTCACAAGCGATGGTGTTTGAGGATGAGATAGAGGACGAGGACCTTATCCGTTGGAGCTACAAGTTAGCTTAACGTGGATGGGCAGGGCTCGCAGCGTATATTTACAACGTACTAAAAATTAAAAGCTATGAAAATCGATTTGAGAGTAATGAAAGAAGTGTTGATGAGTGAAGAATGGGATGGTGGTGAATTGGATGTGAAGAGAAGAGAGTGGATTAGTAATAATATAAGTGAAGAAGAAGTTGGAATTAAAGAATTTTTAAGTGAATTTAATAAGTATTGGGTTGAATGGAGTGATGATTATGGTGATAGTGATTATATAGCAGAGATGTTATATGAAGATTATAATATGGAAGATGAAGAAGTAGAAGAAATTATGGATGTGTATTGGGAAGAAAATTAAAAAAATTAAGTAAAACGGGGCGGGGCAAAGCCCCGTTCGTATCTTTACAACGTACTAAAAATTAATGGTTATGAATAAGAAAGAAATTAAAAGCGCGATTAACAAAGCCGCCTACCAGTTCGCTGAGTCATTAGGATATGAGGTTCACGATGATGGGATGGGTGCATCAGTTACATTCATCAAGCCAGACGCTAAGCGTCATGATGACACGATCGAGTGGGATCGCAGTTACCATGATACATGTGTGTTGAATTGGGCTAGTGATGAAATTAAGGCTGACGCCGACAAGATTAATGAGTACATGGAGCCGATAATTGATGAGCTTAAAGCTCAGTACACTTCAAAGTAAGTAAGTGAAACGTGGCTGGTCAAGGCCAGCCGCGTACATTTACGTCGTACTTAAAATTAATGGTTATGAAGAGAGAAAAAATGATGTCTGAATTGAGACAAAAGTGGGGGGTGGAATTCGTGAGACCGGTAGAGGAATTCGATGACGACCTAGGTGACGGCATCTGGATGTCTGGTGAGAACGGGGAAACGAATGCTGACGGATGGGAGCTATTCGATTACGGTAATGAAAATTACGATCAGTACGAATTCGGTGTTCATAACTCCATTAACGAGTGGGCTGATGAAAACGGATGGTGCTTCGAGTGGAACGATCCAGGAACAATAATGATGTGGCCTCACTTCGCTTAAATAAAGCGTGATGGGTCAAAACACAGTTCATATATTCACCATATAATAAAAATTAAAGTTATGAAGCAAGTATTAGATCGTATTGGGTATTCAATTATTGGGTTAGTGGTATTAGCGTTTATAGAGGGTATCGTCACATTCGGCGCCGCGTTTAAGTTTGAAACATACAACTGGTTAGGCTACACCGTTCAAGTAATGTTCATCTACCTGGCTGTATGGATAGCTAATAAAGCCTACGATGACGAGGCACCTAAGAAAAACCGTCCAACTACGTTCTAACGTGGTTGGTCAGGGTTGGCTATGTATATTTACGTCGTAATAAATAATTAAACAATATGAGCATGTTAAAATTCAATGACGGGGAAAAGTTCGATTTAAGTGGTCCATTACGTTTAGAAAGACGAAAAGACGGACTGTATGTGGTGGGTGAGAATAGAATGATGGCTGTGAATGATGCTCTTGAAGGTAAGAAATACATCGAATTCACTAACTATCAGCTTGCTCAAATGAGAAAGCAGGATGAGATCGACTTCAGAAACGACGATCGACTATAACGTGGATGGTCAGAGCTCGCAGCGTATATTCACGTCATAATAAAATTAAAAGATATGTTAACGAAACGATTAAGAGATTTAGAAAGACAAGCCGACGCAATTGAGCAGGCTGCTAGTAAGGTGAATGTGAATAGCCTAATGAACATGAACGATATGTATTACGTAGGCAATCTAGTAGATGTAGACGGTGATGGTTGGGTAAGTAAATCTGAAGCGCAAGCGATATTGGATGAACTAGTCAATTAAAACTAGATAATCAGCTAGATAAAATAATAAATTAACCATTACATTAAAAGTATAATAACATGAACGTATTATTTAGAAACAGGTGGATTGAATTGCAATTGATTAAGGGTCTAGTATTCGGTATCGCAATAAACGATAGTGAATTAGTGATTCTGGTAGGTCCGCTTACCGTGTGTGTGAAAACATGGATGATAGGTAGACGCCATCGTAAGAAACAACCCAACGAGCTATAACGGGCACCCGGGCAACCGGGCACTCGGGCGTGTGACCGAAAAAAGGTTACAGACGGTATCGAGACGATAGCGGTACAATAGCGGTTTGATAGCGAAGTGCTCCCACGGTAATTGCGGTCAATCGACGGGCCGTGGTCAATGCAAAAAAACTATGGGTATTCTCAACACAAACACCGTAAACATGGGCCGATGGGTATATACGCATATACCATTTCCGAAAATACCCCTTTGTCCCACGTTTGCATAGGTCCAAAAAGAGGTCTTGAACAAAACTAGTTTCAAGTGGCAAGGTATATACGTTATATTTACAACATGAAAACATATAGAAAAACAGCAACAGTTGAAGCTAAGATATTTGAAGAAGGGGATGAAGATGGATTCATCAGTAGATACTATGATGATGAAGATGTAAACGAAGATGGTAGTATTAGTACTTCCGGATTTGTGGGTAAGAATGAAATTAAAGTACCTTATGTTTCCACATTGGAGAACCAAAAGCATTTAAGTAAAGGATTTGGTAGAGAATATATATGTGTTGGTATCACCGGTGAACGTTGGTTAGTGGATAAAGAGATATTCGAAAAAACATACGAACAAGTAAACCATTAGCCATGATACGCCTCCCACACAATCACGATCTTAACCATTATACCCAGCTCGATTCAAGTGACCCGTACGTGTGTCAGAAGGCTACCCATTACGATCTTATCCCATCATCTAATAATCCTGGGTGGGATGATGTAATTTATTATCGTCATATATCTTCACCCAGCATATCGTATATTTCTAAATCGAATCACACCCATCGCGTACGTGTGGGTTTTAATAATGAAAATAAATAATTATGAATAAAATTAATCTGTTAATGGTTATTATGCTTTGGATAACAGGGCATATGCTAGTTTATGCCACCCATACCCTATTAGTAGGAATTTATGGTCATTATGTTCATCTTATGTTGGCTTTGTTTTTACTTGCGGTATTTGCGCATTATCGTTTGGCTACTCATATGACATCTAAGGTTTCTACATATTTATAGTATATACGGATAGTTGTAGGGTAGTGGCTCTCAAACGGTTTTGGCCAAGGGGAGCTATGTTTTGTTTAAATTATTTATATTTATTAGTAGCATGGCAATTTATAAAATAAAAGCAGAAGATAAAGCAGCATTATTAAATCGTTTAGAAAAATTAAACGTTAATGTTAGCTCAAATGATTTAAAAAATAAATCTGCATTCCAAAATGGAACTGTTGTAAATTATTTTGAATTGTCTGTTAACGATCCTGAACAAGAAGAAAAAATTAACTCAATATTAAATCATTCACCCGCAATAAATAAAATAAGCGAAATGGAAACAAAAAAGAAAAAAATGACTAAGGACGAATTAAAAGAAATGGTTCGTCAAGAATTACAAGCTGTATTAGCTGAGAAAAAGAAAGTTAAAGACGAAGATAAGAAAGAAAAAATTGATGAGAACGAAGATGTAAGCGAAAGTTTACTTGCTGATGCTGCTCCAATTTTAGCTACTTTACTTGGTGTAGGCGGTACATTAGCGGCTTCAATCATCAATGACTTAAGAAAAGCAAAAACTCCAGAAGAAAAGAAGCAAGTATTACAAAGCGTTGCTAGCCAAATCAGCAAATCTAAAGGCTTCTAATATTTACAAAATAATACAATTATCGAGCGGCTTGTGAAAACAAGTCGCTCTTTCTTTGGCTACGCCATTCTTCGTTCGTATATTGAGTATTAAAAATAATAAAATAATGAGATACAAAGATCTACTATTAGCAAAGGTTGAGCAATTGGACATTATGATTAACAATCTAAATCTAATTGCTAGAGAAGGACAAATCAATGATGGTCACTTTGAACAATTAAAAGAACAAATTGAGGAAATTCGTTATCAAATTTCATTAGAAAACGAAGACTAATATATGTTAAGTCAAGAATGGCAAAACATATTACATTGGGTTGAAACAGAATTAAACGAACCTCAACGCACTCAACTTCTTACATTATGTAAGGAGTTTGAGGCGACCCAATCTCCCAAAACATCCGATAAACCTTTTTTTAAACTAGAAACCGAAGCGAAACCAAAACGCCAATCTAAAAGAGACATACAGAATAAACTTATATCGGAAAACCCCAACGCAGATAATTTACAAAACATTTTAAAAGGATTTTAATATGGAAATCATAATTGGAATATTAGGATTAATAATTATAGTTCTAGGTTTTACAACTTGGAATTTATTAATGAAAAATGAAAAAGCCGAAGATTTAATTAACGAACAAGATACATTGATCAGTAATTTAACTTCAAGTGTAATTAAAATAGATGAAACTATTACACAATTAGACTCATCAGGTGCTTTTGAAAATGATGATGAGATAGGAACATTTTTTGAACAAATAAAAAGTATGAGAGATACTTTATTAAACAACTTAGATAAAAAGATAGAGAATAATGTATAACGGATATTACGATAATGATAATTTTGATGCTGCTAAGTTTTTAGATGAACAATTAGGTCCTGCTTTAACTAAGAAGGGAAGCGTACGTAAACGTAAACCAAAACAGCCTAGAATATATTTTACAGAGGACACTGAAAATGCTATTGTTGAATACCTGTCACACACTGATCAGGATATTCGTAATAAAATATATAATTCTCGCATTGCATACGGTTTTTATAAACTAGCAGAAAATATTATTCATACATTTAAGTTTTATTATACCGACACAGATACAATTGAGGATTTAAAACATGAAGTAGTAGCTTTTCTTCTTGAGAAACTTCACTTATATAATCAAGATAAAGGTAAAGCTTATTCATATTTTGGTACCATTGCTAAACGTTACTTAATAGTTTACAACCAGAACAACTATAAGAAACTACAAGAAAAGGTAAATATGGACGAAGTAAACGATGAAAATGATGTATTCGTCGATAATAATATAGGTCTAGATGAGGAGAAGAATGAGCTTAATATGTTTTTAGATCAATATGTTGCTTATGTTGATAAGCATATATTTACAATATTTCCAAAACAACAGGATGCACGAACAGCAGATGCTATTATTGAATTATTCCGTAAACGAGAAAATTTAGAAATATTTAATAAAAAGGCATTATACATTTATATTCGTGAAATTACGGACGTTGATACACCCCAAATTACTAAAATTATTAAAAAATTAGATACAATACGTCTTAGATTATTTAGTGAATTTTATGAACACGGGTATATAAAAATGTAACCTTTATTTTTTTCATATTTATACGTAAATAACACATAAATATCATGGAAAATTTCAACCAAGTTATATTTGGTAAAAAAACTTTCTCGGATCTATTGCAGGATATATACAAGACTACGAAAAAAACTGAGGATAGAATCGAAGAGCTAATTATGGCTCTTAAACCATTTATCAATACCCCCGCGGATGCTGTGATGATCGTTCCACTTATTAAAGAATATTTGGACGTTCAGGTAAAAAACAATGATCACTTAGTAAGAATGGCATCTGTTGTACAGAGAGCTATGACTAATAGTGCTTCTGCTGGTAGTAATGACTTACTAATTTCTGAAGAAGAAAAAGAGCAATTATTACTTGAAGTAAAGAAAATGGGAGATGAAACAAAACAATTAGAACATATTGATACTAATGCTACTAAAATATTAGAAAATGGCAATTAAGTATGGTTTATCATCTATAACAAAATCATCATCAGGATCATCTACCCCTCCCTTTAGATTTAAGGTTGGAAAGGTATTTGCTACGGTTATGGATGAAAAAACACCTTCTAAAAAGGTTTTTGAAGAATGTGGTGGGTGGCAAGGGATAGGTACTGTTCTGTTTAAATCTTATGATAGTAGTAAAAATGAGGATAACTACGTAGAAAACCAAACAAGTAAAACTGTATTAGGTTATTCAACAGCTAAGCCTCTTTTTCCAAATCAAAAATATTATCCTTTAAAAGGAGAATTAGTTCTAGTATTTTCTTTACCTTCAGTAAAGTCACAATCATCTAATTCAAGATCAACTCCATCATATTATTATATTACAAATATAAATTTATGGGGTAATAATCACCAAAATGCTCAAACAGCAGATCCTGAAGCTCCTTTAGGTTTAGGTTTTGAAGAAAATCAAAATATTGAATCAATCTTACCTTTTGAAGGTGATTATATACTTGAAGGAAGATTTGGAAATACCTTAAGATTTGGTAGTACAAATAAAATAAATACAGGAGAAAATTTTTGGAGTGATAGTGGACAAAATGGTGATCCAATTACTATTTTAACCAATGGTCATAGTTTTGGAAGTGGTAAATTATATGTTGAAGATATTAATAAAGATGCTTCTGCTTTATATTTAACATCTACTCAAAAAGTTCCATTAGAAGTATCTAAGACAAAATTAAATCCTCTTACTACTACTTCATTACCAAACAAATATTTAGAAGGTTCTCAAGCTATATTAACATCTGATAGAGTTATTATAAACTCTAAAAAAGAAAATGTTTTAATATTTGCTCAAAATAATATTGAATTATATACAAAAAATACAATTAGTTTAGATGCTGATGATAAATTTGTAATTAATTCACCAACCATTTTACTAGGATTAAATGGTAATTCAGTTCCTGAAGAACCAGCATTGTTAGGTAATGAAACTATTAGATTATTAAACTCATTATTAATAGGTTTATCTTCCTTTAGTACTATATGTTCATCAGCATTAAATGGATCTGAAGGTAGTCCTATGACTCAGCTTAATACTGCTGCTAGAGGATTAAAAGAATCAGTAGATAATTTAATTCCTAAATTAGAAAAAATTAAATCACAAAAAGTAAGAGTAGCAAAATAATGGCTAATTTATTCAACGTATCAGGATTAGTATCTAAAGCAGCATCAGCTAAGAGTAAATTAAAATCTCTTAAAAGCAATGTTGGTGAAATAATTAAAAGACAAATAAGTACTAACCCCATTCAACTTATCTTAAATGATATTGAAGAAGCTAAAAATAAAATTGAAAGTCTAACAAAAGATTTATTTAAAAAATTTGCTGATTTAGATAAACGCATTGAAAATAAATCAATTACTAGAGAAGAAGTTGACAGAATTAAAGAAACCCTTCAGGGAAATTTTGATAGAGAAATAAAAGAATTACAAGATTTTATAACTAGCAAAACAGCAAACTACCAAACATTAATTAATAATAGTAGAGACGCAATTCTAATAAAATTAAATGCAGCTGATGGGAAAATTAATGGATTTTTAAAAAGAAGTCATAAGAGAGTTAAAGGGAAAAACGCTAGGATAATAAAAGATTTATTAAGAGGAGCTGCAGCATCAGCTAAAAAAAATCCTATTCCACTGATTATGGCCTCTTTAACCATAACCAGTCAATTAATATCAGTAAGAAATAAAAGAATTGAAGAATTAGTTGATAATGTTAATGATGTTATTGATAATATTCAATCTAACGATGACATTAGAAAAGCAACTTTATTAAGAAATAATGCTATTAGAATTATAAATGAAAATGAAGCTAAAATTAATTCAATAAAAAATATTTTAGAAAGAATTTCACTTATATTATCGGTACTAGATATAGTATTAGTACTAGCTGATGTAATCTTACCATTACCTACCCCACCAGGTCCGTTACCTGATGTTGTTACACCTGCTAAAGAAAGATTTAGAAAAAAATACGAATTAGCTATTAAAATAATAACAGGATTACTAGCTGCTGTTTCTATTATACGATTGTTATTAGATAGGATTATTGAAGAATTAGAAGAACAAAAAGAAAGACTTAAAGAAATTGATGGATTTTTTGAAGAACCTTCAAATCTAACAGCATTTGATAGAACCGATTTAGATAATCTTCTATCAGCACTTTCACCATCAGGAAATTTAGGTGCAATCACATCAGATTACAAAGGATTTACATTTGCTATAAAAGAAGAAAACGATTCAAGATTCGTCGTAGCAGGAAATGCACGTCGTTATGCCGTTGCTTTAAATGCAGATAAAAATGAAGTATTACAATCATCACGTTCATTTACATTAGATCCTGATATCCTCATTGAAGAACTTAAATTAATCATAGATCAACGAAATCTTAAAGCTTAATATTTATTATTATGGATGCTAAACAATTCAAATCAGTTATTAAAGAAGCAGTTCGCGAAGCAGTTCGTGAAGAAATTGGCTTAATGTTATTGGAACAATTAAAAAGTGGAAATGCTGTACAAAGTCAACCACTTACTGAAAATCGCTCATTATCATTTGATAGTGGTGATGTTCATAGTGTTGGAATGAGATCACAAATGGGTAATAAAATGGCCGAAATGTTCGGAATGCCCGCAGGTAATAAACCTCAATCTAATTTACAAGTAATTCCAAACAGTGATAATCCGTTTGCTGCTTTTATTAATGATACTGCTAATAACCTCAGCCCTCAAGAAATGAGACAAATGATGCAACAAGGATAATAATGCCTACACCAACAATATATCGTGTCGATCCTAGAGACTTGCAAAAGAATATTGCAGTTGGTCTTAGTATCCCTTTTAATAAGCCTTCTGCTTTTAGAAGCACATATAGTACTAAAGAACAAGTAAAATACAATTTAATTAACCTTTTATTAACTAATAAAGGTGAAAGGATTGAAAATCCTGAATTTGGGTGTGATATAAAAAAATCTATATTTGATTTTATCAATTCTGATAATATTAATAAAATTAATAATAATATAAGAGTTGGTATACAAACATTTATACCTGAAATAAATTTAGAAAATGTAATCATTACTCCAGAACCAGATCAAAACTATGTAAATGTGAAAGTTGAATATAGTATGAAAATATCAGGAGAAAGTGATGAAATACAAATTAACTTTGAATAATGTCTGAAACAAAAAACATATCGTATTTAAATAAAAGTTTTAGTGATTTTAAATCAACTTTGATTAATCATGCTAAAACTTACTTTCCTTCAGTACATAATGATTTCTCAGATGCATCACCAGGGATGATGTTTATTGAAATGGCTTCTTATGTAGGGGATGTTTTATCTTTCTATTTAGATACTCAGTTTCAAGAAAATTTACTTTTATATACAAAAGAAAAAAGTAATGCTATTTCCTTAGCTTATGCATTGGGGTATAGACCTAAAATGTCATATGCTTCATATGTTGATTTACAAATATCTCAACGAGTACCATTAATTACTAATCTACTAAACAATACACAAATCCCAGATAGTAATTATTATATGATAATTCCTGAAAATAGTGTTGTTGAAAGTATAAATGGTGTAAAATTTTTAACTACGGAATTAGTTGATTTTTCAAAAGAAGAAAACAGAACTATATTTTTTGAAGGTACAGGATTTGCTAGAGTTACAAAAATTGTAAAAGCTATTTCAGCAGAAATTAAAACAACTACTGTTGATTTTGGATCAACTCCACAAAAATTCACCAGTACTACTATAGCTGATGATCAAATATTAAATATATTACAAGTAACAGATAGTACAAATGGAATTTGGTATGAAGTACCATATTTAGCTCAACAAGGTATACCACAAAAAGCTACAAATCCATCCTATAATACAGATTCTATTCCTTATTTATTAAGTTATATAGAAACACCTAAAAGATTTGTTACTAGATTTAAAGAAAATGGTGATTTAGAATTACAATTTGGAGCAGGAATTAATACCTCTTCAGATTCTACTATACTACCAAATCCAAATAATCTAAATATTGGTATAAATGCTAATGTTTATGATCCAAATAATTCATTTAACAAGGCAACAGTAGTAACTACCAGAGAATATGGATTAGCACCAACAGGTGTGTTAACTATAAAATATCTAGTGGGGGGTGGAATTGCATCTAATATTTCATCTAATGAGATTGTAAATAGAAAATTTAACCTAAATGACATTACTTTTAATGGTAATGTATCTTCTCCACAAAATGTAGATATTTTTAATAGTATGATTATTACTAATCCTGAACCTGCGGTTGGGGGTAGAAATGAAGATACTGTTGAAGAAATTAGACAAAATACTCTCTATTCATTTTCTTCTCAAAACAGAGTAGTGACTAAAGAAGATTATATTAATAGAGTACTTAGCATGCCTAGTCATTTTGGATCAGTAGCTAAAGTATATGCAATTAATGATTTTGCTTTATCTCAAAATTCAGGAAATGATCGATTATTAGATAATAATCCATTATCTATCAGTTTATATACTTTAGGATACAACGCCAGTAAACAACTAGTTATGCCATCATCTGTATTAAAAAATAATATTAAAAATTATTTATCACAATATAGAATGGCTACAGATGCTATTAATATTAAAAATGCTTATTATATTAATATAGGTATTAATTTTGATATTTCTGTTTTACCAACATTTAATAATAAAGAAGTATTAAGTAATTGTATAAAAGCTTTAAAAGATAGATTTAGCATTGAAAACATGCAGATAAATAAACCATTAGTTATATCTGATGTGAATTCAACTTTATTACAAGTTAGAGGAGTTCAATCAATATCTAAGGTAGAAATTGTAAATAAATCTGGAGGTAATTATTCTATATATAGCTATGATATTCCAGGTGCTATTAGAAATAACATACTATACCCATCATTAGATCCTTCTATATTTGAAGTTAGATTTCCTGATATAGATATTCAAGGACGAATTGTAACACTATAAATTAAATAAAATATGAACCTAGAAAAATTAAAAGGACACATTCCTGAGGCTGTTATAGCCCAAATTCCAGGAGTTATGGAAAAATTCCAAATAAATACTCCATTACGTTTAGCTCATTTTTTGGCACAATGTGGTCATGAATCCGGTGGATTTAGAGCAACAAAAGAAAATTTAAATTATTCTGCTAAAGGATTAGTTGGTACTTTTAAAAAGTATTTTCCAACCGAAGCAGCAGCTACCCCATATGCTAGAAACCCACAAAAGATTGCTAATAAAGTTTATGCAAATCGCATGGCGAATGGTGATGAAGCATCTGGTGATGGATTTAAGTTTAGAGGTAGAGGATATATTCAATTAACAGGTAAAGCAAATTATACCGAATTTGGGAAAGCAATTAATGAGAATATAACATTAAATCCTGATGTAGTATCAGACAAATATGCATTACTTTCTGCAGCGTGGTTCTTTAGTAAGAATGGTTTACATAAATTAGCCGATGGTGGTGCAACAGATGCTGTTGTTACACAAATTACTAAGCGTGTTAATGGTGGAACAATTGGATTGGCAGATAGAATTAAACATTTTAAAGAATATCATGCATTGTTAGCATAATATTTAAATAACACATAATTAAATAGGAGTTTCCGGTTGCTATATTTATATGTAGCATAACCGGAAACTCTTTTACATGGCCGTATACAAACTATTCCCTGAAAAGGACGCAACAATTTTCTCATATTACCCTGCAATTAATACAGGGATGGACGAAATTCTAGAAATTAGTACATTTGAAAGTGCTATTGAAAATACTAGAGAATCTTCTAGAGCACTTATTAAATTTTCAACTAGCGAAATAGTTAATACCATTGCTAGCAAAGTGTCTGGAAGCAGCTATAAAGCATACTTAAAGTTATACCTAGCAAATGCCTCTGAAATTCCTTTAGACTATAGAATAATGTGCCATCCTATCTCAGGATCTTGGGATGTTGGTACAGGTCGTTTAGCAAATGTTCCATCTACAACTGGTGGTGTAAGTTGGAATTATAAAACTTTAATAAATACTTGGGTGAGTGGTGGGGGTGATTGGTTTGCAACACCAACAGCTTCTCAATTATTTACTAATAATGATGAAAAAGATATTGAAATAGATGTTACACCAACTGTAGCTGCTTTTTATGCTTTTGAAACAAATCCATTTGCTGCAGTAAAAATACAAAATGAAGGATTTATTTTAAAACATTCAAGTAGTATTGAATTTTCAACAGGAAGTTCACCATTTGAATTAAAATATTTCTCTTCAGATACTCACACAATCTACCCACCTTGTTTGGAAATCAGATGGGATGATAGTACATTCGTTACTGGTAGTTTAACTGTAACTAACAATCATAAAGCTGTAGTCTCATTAAAGAATAATAAACAAGAATTTCAACAAGACTCAGTTAATAAATTTAGATTAGGAGTTAGAGATCAATACCCACCAAGAACATTTAATGCAAATCAATTGTATGTAACTGGTTCTAAATTATTACCTAGTTCATCATATTGGGCTATTAAAGATTTAGATACAGATGAATGGATAGTAGATTTTGATACTAATTACACTAAAATCAGTGCTGATCCAACTTCAAGTTTCTTTACAGTTCACATGAGTGGATTACAACCTGAAAGATTTTATAAGATTTTAATTAAATCTATAATTGATGGTTCAACTATTGTGTTTGATGAAGATTATATTTTTAAAGTAATTAGATAATGACTACTATAAGAGTTGATAAAACTATTTTAAGAAGAAATGAAAGTGTATTAGACACAAATTTTAGTTTTTTTTCTAAAACTATAGTTACTCCTGACTTTACTATTGAAGATTTCTTCCAGCTGTATGAAGAATTATTTTTTCAAATTCCTAAAGAAGGAGAGGTTGAATCTCATAGATATATTTTAGATAAAGAAGCAGAATATTTAGGAGTTAAATTAGCAGATGATTTAGATATTCAAGCATTGCTTGATGAAATTACTTCTTTAAGACAACAACTCTTAGAAGCAAAAACAATTATTACAGATTATACAAAGAATAAAAAATAATGGCTGAGATAAGGATTATAGGAAATATTAATAGTACTACTCAAGCAAATAGGTTTGATGAAAAAGATATTATTTTATTAGGCCAAGACAAAATTGTAAATAATTTTGGATTAGATGAAGATTATGTAGAATATCATATTAATGATATTTTAGGCAAACCTTTACTTCGATCTTATTCATATTTATCATATAAATCTCCATCAGATGTTGCTTTAAACTTAGACGGTACTTATTCTTCTTTAGAGATAGATCCTATAGAAGACTTAAAACAACAATATCGTAATGGTGAATTTCAAGTAATATATAATTTTTTTAGAAATAAAATAGGTACTCCGCTTTCACCTCTTTTTATCAAAGAAATATCTGATGATAGAACAGAAATTAAAGTAGGTTCTACTTTTTTAAATAATAGTTTAATAAAGGAACAAACAGATATTTTAATCAATGAGATTAATAATACTCCTTATTTAAAATATTATTTAGCAAATTTTGGAAGAAATAATACACCTGTTATTATTAATGTTGATTTAGATACAACAGAAGATACACATTATGTCCTAATCAAATTATATAAACCACTTTCGGAAAGCATTTCTGTAAAAGATACTTTTTGGGTTGTAGATGAAATTATTGACAGTTATACCTTTAGTATTAATTTAGATAGATTATTAATATTAGATGCAGGACCAACTATTAAAGGACCTAACTTTAGTGTTAAAGTTGATTTTAATAATATAAGTACACCTTATCACAACTATAATAGTTTAGTTAATCAATTAACAGGTTCTAATTTTAATTTTATTAACCAATATTTAGAAGGATCTGTTGATCTTAACGTAGATTACACAAACTTTGATGATTTTATTAGATTTAGCTCAGCTGAAAGTAGAATTGCAAATTTTGTAAGTAAAGTTACTACGATTCAAAATTATGAGATTACTTCATCTATTATATCATCTAGCAATTTATCCACTAAAGCAACAGAATTAGCTTATTATTCATCAAGTATTAATTCAATTATTACTGGTTTTGATGGATATGAAAAATATATGTATTTTGAATCAAGCTCATACGCTTATCCAAAAACAACAAACACTAAACCTTTTATATTACAACCAGTAACATCATCTATTGTTACTAATTGGTATAACAGTAGGATAACATCATCACAAGATTATGATCTAGATAATCAAGATAATTTAATAAGATTAATTCCTAGTTATTTACTTGAAGACCCAGAAAATACCCCATACTTAACATTTGTTAACATGATGGGTCAGTATTTTGATAATATATGGATTTATTTAAAATCAATAACGGATTTATATAAAAATGAAAATAATCTTGAAGAGGGTATATCTAAAGATATTGTATTTCATGCTTTACAATCATTAGGAGTTCATTTATATAATAGTAAAGCGGATGTAGATTTAGATTTAGCTTTACTAGGAGCTAATAGTGGTAGTATTGGTGATTTAAATAATATTCCTAAAAAAGATTTAATTGCTGAGGTATATAAGAGAATATACCATAATTTACCTCTATTATTTAAATCAAAAGGTAGTAATAAAGGATTAGATCATTTGATTAACGTATTTGGTATTACAGGTAGTATTTTACCTATTAAAGAATTTGGAGGTAATACTAAACAAAATACATTATTAGATAGTAATAGTGAGAAAATTAGAGTTATTAATACTCAAATTACAGGAAGTGTTTTATCTCCTCATGTACGTCTTGAAGAAGAATCAACCAATATTGTTTCAACCAGATCAACAGATTATCACAAAATTGATATTTCATTCTCACCTCAAAATGAAATAGATAATGTTCTATCATCATCTATTTCTTCTGTTATTTCTGATTTTGAAATTGATGATTACATAGGTGATCCTCGTTTTGAACTTAGTGGAAGTTATCCTACATTAAACACTTTAAGACATTCTCATATTAGTTCAAATTTCACAACAGAATTTGATTATGCTGGTTTTATTGGGTTAATAAAGTTTTTTGATAATTCTTTATTTAAAATGTTAAAGGATTATGTACCTGGAAGATCTACATTATTAACTGGTGTTACTATACGTCCTCAAAATTTAGAAAGAATTAAATTTAAAAGACTACAACCTAATATTACCAACCAATCAATATATGAAGCTAATTATAATGGGCCGGTAATTGCTGAGGATAATGATTATTTATATAGTTTATTGCCTGGTAATAGAGAAGCATTTTATAGTGGAGAATTGAGTGGAAGTTGGCCTGATATTAATGAATATTTTGAAGATTCAAACCCAAATCCATTCTTAGTAACAACAACTTCTAGTTCATATCAATTTGAACATACTGATTTTAATGTTACTTTAAATAATTCTTTAGTAAGTAGACCTTCAATAAAAGTATCAAAACTAACTCCAATATATTCTTATATAAGTGGAACTTTACAACAATCTGGTTCAATTTTACTCCAAACAGATGTTCAAGATAGTAATGAATCTTTAAAATCATTTGAACGTTCTAGACATAGTGGTGTTAAATTAACAAGTGCAACATATAATGATTATACTGATGGTGATATATCATTTGGTAAAACTGCTGTTATAGATAATCAAGTTAGAAAATTAGGTTTATTTTCTGAAGTAGTTAAAAGTAGATTTTTACCAAATAGAAATGATGTAGTAATTAAGTATCTTGTAGATGAAGAAGGTAATTTAACTGAATTAAACCAGCGAAATAAAAATTGGATAGAAGTTCAAAGAACATTCGTTTCTGATGATACTCTAGATGTATCATTATTTGATAATCAGAAATTCAGCAATCAGAAAAATCTTGATGGAACTAAAGTAATATTTGAAAGTGGATACTCATATACCCCTTTATTATATACTAGTGGAAGTGATACTGTTCTATATTTTCAATCAGAAGGAGGTAATGTTTCTAAAGAATTAGAAGCTACCCATTCAATAGGTCTTATCACTAGCTCATTAGGAGATGTACCAGTTTATCCTTTATTCACAACAGGATCAGATAAAACTATATTTAATGTATTTACATCAGTAACTAAAAATGTTGATTCATTAGCAGATTATCATATAGGAAGTACAGGGTCTCAAACATACCCTTCATACTCAGTACCAGAAACTGGATTGTATAATATTACTGCAAGTATTGGATTAGAAATTACAATGTCTGATGGAGGTAACGTTACCTGGTCTTTAGAAATTGTAAGTGGAAGTACAGTTATAGCAAGTGGTAGTCAAGTTGTATCAATATTAGACCAAGTTGTAGCTACACCATTTACTGGAGGGGCCATTTATAATGTAGATTATCAAAGTTATGGTGGAACAACTCTAGGATTTGGCGGAATACAAACTCTTCCAGGATTTCCATATTTACTACCTACAGACATAGTAGATCCAAACAATCCTAATATTAAAATATTTGAAAAGGGGCAAACAATTTATGGATATACTGTATTTGATACTGTATCATTACCTAACCCAAATGATTGTGTAGATTGTAATGCTTCTTTTTCAAATAGTATAACGTTATGGGGATTAACCGATACTATAACAATGTGGCAGGATGGAGGATTTTGTTACTCAAATGGTGGGTTAGGAGGATTTACAACATCTTGTGGGTTTTATAATTATTATGAATCATTTGATACTAATAATTTATATTTAATCCCAGATATATACCGTGTTGCTGAGTCTACTATTACTAGTCTTAATGTAACAACTCAACAAAGTTTAACAAAGGACGATAATATTGAAATTAGAATAAAACAAAAGAATTTATCTGCAACTAATTACATCGTTAAATTTAATTCTCCTGGTTTTTTAAGAATAGCATCAGTATCAAACCAAATAGACCAACTACCTAGTGCTGTTTCTGGATCAACAGGATTTATAGATTCTGTACAATTTACTGCAGGTGCTATAACCAGTAGTATTACTCTAAATACCCAGTTAACTAGTTTTATAGGATATAACTTTATTCCACAACCACCAACAGGGTCTGGTTTGCCACAACATTCTTTATATCCTACTTATGGAGATGTTGATTATAAATTTGAACTAGGATACTACGACATGATAGTTCACCACAATAATAGTGGACAAGTATCTGAGTATAGAATTTTAAATACTAGAATTGTAAATAATAAATTAGTATTAGATATTTTCCCTGCATTTGATAATAGCACTAAAGCTAATAATTTTGAGGATCCATCAAAATACACAAAAATATTATTCTTAAAAAGATTAAGAGATGAAACAAATGCCATTATAAACTTTATCAAAAGAGACGGCAAAACATCATACGGTTTTATAATCCCAGATAACCTACATCCAGATGTGTTTGCAAACATTGATACCATTACTCGTGAGGTAAAAACAAAAATGCTTGAGGGTGGTAGTTTAGATGGTGGTACATTATAATAAAATTTAAAACTTGTATATTTATATACAGTAACTAATAAACTATGGCAATATTAAATCCTTCTTTTGTAACTGTTGATGCGGTTTTAACCAAAAAGGGCCGCGAATTGTTGGCTCGTAATGACGGCTCATTCCAGATTACACAATTTTCATTAGCAGATGATGAAGTTGATTATACTCTATATAACCCAACTCACCCATCAGGCTCAGCATATTATGGTGAAGCAATTGAAGCTATGCCTATTATTGAAGCATTCCCAGATGAAGCTCAAATTATGAGATATAAGTTAGTAACTTTACCAAGAGGTACAAGTAAACTTCCTGTTATTTCTTTAGGTGTTACCTCAATTCTTTTAAGACAAGGAGCTTCATTAAGCATTACTCCACAAACATTAAATTATCTAGGTGCAAATAGTACTTTTGAAACTAATGGATATGTAATGAGTGTTGCTGATGTTCGTTTAGTTTCTACTTTTAGAGGTGCTGGTATTACTGGTGCTACTGTAGGTAATAATGCCTTAAATACAACAAGTGGTACTAAATTATCTAAAGCAGAAATTGGTACTTCATTTACATTAACTGGAACTACAATCAACACATTATTTGGTACTACTGCAACTTCATTAACTACTACAGTTACTGTAACTGGTAGAGATAGTGGTTCTAGAATTACAGTTCCTTTAATTATTCAAAAAGTTAATCCTTAATTAACATATGTCATTTAATAGATATAATACAGAAGACTCAGTAATAAGTGCAGAAACCGTAGTGCGTGGTCTATGGAGTGGAGATAATGCTACATTATCATCCGTAGCAACTTCCTCAGCTCAAGCAACTGCATCACAATTTTATTTAGATGTGTACAACGCTGGTGAGGTAGCATTTTCTATTGAATATGCACATATCTCTGGTTCAGGTTCAACTTATTTTAATTCAAGTGTAACTAGCTCATCTCCTACTAAAGTTGTATATGGACAATATAGAAACTTAATTTATGGAACTGAGGCTACTAATTTTCAAATTGGTGGTACTAATGTAACCCAATTTTATGTAATTAACGTAGCAAGATCTCGTTATAAAGAAACATTACACCCAGGATCTTTAACTTTAGCTTTAAGTGGAAGTTCAGGTATAATTTCATTAACTGATAATAGTAATGTTTTAACTACTAGTCAATTTATTGATAGTAACAGATATTTTAACATTGTTAGTGGATCTGCAGGAACCCCAGCTAATACAACAGTATATGGTCATATGTTCCCAGATTTAGGTTTAATTGTTTTAAACCCAGGTGCATTAACCGGATTTATGACAGCTCCTGAAACTGTTGCTAATACTAATAATAATAACAATGCTAAGTTATATACTTCTATATTAGGTGCTACAACTGCTGGAAGATTATTTAGATTACAGTCTTCTGAAACTATTTCATCACGTTTCTTTTTTACAAGAATTAAGAACAGTGAATATAATTATACTTCGAATCCATCAATTATTGATAATACAGGTAATATCCTTCACACTACATTAATTGATAATCCACAAACTTATATCACAACTGTAGGGTTATATAACGATAATAATGAATTATTAGCAGTTGCTAAACTAAGCAAACCATTAGTAAAAGACTTTACTAAAGAAGCATTAATTCGTATTAAGTTAGACTACTAATATAAAAGAAATGTTATTAAATGGCATCATTCAAAAAACTGAGTACTCCAGACGTATTCGTTGTTCCCTATACAGCTAATAAAAATTGGGACCTTGATTTCGCTTGTGTCCCTCAAGATGGTGCTTATTTTACCATATTAAAAGGTAAAAATATAACAGGTAGTATAGATTTAGATAATGGCCCTATAACTGAGGGCCAATATGAATCTTTGGTTTATCGTCAGATAAATCACTTATACTATCAATACCACTCTTCAAGTATTCTTAATTCTCATTCATTGATTAATTCAATGTATTATGAGTCTTACATGACTGAGTCTAGTACTATATCTACTGGTTCTTATTTTGATTTTAATGAGAACCCATCATTTGTAAATAGTTTCCCAACATCATCAAATGATATTATTAGGGTAATGTCATTTAATCAAAACATTTACGGTGAACAGATAAAACCTAATAACTTTATTTTAACTGCAAGTGGTAGTTACCAATTAGCAGATGATGGTTATGGAAATATTTATGATATTTCTTTTACAGGATATTATGTACAACCAGGTTACTATGCTCCTCCAGGATATATTGCTGAATTACAAAATAAAGTTCATGTAGGAAACATATTTTATTCTCAAGGTTTAGTAATAATTACAAACCAAAATTATAAGTGTTTCTTACCTACTCCACCCAATGCAATTAATGATTATTTTAGAATATTAAACGTACAACGTACTAAAAAATTAGATATTCTAGCTAATGATTATATTGATAGTTGTAATTCTACAGCAATTGCCACTAGTTCAGTAGCTACATATGCCTACCCAGGGTATAGTTTTCCTGATGTTACTTTAATTACAGGTTCTCTTTTTGTAGATGAATGTGAAACTTTAGGAGTAACACCAGGTAATTATAAATTATATTATACTGTTAATGATAATACTTGTTTAAAAAGTAATACCGCCAGTATTGATTTAGAACTTTATAAGTTACCTTTAGAAATGTCTAGATCCTTCCAACCAATTGTTTGTGTTGGGGGTGTTTCAGCTGTTACTTTTTCAATAAATTATGGTATTCCTCCTTATCAATTTTCTGTTGGTGGTGGAACTTATAATAATTTAGCTAATTGTGAATGGTACCAACCAACAGCTTCTACAACAGCTCCTATAGGTAATAATGTATTATATGTTAGAGATAGTGAAGGAACAATTGTTACTTCTTCATTCACTGTATTAGCTGATGTATTTACTATTACTACAAACCCAACCAATATAACTTGTGGGGGTAGTAATGATGGAAAGATAGCAGTTACTGGTTCTTCAACTTATGGAGCTCCATATTCTGCTTCTATAAATGGAGGTACTAATTGGCAAGGGTTTACTTCAAATACTTTATTTTCAAGTTTATCCCCTGCTACTTATACAGTGACTGTTAAGGATGGTATTTGTAGTACTTCATCTTTAGTTACCATAACACAAACACCATCTCCTACAGTAACCATAAATTCAACAACATCCGATTGCCCTGAACCAGGTCAAGATGTTGGATCTATTAGTATAACTGTTTCTGGAGGTACTTCCCCATACACATATTCGTGGGTTACAGGATCTACAGTTGTTAGAACAACAGAAGATCCAACAGGTTTACCTGCAGGAACATATAATGTTACTGTAACAGATGCTAATAATTGTACTGCTACCGGTAGTGCTACAATTAGTAGTGTAAGTTCAATATCTATTAGTTTAACAGCAACTAATGGTTCATGTGGTAGTGGTAATGGACAAGTTTCAGCTTCTGTTAGTGGAGGTAGTGGAGCTGGATTTAGTTATTTATGGAATACAGGAGCTACAGGAAGTATAGTTACTGGTAGTACAGGGACTTATACATTAACAGCAACTGATTTAAGTACAGGATGTACATCTGCTGCAAGCGCTTCTATAACTGTTACACCAGGTATTACTAGTATAACTTCATCTTTGACATATAATCAATGTGATACTAGTGTTAGTATTGGAATTGCAGGTGGAACTTCTCCTTACACTTATTTGGTACAAAAAGGAGGAACATCACGCTCTCAAGGTCCTACAACATCAAATCCAGCAACTATTAACTTAAATGATGGATTGAATGGAGGTACTTGGAATATAACTGTTGCTGATGCTAATGGTTGTACAATTACTGGTAGTATAAATGTAAGAGCTCGTGAATATAGATATTCAGACCCAGTTTGCCAAGAACTAAATGCTGTTATTTTGGTTGATGAATCTGGAGGTGCCGGTACTAATCTTAAAGTTAAAGGAAATGGTCAAGATATAACTACATTATTTACAACTGATGCAGAATATATTCAACTACATAATGGAACTTCATACTCATTTGAAGCACCTTTATATCCACCAGCTGATGGTGGATGGGTTGGTAACTATACCTCAGCATCTCACACAATGTCTGTTTTCACTACAGGTTCATTAACATATACAACTTCTAGTATTGAAACAGGAAGTGCTTATTGGCCATTATATAGTTTAACAGCAAATTCAAGTAGATATTATTTAATTAAAGCTGAAGGTAATTTAACAACCTCTCCAAGCCCTAGTCCATCTCCGAGTCCTAGCCCAAGCCCGTCTCCGAGTCCGAGTCCAAGTCCATCTCCGAGTCCAAGTCCAAGTCCTAGCCCAAGCCCGTCTCCGAGTCCGAGCCCAACATACACTTATTATATTTTAGATAAATGTGATTTATCAGGTACTGTAATCGGTAAAAGCACTAATGCTAATTTATATAATCAATTTAATGTTACTTATGTAATTGATGGTGGTACAACATGTGCTCAGATTATAGGTATTGATAGTTTAAATGATGGAAATGGTACTTATATTCCTCTAGATGGTTTGACTGCTTTAGCAGATTGTAATGCTTCAGCTTGTCAATCAGGATCAGGGGGAAGTCCAGGTGGTTCACCACCTTCATCTCCTCCAAGTTCCCCACCAAGTGGAGGTGGTAGTGGAGGCCCTGAAGAATTAAACCCAGAATAATGATAAATAAAATATTTATAAAGAATGATAAGAAGATCAGGAAATAAAATTTACACAAAAGTAACACAATACTTTACAGATAATAGTTCACCTGTGGGGTATAGTCATTCTCTTACAGTTCCAACTGAGAGTTTTTGTGGAACTGATTTTTATTATGAACAACGTTTAACTAGTAGTTTAGCTAATGGAAAATGGAGAGACTGTTTTTATGGTCCTTTTACTTTTTGTTCTGGTTCAACATCTGGTAGTGCTTGTGAAAGCAGTAACTGCAATCAATTTTATTTAGATACTTCTGCGATTAATATAGATTATACTGGTGTTGTATTAGATGAAGCTGCAAATATAACATTATATACTGGTTCTCGCTTATATCTTTCTTCAAGTTTAGAATTAGCACCAGATGGGTATTATGTATCTGGTGGCACTTGGTATCAAGTAGGAACAGGAAATATTGATGGGTATAATGCGGGTACTATAATTATTAGTGGAAGTTGTACACCTCCTCCTACAACCCCAACAGCTACATTTGATTATAGCAGTGGTAATAATACAAGTACTTCGGGAGTTGGAACTACTACAATTAATCCAACAATAACAATTACAAATGGCCCAGTAACAATTAGATTAAGAATTACAGTAACAACAGGCTTTAGAGGTAATACAACATTAGTAATACCGGGATATGGTAGTTTTTCACCTACACCACAACCAGAAGGTGCAGGAGATAGTACATTCCTTGATATTACTTTAGCAACAGGAATTTATTATTGTACTTGGACAATAAATGCAATATCTCAAGGTGAATTTACACTTGCACAATCAACGCTAACCCAAATATAATACATTTTTAAATTAAATAATTATGGCAGTTTATACAGGATCCTTTAATATTAATTTTAGAAATGAACACACAATTTACGAAAATTTTGTAAAATGTACTGTTGAGGAAAGTGAATATAATTTATCTTACAATCCTACTTTGCTATCTAATAGAACTAACATATCATCATCATTAGCAGGTTTTACAACAGGTTCTGAATTTAGACCTTATGTTACAACATTGGGTTTATATAATGAACGAAATGAACTTTTAATGGTTGCAAAATTTGGAAAACCAATCCCTATTTCATCAGAAACAGATATGACGTTTTTGGTTAAATACGACACATAAAATAAAATATAGTTATGGTACAAGTTATGGAACCTGTTATGCAGGTTGAGGATCTAATCAATGATCCTAATTTTGATCCCTCTGAATATTATGGGTATGTTTATTGTACTTTAGATACAACAACAGGCAAACAATATATTGGTAAAAAAGCATTCTTTCATAAACAAAATAAAAAATTAGGAAAAAAAGAACTAGCAACACTACCCGTGGCTCGTGGTAAAAAACCAAGCAAAAAATTAGTCATATCAGAAAGCGACTGGATGACTTATTATGGTTCTTCTCTTGAGGTAAAGAAATTACCAAAAGAAAATCTAAAACGATATGTGTATAAATTGTGTAAAACAAGTAAACAACTAACATATTGGGAAACAAAATATCTATTTCAACACAATGTGTTAGAGGATGATCGCTATTTAAATGATAATATTTTAGGTAAATTTTTTCGCAAAGACTTGTTTGAGGCAGAGTAAGATCGTATATTGATGCTTATATGATTGAAAATGCAGCATTATTAGTTCTAGTCGAATCAGTACTAGGCAAAGGGCAGGTTACAAGTAAGGGCAATTATGCCTTTAAATGCCCATTCTGTTCGCACCACAAAAACAAATTGGAAGTTAGTTTACGTACTACTGCTAAAAAGGAAAATTTTTGGCATTGTTGGGTTTGTGATGCAAAGGGGAAAACCATACGAGCATTATTTAAACAAGCACAAGCATCACCAGATAAATTCAAAGATTTAAGTTTACTTATTCAACCTACTGCTTTTAAGGCAGATGATGTGTCTAATGAGTCCATCGTTTTACCCGCAGAATTCATACCATTAACTAACCCACTTTCACACATATTGAATGAAAAAGGATTAGACCGTGTGGCTCAAATCGAATCAAAACATGCATTTAAATTCTTGAATAGACGTGGAATAACAGTAGATGATATTATTAAATATAATATTGGTTTTTGTAAAGAAGGACCATATGCTGGTAGGGTTATTATTCCTTCTTATGATGCTAACGGTATGTTAAATTATTTTGTAGCTCGCGCTTACAAAGATTCAGATCGTAAATATAAAAATCCACCTGTAGCTTCTAAGGAAATTATAGGTTTAGAGTTATATATAAATTGGAACGCACCAATCATACTTTGTGAAGGTATGTTTGATGCTATTACAATTAAACGTAATTGCATTCCATTACTTGGAAAAGTATTACATAACAAGTTAATGGAAAAAATAGTCAAATCAAATGTTGATAGAATTTACATTGCACTAGACAATGATGCTAAAAAAGATGCCTTAAAACACGCCGAAAAATTAATGTCGTATGGTAAGGAAGTCTATATGGTTGAATTAGATGGTAAAGATGCAAATGAAATTGGATTTGGTTCATTTCTAACTACTCTTGAGCAAACAGAACCTCTGAATCTTCAGAGTTTACTTGAGAAAAAACTACAATTAATATGATTGACAAAAATTCAAATATTATCAAAGATCCAAAGATCAAGCGTATCGTTGAATACAGCAATGATAATAAACAAGTAAATGTACTAGATCAAAGATTCTACAGAAGAGGTGGTAAATATTACCCTTCAGTATCTAGTATTTTAAATTATTTCCCTAAGAACCAATTCTTTCATTCTTGGTTAAAAGATGTAGGACATAATTCAGATATTATTGCTAGTAAAGCTGCTGGTGAGGGCACTCAAGTACACAACGCAGTAGAAGCATTCTTAAATGGAGAAGAAATTACTTGGATTGATGAGTATGGTAATGCCAAATATAATTTAGATGTTTGGAGAATGATTCTTAAATTTGCAGATTTTTGGAATACACATAAACCAGAATTGATCGCAACCGAATACCACCTATTCTCAGATGAACATGAGTATGCAGGTACTGCCGATTTAGTTGTTAGATTGTTTGATAATATATGGTTGTTGGATCTTAAAACATCTAACAGTTTACATACGTCATATGATTTACAATTAGCGGCTTATGCACAAGCTTGGAATGAAACTCATAACGAAAAAGTAACTCATACAGGTATATTGTGGGTTAAAGCAAATACACGTGGTGAAGGTAAAGGTGATAAAATCCAAGGTAAAGGATGGGAATTAAAAGTTATAAGTGATATTGAAACTAATTTTAAAATGTTTAAAAATATCCAAGAAATTTATAAATTAGAAAATCCAAATTCTAAACCTATGACAGAGTTGTTGCCAACAAGTGTTAAAATATCATAGTAAATATAATTTTAAATATTTATAGGTGACTTGGTCCGTCCAGGTCACCTATTTATATTCAACATATGATTAAACTAATTGACTTATTAATGGAAGCAGCCATGCCTCAAAATAAAATGATAATCATGGCGGGGGGCGCCGGTGCCGGGAAGTCTACTTTAATAAATAAAATTAAAGGAGTAACACCTGGTTTTGAAATAATCAACCCAGATAAGTATATTGAAGATAAATCAAGCGAAATGTTCAATAATCTTACTGCGGCTTCTGCTCAAGTAGATGATGTTGACGTACCTAATGCACTCTCAACAGGTAAAGCGTTTATTTGGGATACTACCGCGTCTAATGCGGCTAAATTGATTGGTGGTTTATATAAACGAAAGGAAGTACCAGGTTTATTAAATACTGCGTCTAATTATGATACATTAATGATCATGGTTTATGCTCACCCTATTGTATCATTTTTAAGAAACTTTAAACGTGAACGTAAAGTACCTAAAGTGGGTGTTATCCAAACGTGGAATAATGTTTACGGGAACATAGACACTTATAAAAATAAATTAGGAGATAATTTTGTATTATATCAAGCTCCTGATCAAGAATATCAAAAAGAAATTAATGGATTTAATCAAGCAGTTCAACAAGGTAAATTATTTGATTGGTTAGAACAACTAACCCAAACTAACCCTGAACAATTTGTATCCACTTTTCGCAAGACTCAAGATGAACCTTTATCACCTGATGAGCAGGCTAAAAAAGATAAAGCGGCAGAAAAATCAAGAGAAAACTATAAAAAACAAGTAGAGCAGTTAGAACGCGAATTTATTAATATTGATAAAAAAATCAAAGAATCCGTTTTATCTGAATCAGAAATTATATCTAAAGTAAAATCATTTGTACAGTAATGAATTTAGGACAACACATAGCAAAACAATTATTAGAGGAAAAACAATACATCATTGGTGTATTTCCGGGTGCATTTAAACCACCACATAAAGGTCACTTTAATGTTGTTAAACGTTTATCTGATATGTGTGATGAGGTTCAAATCTTTATTTCACCTAAAACTCGTGAAGGAGTTACTGCAGACGAAAGTTATAGAGTGTGGGAACTATACAAAACATTACTCCCAGGAAATGTTAATTTTTTAATTGTAGATGAAAACCCTGTTAGTGAAACTTATAATCTAATCACATCAAATCCAGAAGCAAAAATTATTGCTGCTTTTGGTAAAGATGAATTTACTCGTTTTTCATCAATATTGAAAAATGAAAAATATAAGAATGCTGAATTGTTTAATGCAGGTACATTTGATAATATAAGTGCTACTGATTTTAGAATAGCAATTAAAGCTAAAAGTGAAAACCTAATTAAAAAATTCTTACCAGATGGCATCGATGTGAAGCAATTCATGAATGCTGCTGGTTACACAATGGGTGACACAGAAAAAGAAGAGTTAAAAGAAGGCAAAGAAAACTTGACTTTATTAAAGGAGTTCATTAGATTTACCCTACGTGAATTGGGTATTGAGGGGGGAGGGGGAAAAATCGTGATAAGTAGGGATACGGAGAAAGCGAGGGAAATGAAGTCAATGGGGTTATATAGTCCACAAGACGATAAGATATGGATTTACACGGGTAATCGTAATATGGCTGATATTTGCCGAACTGTTTCTCATGAATTAGTACACCTATCACAAAAACAAAAAGGCCAACCTTTAGACGGAACCACAGGTTCTGATACTGAAAATGAAGCAAATTCTAAAGCTGGTCAAATAATGAGAAAATTTGCACAAATTAATCCTATGATATTTGAATCAAAAGAACAACAATACAAAATCTATTGTGATATGGATGGCGTTATTGCTGATTTTGAAGGTGCTTACGAAAAATTAACAGGTAAAAACATTAGAGGAAATCATGTTAAAGGTGATGCTGCTTTTTGGCAACCAATAACTGATGCTGGTGAGTCATTTTGGACTGAAATGGAATGGATGAAAGATGGCAAAGAATTATGGAGCTACATTAAACCATATTTACCTAAACTACTCTCAGCCCCTTCAAGACAAGAATCATCAAGAACAGGAAAACAAAAATGGGTAAACACAAATTTACCAGGTGTTCCTTTATTATTGAAATCAGCAGAATACAAACAATTTTATGCATCTCCTAGATCAATATTGATTGATGATAGAGCAGATAATATTCAAAGATGGAAAGAAGCAGGAGGTATTGGTGTTCTACATACTTCAGCTGCCGATACAATCCAACAACTAAAAGAATTAGGTTTATGATAGGTAACGAAAGTGTTTTGAAAAAAGAGTTTCGAGAAAGAGATGTACAAAGAGTAAGAAATATAGTTAATAAAAAATACGGAGATAAAATCTCTACTCAAGTAGGTTATACTAAAGTTTCCGTTGATTATAAAGAAGGAGATATTTGGGAAGAGAATGGTAAAAAATGGACCATTAAGAATGGTATTAAGATGACCATATCCAAATTAGATTTAGTTAAAAAAGCCCTTCAAATTCCACTAACATGTCCTAAATGCGGTAAAGCAATGAAAAAGAAAGTATTGGATACTAAAATGTATGCAATACATAAAGAATGCTTTGATTGTGTTATTAAAAGAGAAACCAAATTGCGTTTAGATGGTAAATATGAAGCGTACGTCCAAGACATGGTTCAACGTAACGCTAAAGGATTTATAGGTGATCTTGAACAAATATTACAAGATTTAATAAATGATGTACATCCTGAACAAATTGTTACTGAAAATGGTGAAATGGAACAATGGTCTGGTGGAAATAATAATGAACTAATTAAAGAATTCCAAGAATATATTGAAAAAGTAAAATCAATAACACAATCCTAATATTTATTGCTATCAGTAACTAAATATATAAGTACATATAATGGAAAATATTTATTCAGTAATAATTACAGCAGTAACAGTATTAGGAGGAACCACAGCATTTCGTTTTTATGAAAAACGTGCTATGAAAAGAGAACGTGACGATGATTTTATTCGTCATGATTGTAAAGATAGAATCGCTAAATTAGAAGCATTATTAGCACAATCTTCCCAAGAGAAAGATGAAATGCGTAAACAAATACTAGATTTAGTTGCTGAAGTGGCTTCACTAAGAACCGAAATTAAATATCTAACTGATAAACGCGCTGGGAGTATATGATAAAATTAAGTGATTTAATTGAAGAACAAGATTGCGGATGTAATGGCCCTCAACTAATATCAGAAGGACAAGAAATAATGTTATCTGAAGGTATGAAATATCATATCACAGAAGGTAAACAATTAATTCACAATATCTATCGCCCATTATCTGAAAATTATTTTTCTCTATTCCGTGAAGCACGTGAATTATACAATAAAGGTATATTATCTGTAACTGAAGATGATGCTGAATTATTAGAATCAAACATAGGTGAATATGGGGTGTATAACGGTATTAGAGTACCATTAGATTATCCAATTTCATTAGATGAATTAGTTGATTTACATGAGTCTATGGAAATAGACGAGACTAAAGATAAAAAGAAAACACCTCCAATTGGAAAACCAAAGCGTGGTGGTTCTAAAAAGTTCTATGTTTATGTTCGAGATAAAGGTAAAATTAAAAAAGTATCATTTGGTGATACTACAGGATTACGTGCAAAACTAAATAATCCTAAAGCACGCAAGGCATTCGCAGCTCGTCATAATTGCTCTCAGAAAAAAGATAGAACAAAAGCATCATATTGGTCATGTCGTTTACCAAGATATGCTAAATTATTAGGTTTTAAAACATCATTTAGTGGATACTGGTAGACCATATGTTGATCTAGAAACAACAAAAGAATATATTATAAGAGAGTTCGATGAGAGTATAGATCCTATCGAACTCCTTTGGCATCGTGACGATGAAAATCGTCTTATAGAATCTATTAATTCTAATAATTGGTTGATTCAACTAGAAAATGAACTACCAATATCTATGGACAAACCGATATTTATACCAAGACATACTTGGCATCGTGTTATAAAAGGCCATGATAAGTTATTATTAAAGATATATAAGTCGTGATAAAACTACAAGAAATATTAAATGAAGTTCTTTTAGAAAAGCTTTGCAAAAAAGGCAAAGCCTATTACGATCGTCGTAGAGCTGCTGGTGAAAAACCATCAGCTTATCTTTCTGGCCGTGCTGTTAAAGTATGTAAAGGTTTGATGGAAGTAGATGATATAGAAGATAATACTATTATATATCCGGATTTTCAAGGAAGCGACATTGCTGAAAATATAAGTGGTGAAATAAAAATTTTAAAAATTAACGATTGTATTGGTAACGAACCAAATAAAGATCTTAATTACTTCAACACAGAGAAAAAATCTTATGTTGAAAAAATGATAAAGGTTGCTAAAGAAAAAGGTATAGAATCGTTCCCACCAGTCGTAGCCTTAAACCACCCACTATTGCCTGGAAAATATTTAATCTTAGATGGAAATCACCGCTTAGGTGCTTTTAAAATAGGAAACATACCAGAAATAAAAGCAATCATTTTAAATAATAGTGATGTTAAACTTGCTACCCCTGAAACTGAGTGGGAAGAAGGTATAGTTCCTGAAACAATTAGTTTAGAAGATGCTAAGAGTAATAATATTGATTTAAAAAAATATTTCAATGTAAAAAGTTTAACTGAATCACTACGCGATTGGTTTAAAAAAGAAGATTGGGTTAGAATTGATACACAAGGTAACATAACTGGTCCTTGTGGTACAATGAAAAAAGATAAAGCAACTACTCGTTGTTTACCTCGTGCTAAAGCAAATAGATTAACTAAAGCAGAACGTGCAGCAACTGCTCGTAAAAAAGTAGCAGGATCTAAAAAAGGTAAACAATTTGTAGCTAATACTGATAAAGCAAAAGTAAAGTTCAATAAGTAATGAGAGCAATAGACAAATTTATATTACACGTAACCCATAATTTATTCCCACTTAATGAATATTCAGAAGGTGAGATTAATAAATTGATGGCTAAATTTAGGGAAGAAGCTGATGATTTAAATATTCAAATAAGTGATGCTCAATTAAAAGCATATATTGAACGTTTTGATTCTTTAAAAAATTCACCTAAAGTTACTGAAAAAGATTTACGTAAATATAATTTATCTAAATTAATAAAATTAGTTACATCAACTAAAGGTGTTGAAGAACCTGAAGATGAAGTAGACACTACACCAGATGTTGTTTATGATCAAAATGGTTTAATTATTTATAATGGTTCTAAAGAAGAAAATTGTTTAACTTTTGGTAGAGGTGAATCTTGGTGTATTACTAGAGGTTCATTTGGTAACTATCGTTACGATGATGGTAGAAAAAACCCAACATTTTATCTTGTAAAAGATACAAATCTACCTAATAGTGATCGTAAGAGTTTCTTTGTGGTTGTTGTTGGTAGTGATAATACTTATAAAGCATCAGATAGATCAAACAATGATGTTGGTGGTAGAGCTACAGAGTGGGATAGATGGGAACCATGGAGTTTTATTGAATCTAATTTTCCTTCAGTTGTTGGTTTAAGAAGTGTATTTAAGTACATCCCCTTATCTTCTAAAGAAAAATTAAATCAATCTTATAAAAATAGACCTGTTGGTATTAGAGAATGGATTAAATTTTCTTTTCAAGTTAAAGAACAATATTTAGTTGTTAGAAAAGGTAAAGACCTATTTCAAGATATTAGTAATGATACTTTCGTAGAAAAATATTTACCTAAATATCCTCAAATTGCTAATACTATTGCTACTAATTTTGGTATTTTAGATAGTCTTACTTTAGTTAAAAACTTAGATAAATTTTCAAATCAAGATGTAAAGTCTATCATAGCAAATATGAGAGATAAAATCAATTTGAAATTTTTATCTTTAGATTCTATTCCATTTGAAGTTAAAAAGTTTTTAGTTAAATTTGAAAAATGGGAACTTCCTAAAAATGAAAGAATATATGTTACTAAAGATAATGAAAATATTATTAAATTAACTTTAGGAGATGATATTAAAGTAGGTCTATTTACTGAAGAAGATGATTATCCAAATATTAAATTAAATAAACGTACATCAAAATACTTACTAGACTACCCAGATTTAAGTCAAATACCTTTTAAAAATTTAATATCATTAGTTTCTGATGAAATTATTGATAAAAGTGTATTAAATAATGTAATTGAAAAGGCAAAAACAGATGATAATTCATCTATTATTGCTAAAGACCTTAAGAATAAAACAATATTAATTGATTCTAATTCATTTGCTTCATATAAAATAGAAAATGATAAAGTTTCTAAAGTACCTTTTGATGATGAAGATGTACAAGAAATATTTTCTCAACAAAAAGATAATGAAGGGTTCCAAAAGAATGCCTTATCATTGATTAGATATGAAGAAAATATTCCTGCTACTATAGATAAAGAAGCATATGTTTCATTCCTAAGATCTGTCCCTCAAGATAAAAGAACAGTTGAATGGAGAGGCAGTCCCGCTGATGTAATTTTAACTAATAGTGAGGAATCACCAATAATTGTTCATGAATTGGCCCGAGGATTAAATAGTTTAATACCAACAGCACTTTATGGTCGACAAGGATTAGATTGGAGACAAAAAACCTTAAATTCCCCTTCCAGAGATACAGCAGTATATTCTGCTTTATTTGATCATTTTAGATCTAAAAACATGGCATTTAGTGATGAACAATATATCAATGCTATGAAAAATGTAGCAAGTTATCAAGGGGGTGATGTTAGAAAAGCTATTATTGGTGCTAACCCACCGATGCAAGCTGGTAGCAGACTTAGATCTGTTATATACAATGATGTTCCTTATATTGTTAATACTGCAAATCCAAGAACAAGTTACTCAATATCTTCTACATCAGGTAAATTAGTTGTTGTAAATATTCCTACTTCAAAAGTAGCACAAATATTAGGCACTGCAGCTCCAGCTGCCGCTGGTGTGGCAGCAGCCCCAACAACAGGTAGAAGAGGAAGACCAGCTGGTGTTCCAAATGCTCCTCGTCAACAAACTCAAGCAGCTCCACTAACAGGTGATATTAACGTTCGTGAAGAAATGAATGCAATAGGATTAGAAGCAGCTTTCCTTCGTTTACCAAGAGCTATATTTAGAAGAATAAATGCAATTAATGCATCCCGTGTTGATCCGAATGGTGATAGAGGTGCTTCTCGTCGTAATAATTTATTAGGTACTTCAGGTAGAGTAGGAAGAGTAATCCAAATTGGTGCTAGTAAAATCTATATTATTAGATTAGCAAACCAACAAATTATAGCATCCATTAACGTACAACCAGGTAATAGTAACTATGTATTGGTTGGTAATGAGGGTGGTAACAATGCTTTACCATTAGCTTCACCAGCAGATTTATTAACAGTATTACAACAACGAGGGTTGGCAGAGGCACATAAGTATATTGTAAATGAATATTTAGCAGACCACCCAGGCCATATAAAAGAATTTAAAGAATTACTTCGTAAACATATAAACGAAAAAAATAATGCAAATTAATCAATTAAAACAAGCTATCCGTGAAGCGATAGAAAAGGTATTAGCAGAAAATCCTGCTTTAGCCCCTTCTAAACCAGGCATCAGCCCAGAACCTACAACAATCCCTGCTAAACCAGGTACTGATAAACCAAAACCACGTCGTCCATTAGGAAATCCTGATGTTAAGCCAAAACCAAAGGCTTCAATGAATGAAGAAGAAATGGTAGATAAAATTGTTAAAAGATTTCAATCTAGAAAATAATGGCTAAATTATTAGAAGTAGAATACGATAGAATATTCTCCCCTGAAACTATGGCTGCCTTAAAAGGCAAGTCTGGTGAATCATTACGTCAAATGGTTGGTAATAGACCCTTGATGCAAACAATGATGCGTTCTAAAGAAGTATTAGATCAAATAGTAGCCGCTGAAGAAGGATACCATGATGAATTAGAAGCAATAGCTGTTCAAATGGTTACTGATGCTTACCCAATTATTGATTATGCTAATATTAAAATTATTGCTAGCATAGGTAATGATATGGATATTGAAATGAATCCTAATAATGAAGACCCTTCACAACCTGAGTTTGGTGAAGATGATCCTGAAAAGATGAAAGCAAAACGTCGTCTTATCAACGGTATCACTCAAGGTGCTTCTGTTAGAGGAGCTTTTGCATTCATGTTATTTAAAGAATACATAGACCAAATCAATCCAGAATTAGTAGGCAAATATAGTGAAATATTAAAATTAGTATTTGGTACTTATGATGATGATAATGCTATTGCAATGATGTTAGCCGCAATTGCACAAGGTCAAAAAATGCAAGGCGGTGAAAGCGAAATGGAATATGATGATGAAAATGATCAGTTTATAATTAAAGCACAAGCAATGTGTTTTCCTATGTTAGTACATGAGATTATAAAAGGATTGTATGAAATCGTAGGCACAGAAGGATTTGGATCAGATAAAGAAAAAAATCAATCAATTATTAACGCTGTAGATAAGGTTTCAAATGAACCTGAAGATTTACGTTATGGTAAATTTATTTATGATGCTATTAATGATTTATACATTTCATCTGATGTAGATGATCCACGTGTTCGTGAATTATTTTTTGCATCTGTTTACAAATTATCCGATAATGAATTTTTTCCGTTTGTTGAAAAAGCAATCAATGGTACATTAACTCCATCCCAAAAACGTTGGGCTGAAATGGAAATTAGAGATATTGCTCGTGATTTAACAAAGGATGATACAGGATTACAAGATTTAGATTAAAATTTACATATTTATATATAAACACACACAATGAACACTAATCAATTACGTCAACTTATCAAAGAAGCAATTGTAGATCGTTTAAAAATGATTGACGAGGCTGGTGATAAAGCTGCTTTAACAGCTAAAATTAATAAAATCGAAGAAGAGATTGAAGAAGCACATCAAATCAAATCTGCAATCCCTTCCAATATTAACCAATATGTAGATTCAGAAATCGTTGGTGATATGATGGATGATATGGATAACAGCATTGCTGAACTTGAGGCTAAGAAAAAAGAGCTTGAAGAACAATTAAAAGCAATGGACAAACCAGTTAAAGAGCGTAAAATGACTAAAGGTGAAAAAGCCAAAAAAGAAAAAAATGTTAAAGCAATGAAAAAATCAGACAGCTTTGACAAATATGGCAAAGACGCTGAAAAAGTTATGTATGCTACAGCTACAAAACAATCAATGAAATAACAATGATTAAATTAACACATTTAGTAGAAGGTTTAGATCCAGTAGGAAAAGAAGATAAAGACATCAATAACGATGGTAAAGTAAATAAGACAGATTCTTATCTTGCTAGCCGTCGTAAAAAAATTGCTGTTGCTTTGGTCAAAGAAACTCACTTATCTTGGCCTAAAACTGAAGATCATGAAGCTACAATGGCTAAAAGTGAATTAAGAAGTATGGTTGAAAATGCAACCAAAATTTATAAAATGATCGAACCAAACCAACAACTACCAGGTTGGGTATCAGCATATATTACTCTAGCTTCAGATTACATGAATAGTATAGAACAATATTTAACTGAAGAAACTAGCGAAATCGAAAATAATGGAGAATATTAAAAAAATATTATTAGAAAAATATATTAAAAAAGCAATCAAACAAAGATTGCAAGAGGAAGAGCAGGCTATCAAGCGTGCTGAAAAATCTTTATATTTAATATATCGTTTTCCTAAATTAAAAGATGCTGTTGAATCAATAATGTCTCCTTCATTTAGTAGATATTTAAGCAGCGTTACTGTTGTTGCTCCAAAACCAACAACACTCAATATTGAATTAATCAATGGATTAGACTTTCAGTTAATATATTCAGGTGGTACTTTTATAGCTAAAATAGCAGGTAAAAGATATGATTTAGCTATGGGTAGCGCTACAAATAGAGCAAGCCAAGCTGTATCAAATTTATTATCATTATCTCCTGCACTTAAAGAAGATGCAGGATCAGTAGCAGATGCGGGTGCAGGCGATGCCGCAGCTCCTGCAGAAGCACCAGCACCAGATGCTGGTGAAGCAGCATTTAATGATTTAGCAGGAACTGAATCCCCACCTACTCCTGAAGCACCAGCAGAAGAAACTCCAGCAGAAGCATAATATGACAGTTATAGATAAAATATTAAATGAGTGGTCATTTCGTTGCCATGATGGGATTGTTGATATGAATAATCCTACAAAGTTATCTATTTTACAAGAAATAATAAGCGAAATCGAATTAGAAGAAGCTATGTTATCGTTAAATACAATTAAAAAACGTCCTGAACAGTTTGTAAATATATTTTATAGTCAAGAATCATTTAAATTAGGAAATAAAGGTGAGGATGATTTTGTTGCTAATACTATAATAGTGGGTGATGAAATTTTTAAATCAGATCAACCAGAAGAAAAATCTAATTTAATTGGAGCCATCAGAAATGTTAATAATGCTCGTAATGTTAAAATTACAGGACAACTAAATAACCAAGAAACTACTGTAAATATAAGTTCAATATATAAATCATCAAATTTGGGTGGACAAACAGGTGGTGGTGCTGGTGTATCTAATGAAAAAGAATTAGTTGACGCTGTAAATAATTTTATAGAAGAAAACGGGGGACCTATAGATGTTAAATTTATAGATAAAGAAAATAAAGAAATTAATATACCTAATGTCACAAAAGCATCAGGTATGGGAACTACAGGGAGTAAAATAGGTCTTAAAGGAGATGTATCTTTAACTACATCAGATGGAGAACAAAACATATCAGTTAAAAAAGATGGCCCATATTGGTGGAGCAGTGAGAGAAAAAAGTTTGGTGATTTATTAAACAAATTTATAGAAAATGGTAAAGAAGGAAAAATTGATAAATTAATCCTAAAACCAAATATGTTTAATCCTAAGATATTTGATATGATGGATCCTGAAGATGAAAGAAAATATGGCAGGATTTTTATATTAAATTACCCAGGAATAGAAGAAAATTTAGAAAATATTACTTTTGGTCCTGATAAAGCAAAAATAGTTCAACGTTCGTTTGCATCTACAGATTATAGTTTTCAAAATGGTGTATTAACCATTAAAACAACTAAAAATATGAATGATATAAATGACCTAAAACCAGAGGATATGCCTATTATATCATTGGCTCGCCATGAGAATCAAACATACGGAATTGATTTTAGAACAATTCCTTTGAAACAAGCAAAATTAGAACCAACTAAAGGAGGAAAAACATTAGTCTTAGACTATGAAAAAACTCCTTCACTGCATTAGTATATTTATAAAATATAAAATTATGACAATGTTAAATGAACAATACTTTCGGATGCAAAAATTAGCAGGAATCCTTACTGAGGAAGAAGCTAAAGCTGAACAAGCTGCTGAGAAAGGTTTATTAGATTTCTTAGGGGATCTCAAATCAGCTTCATCATCAATCAAACCATCTCCTAAAGATGGAGAAATGAAAGAAGGACTTTTAACCTTATTTGCAGTTACAGCAGGTGCACCTGGTTTATTAAATTTATTAGGTAAAGGTGCTGATTTAATTGCTCAATATTTTTCTTATGGGGCTATAGGGTCTACAAAAATAGGATCTGCTTTACAAAAAGCAGGTCATAAATTAGAACACAAATATATTGAAGGAATTGCATTTTTATTAAAAAAAGCATATCCTAAAAAATATGGTGATCAAGACCCATTTGATGAATCATCAAATTTACATGATATGGCTCATGGAATATATGCAGCTATATTAGCAGCCGCCGCTATAGGTTCAGGAGTAGAAGCAGTTAATGCTGTTAATTTAATTGTAAAAGGATTAGAAGGGGGGGCAGCAGCGTTTAAAACAGCAGAAGTAATGCAATTGGCACAAAAAATAGCCTCTGTTTAATAATAATTTAAATTTAAAAATATGACTATCTTAAATGAACAAACTCTCAAAATGCAAAAATTAGCAGGCATTATAACTGAGGGACAATATGCTGAAAAACTTGAAGAAATATCTTTATCTGGGATTTTTGATAAAGTAAAAAATAAAATTGCTGATAAAGTTAAACAAGTTGCTAATAAATTTTCTGATGAAGAAATTTCTAAAATGAAAGACATGGCTGCTCAAGCAATTGGAAAACCTGCAGACCAACTTTCAATGTCAGATATTACTATCGATAATATTAAAAAAGTAAGTAAAGTTCTTTCAAATTTAAATGAAGGAATGTTAGAAGAAGGATTAGGTGATAAAATACAACAAGTTGCTATAGCTATAGGCCTTCCTAGTTTCTTTATTGGTGGTAACTGGGCATGGAGTGATGAGCGAGGTGTAATGTTATTTGCTGCTGGGGCTTTAGTATTATTCCTAGGATTACTTGTAGGTGCTGTAGTAAGAGATAAAGAAAATAACTAAAACTAAACATATAGACAGATTCATAGCCTGTCGCATTTAACAATATTAATGCAGCTGTGGCGCACTCAAAAGGTGCGCCCTTTCTTTTTTGGGAATGGCAAAACAAAATAGTATATTTAATAATTAAGAAAAATTTATGAGAGACTATCAAAATTCATTTAGACGAACACAGGAGCTGTTTGATACTCCTAGATCAACATCAAGGATTGTAAGAACAAAACCAGAAAAACAATATAAAAATATTGTTATTGTTGGTGCGGGTGTAGCAGGTATTAACGCTGCTACTAAATTAGTAGATAATGGGTACCCGGGTGAATTTATTACCATTATGGATAAAGGTAACGATCCAATTAATCGTTTACCTGAAGAAGTAATGACTGGTATGTTAGGTGCTGGTGGTTGGAGTGATGGTAAATTAACATACCACACTGCAATTGGTGGTCAATTAGCTAAATATTGTGGTGAAGAAAAAGCAATGGAATTAATGAAACAAGTAGTAGACAACTTTACTCGTTTTCACCCTAAACCAGAAGAAATATTTATGTCTGATCCACAAAAAGAACCTGAATTCATTAAACCATATTTTGGTTTGAGAATGTTTCCTGTATGGCACATTGGATCTAATTTCTTACATGAAATTGCTAAAACATGGTATCAATATTTGTTAGATAAAGGTGTTAAGTTTAGTTGGAATACTACTATTACTGATATTGATTTCCAAGATTTAATTATTAAGTATAAACAAGGCGAAAATGAGTTTGTAGCAATAAATGCCTATGAAAAACTAATATTTGCTGTAGGTAAATCAGGTATTGACTTTGCTCAACAATTGTCTGATACTTACAAATTACCAACTGAGCCTAAATCAGTACAAATTGGTGTTCGATTTGAAGCACCACAAAAATATTTCCAAAAACTAATTGATATAAGTTATGATTTTAAGCTCTATCAAAAATTTGATAATGTATCTCTCCGTAGCTTTTGTACTAACAACAATGCTGCTTACGTCGCTGTGGAAGAAACTTATGGGGATGTAAGTTATAATGGTCATGCTAAAAAAGGTAAGGAATTTGAAAATCAAATGACTAACTTTGGTATATTAATGGAAATTAAAGGTATTGAAGATCCATTTGCTTGGTCACGCGATGTAGTTCAAAAACTACAGATTGATGGAACTGGTACTTACTATTCACCAAACAAAACTCGCAAACCAGGATTAACATCAGAAAATAATACAGTATCTGCTGTACAGGTAGATACAATGGATGTTTTATTTAATGCATTAGGAGAAGAATATGCTCAATATATTGAAGATTTTATTACTAATATGCAGATTGTATTCCCAAAATTGAAAAATGATTGGGGTATTTACATGCCTGAGGTAAAATATCTATCACCTGAGCCTTTAGTTAATTACAATGATCTATCATTAACAAATTATTCAAATGTACACTTTGTAGGTGATGCTCTATCAGCTCGTGGTATTACAGTTTCAGGTGCACATGGTATTTACGTAGCAGAATCACTTTTAAAATAAAACAATGACAAGAAGAATTAAAACAGCAGATGGAAGTATAGTATACTATCTAGATGGAAAAATGCATAACTGGGATGGTCCCGCTTATATACCACAAGGTAATAAGCGTTTAGCTGAATATTGGTTATTTGGTTTCCAATTCACTAAAGAACAATGGGATGATCGAAAAAAAGACGGTAACGGTCAACCATTCCACAAAACAGCAGCAGGTAAAGCAGCAGGTGCTAGAGTTTAGGCAAGATTCAATTCATATATTTAAGTATGGAAGAAAGAAGAGGTAGACCTAAAGAAACACAACCAGTAGATCAACCTCGTAAATTCAACAGAGTTTACGAGGATGATAACACTATCGAAACATGGAAGTATGATTTGGATAAATTTGATAAAGGACCTATTGAGGTAGATATCAAATATAAACCAGGTGCTGAGAAGCGTATAAAACAACAGGTTAAAGAAGCACTGCAACAGAAAAAAGTAGCGCGTCAGATGAAAAAAATAAACGAAAGGAATAAAAAATGAGAATAGGATTAGCAGGAACAATGTCTGTAGGTAAAACTACATTAGCCAAAGCATTGGGTGAGGTAGAACAATTTAAAGACTATATTATTCAAACTGAACGTAGTAAATATCTTAGCGGATTAGGTATTCCTTTGAATACAGATTCTATACTACCAGGACAATTTATATTTCTAGCAGAACGTGCTAGTGAATTATTACAACCTAAGATTATTACAGATCGTACAATATGGGATGTGTGTTCGTTTACTTTATCATCAAAAACTATTGGTGGTTGGGAAAAACGTTCATTTGTTGAAGCAGCTATGCATCTTCGTGGTTATTATGATTTGGTTATTTATGTATCTCCCAATGGCGTTGAAATGGAAGATAATGGTATTCGTGAAACTGATTTAGAATATCGTAGAAAAATAGATGTAGCTATACAATTATCATTAGATGAATATAAACCTAATAAATTAATTAAGGTTGAAGGTACAACAGAAGAACGTATCGCTACAATTTTACAAAATCTTTAATATTTATACGTATAAAATTATGAATAACGATACTATGAAAAAATCTGAACTGCAAGATATTATCCGTGAAGCATTACTTGAAGTAATTGAAGAAGGTGCTGCTGAGGATAAAAAAGCACAAGATATGGCATTGGCTGCTGAAAAAGCACAATTGGCCGCACTTAATAAGAAAAGACAAGAATTAAGTACCCAACAAGTAGCCCCAGCAGACAAACCTGGAAAGGATGCTGAAATAAATGCTATTAATAAAAATATGCAAGCAGCTCAAATTAGAGTTAATAAACTATCTAAACCAGGTATGTCTTCAACAGAATTGGATGAAATGGCAAATGTTGGTGTTCGTTATCAACTATCAGATGATGTTACTGATGAGCAAATTGCAGGATTCTCAGGTAAAAAAGCTAAAATATTAGCCGCTCTTCAAGCAGCAGGATCAGCAGTATCAAAAATGAACGTAGCTGGTGATATGGGTTACAACAAACAAAACCCAATCAATAAAGATTTTATGGAATTAGTTGATGCTGGTGTTATTGTTTCATCATCTGAACAAGCAGCACCTCGTCTAACAAATCCAAGACCAGCTGCAGCTCCGTCTGCAACAGCAACGGGGGATGAGGAATTATTTTATAACCCAAGAGGTAGAAGAGACTTAGGCAATATGTTCACTCCACGTGAGTTAACATCACTAGGAATATCAGGACAAGAAGATATGTCAGATGAAGAAGTAGAAGCAGCATTTGCAGCAGCAAAAGCATCAGGAGAAGAACCAGAACCTGAAATGGCAACAGCAACAAAATCAAAATCTGCATCAACTATTTCAGATGAAGATTATCAAGATTGGATGGAATATTCAAAATTATCTGATCGTTTAAGAAGTGTTAAATCTAATCTATTAAAAACTAAAAGATATAGAAGTACACCTGGCGACATTAATGACGTAGGTAGTACCGCTAGAGAAATTAAGGGTTTAACTGACTTAAAAGCAAGCTTAGAACAAAGAATTGATGCTTTAGTTGCTAAATCAGAATATTTGCAAAAAGATATTGCTAAAAAAGCAGGTAAAGAATACATCCCAACACCACCAATCGAAAATCCACTTGAGGATGAAGATGAAATGGATAATTTAAATGAAAGTGCATTTAAACACAGAATGCAATATTACGCAGGAATAAAAAAATAAAGATATGATGTTATTAGTTAAAAAATGGTTACCAAAAGTTATTATAGTAGTAGCTATTATAGCAATAGGTGGTGTATTGTTCGAAAAGTGTAGTAGCAATGCTGATCACAAAGCATTTCTAGTTGAAATGGATAGTTTACATAAAGTAAATGATTCATTATTTGCTGAAATTAAAAAAGATGATGCTGTCATTGATTCGTTAAATGAAGTTAGTGAAGTATTAACATATAATATAGAACACCAAAAGACAAAAGTAATTAAAATTGTTGAAACTATTGAGGTAGAAAAAAACAAAGTTGATACGTTTACAGAACACGAATTAGTTAGTTCATTTAACACTCGTTATCCTAAAGACACAATTACTAACCCACTACCAGTAGCCCAACCAGTATTAGTTGCTGCTGCTAAAGATTTAGTAGAATTAGATGGAACTAAAGAAATTATTATATTGAAAGATAGTACTATTTCTACATTAGAAGCAAAAGTAGTTATTAAAGATAATATTATTACTGGTTTTGAAAATAAAGAAAATAAGTATAAAACAATCTTAATCAATAAAGATAAAGAAATTGCAGGTTGGGAAGATCAATACAATCAAATAGATTTACAATTAAAGAAATTAAAAGTAAAATCTAAATTCCAACGTATAGGAAGTTATATAGTAATCGGAGGTTTAGGTTACTTAATGTTAGTAAAATAATTATTTATAAAAGCTCCCCTCCTACAATAGTCTTGTAGGACCGACCCCAACGTAAGTTGGGGTTTCTTTTATATATTTATATACAACAATTAATATATGAGTGATCAAAATATAAAAGATATAATTAAACAGGAATACATTAAATGTGCTTCTGATCCTGTCCATTTCTTTAGAAAATATTGTTTCATTACCCACCCAATTAAAGGCAGAATTTTATTCCATCTATACCCTTTCCAGGAAGATGTATTAAAATCATTTCGAGCAAACGATTACAATATTATTAATAAGTCTCGTCAGTTAGGTATTTCTACATTATGTGCTGGTTATGCTTTGTGGTTAATGTTATTCCATAAAGACAAAGCAATATTGTGTATTGCTACTAAGCAACTTACTGCACAAAACATGGTTGAGAAAGTTCAATTCATGTATAATAACTTACCATCATGGTTAAAAGGTTCTAAACCAGTAGCATCAAACCAAACCTCATTAAAATTATCAAACGGATCATTTATTAAAGCAACATCAGCCTCTAGTGATGCTGGTCGTTCATTTGCTGTATCTTGGTTGATTATGGATGAGGCCGCCTTTATTGAAGGTATTGATAAAATTTATACCGCGATTAAACCTACCATTTCAACAGGGGGTGGTTGCGTAGCATTATCTTCACCAAACGGTGTAGGTAACTGGTTCCATAAAACTTGGGTTGAAGCAGAATTAAGTAAAAATAGTTTTGTTCCTATCCAACTAAAATGGGATGTTCACCCTGATAGAGATGCTGCTTGGGTTAAGAATGAAAAAGAAAATATGACTGCAAGAGATTTCGCGCAGGAATATGATTGTGACTTTTTAGGATCTGGAGCAACAGTAATTGACCCAGAAACATTAGAATATTATGATGGGTTTATAATGGACCCTGTTGAACGTCGATTCATGGGTGGTGATTTTTGGATATGGCAATACCCGGATTATAATAAAAATTATATTGTATCGGCTGACGTGGCCCGAGGTGATGGAAGTGACTATTCTGCATTCCAAGTTATTGATCTTGAAGCATGTCAACAAGTGGCTGAATTTAAATCTCAAATAGGCACACGTGAATATGGAAACATGTTAGTATCAGTTGCTACTGAATATAATAATGCGCTTTTAGTGGTGGAAAATGCTAATATTGGTTGGGATGTTGTAAATACTATTATAGACCGTGAATACGCTAATTTATACTATTCACCTCGTTCATATGGTGAATTAAGTGCTGACAAATATCTATCAAAATTAGACTCAGGGCAAACAGTTCCTGGATTTACTACATCAGCAAAGACAAGACCACTTGTTATCTCAAAAATGGAGTCGTACCTTCGAGACAAATCATTTACCTTTCATTCGAAACGCTTACTTGAAGAATTAAGAGTGTTTATATGGATGCACGGTAAGGGACAAGCACAAAATGGGTACAATGATGATTTAGTATTATCATTATCAATGGGTCTGTTTATTAGAGACACAGCATCCAGATTTGCGCAAATAGGTCGTGATTTAGCGGTTTCTAGTTTATTAAACTTTAGAAAAACTGGAGATCAAATGTATGGGGGTGGGCAGTGGATATCTGGTGGCAACCCATACAAAATAGATGATGGTCGTGGAAATGTAGAAGATACACGATGGTTGTTGGGTTAGAATATTTATTATTATACATACTAAAATAAGCAAATGGCTAATACAGATTTATTTTCAAGGCTAAGAAGATTATTTTCAACTGATGTTATCGTAAGAAACATTGGTGGAAATCAATTAAAAGTGGTAGACACGGATCGTGTTCAAGCCTATGGAAGTGTACAAACAAATAGCTTAGTAGACCGTTTTACACGTTTACATAGAACTAGCATGTCAGCTATGTTCAATCCTGCTATTAACTATCAGACATTAAGAACACAATTATACAATGATTACGAAGCAATGGATTCAGAATCGATTATTGCTTCTGCTCTTGATATTGTTGCTGATGAAACTACATTAAAAAATGAAGCTGGAGAAGTATTACAAATACGTTCTTCAGATGAAAAAGTACAAAGAGTACTTTATAATTTATTTTATGATATATTAAATATCGAATTTAATCTTTGGCCCTGGACTCGCCAAATGTGTAAATACGGTGATTTTTACTTATTCTTAGAAATTAATAGTGAAATGGGGGTATATAATGTTATGCCTTTATCATCATATGAGTTAGCTAGAAGAGAAGGTTTAAATCCTGAAAACCCATTTGAGGTTTATTATGAATATGATCCAAATGCATTAGCAAGTACGCTTCATATGGATAAAAGTAATATGAAGAAGCGCTTTGAAAACTATGAAGTTGCTCACTTTAGATTATATGCTGATGCTAATTATCTTCCTTATGGACGTTCATTTATTGAACCAGCTCGTAAGGTTTACAAGCAATATACATTAATGAAAGATGCGATGTTAATACATCGTATTATGAGATCTCCAGAAAAACGTATTTTTTATGTAGACGTAGGTGGAATACCAGCTCATGAAGTTGATAACTACATGGAGCGTATCACCAATAAAATGAAGAAGACTCCATTCATGGATGCTCAAACAGGTGAATATAATTTACGTTTCAATATTCAAAATTCACTTGAAGATTTTATTATACCAGTTAGGGGTGCAAACCAAAATACTAAAATTGATACCTTAAAAGGTTTAGAATACAACGGTATTGAGGATGTAAACTTCTTACGTGATGAAATGTTAGCTGCTCTTAAGGTACCTAAAGCATTCTTTGGATTTGAAAAAGATTTAACTGGTAAGGCTACATTAGCTGCTGAAGATATTCGATTTGCTCGTACAATTGAACGTATCCAAAAAGTAATTGTATCTGAATTGCATAAAATTGCATTAGTACACTTATATACACAAGGATTTGATGGTGATTCATTAACAAGCTTTGAATTATCATTAACACCTCCTTCAATCATCTACCAACAAGAACAGGTAGCAATGTGGAAGGAAAAAGTATCATTAGCTAAAGATGCTCTTGATACAGGTATTATCCCATCTGATTTTATATACGATAGAATATTCCAATTTAGTGATGATCAAATAGATGAATATCGTGATTTAGTATTAGAGGATAAAAAACGTGCATTTAGACTTCAACAAGTTGAAAATGAAGGTAATGACCCAGCTAAAACAGGTAGATCATTCGGTACACCACATGACTTAGCTTCACTATATGGTAAGGGTAGAAGTGGACAAGGTGCTGTACCAATAGGATATGATGAAAAAGATCCAGTTGGTCGCCCAACACAAAAAGCATCTATATTCGGCACTCAGAAAAGTTCATTTGGTAAAGACCCAATTGGTAGTAAGGAATACAATATGACTGCTAACCAGGATAAAAACCCAATGCAAACAGCGTATAAGGGTGGTTCACCACTAGCATTATCTGAATTGAAAAAAGCTAAAGAAGCTGCTGAACAGAAAAAGATAACATTATACGAGAATACAAAACCTGTAGAATCTAATTTATTAAATGAAGATAACATCAAGGGTATAGAAAAATAACATATTTATACGCAGTGATTATATACTTTTTATGAAAATAAAACATAACAAATACAAAAATACTGGAATTTTATTTGAACTCTTATTGAGACAAGTAACATCCGACACTATTTCTGGTAAGGATTCCGCATCTTTACCATTAATTAAAAAGTATTTTAGCAAATCTGAATTAGCTAAGGAATATAAATTATACCAAACATTAACTGCTAATAAAGCTATTTCTGAAGGTAAAGCTGAATCGCTAATTAATACTACCTTAGAAATTCATTCCCGTTTAAATCGTACGGCTCTTCGTAAAGAAAAGTATAACTTAATTAAAGAAATTAAGTCACACTATAATTTAGAAGAATTCTTCAAAGCAAAAGTAAATAACTACAAACAACACGCTGCTGTTTATACACTAATGGAAGCTTATTCTACATTAGAATTTGTAGACCCAGCTAATGTTATTGATAATAAAGTAACTTTACTTGAGCATATTACTCGTAAAGAGATAAATAAAGAAGAAGTTAAGGACCGTGTAATGGAAGAATATAGTGCAATGGATAAGAGCACTCGTATTTTAGCTTACAAAATGCTTATTGAAAAATTCAATGAGAAATATGGCGATTTAACTAATGATCAAAAATTAGTACTAAAAGAATTTATCAATAACGTGTCTAGTACTACAAAATTAAAAGATTTTGTTAATAACAACATAGACGGAATTAAAAAACAATTAATTAAATTAGTTGAAAAGGTTGAAGATAATACTATCAAGATTAAAATCAATGAAGTAGTTAATTTAATTAAACCTTTAGACAAAAATCAAAGTGTAAAAGATGAAGACATCATTACACTTTTAACTTATCATCAATTAGTAGCCGAATTAAAATCTGTTAAATAAAATGAAAACACAAATTAACGAAATTAGAAGAATGCAGCAATTAGCTGGTTTAATAACTGAATCTAAACTAGACGAAGCTGTTGATACTTTAAATATTCAAAAAGGTACTAGTAAAGAGGGTAATAATCAAATAACCCTTAGTGTATTAGGTGGTGGTTGGAGTGAGAATGAAGTAACTCTTTCTACTGAAGAAGCTAAAGCATTAGTAGAATTAGCAAAAGAATTTGCTGGTAATAGAAACAGTTCATTATCAAAAGGAGTAAATACAGCTGATAAAAACAGTACTCAAAGCACTATTAGTATTCAACCAAATGGTCTTTCTCTTATTATAGGTAGACAAGAGGGAAGCACATATAGAGGATATGATGAGGCTGTTGAAGCAGAAGCAGGATATTTAAAAGCACAACAATCTATTGTTTATCAAATAGTAGATGAGTTAGGTAAGAATTTAAATGAAGAAGCAACAGCTCCTGAAAAATCATCTAACATACCTTCAGATGTTGCTGCTTTAAATAGAGCTCAATCATCTGCAACTACTGTAGCTAATAAATCCAAAAATATTAACAGCATTCAGGAATTTCCTGGAGCTTTTGAAGCTTGGTTTAAAACTTTAGGATTTGAACCAGGTAAAATTAGTAAATCTACTGTACGTAGCGAAGTTGAAAAAGTATTAACTAAGTTAGGATACAAATAATGGAATTGAGCATAGAAAATAAACTTTTACAAGAACAACTATTACAAGAAGCATTCTTGGATAGTGTGAAAGCATATGCTCAAGACAAATATGATGATGTAATTACTAAAATTAATGATTGGAAAGATGCTGCTGCTGTTATGTGGCAGGTAATCCAAAATTCAAGAATATTACATCGTTTTGCAGATGATATTTGGTATAGATTTAGAACAGGCACATTAAGACTCTTAACAAACTTTTTAAATGAAAAAGGATTAAATAATTTAGTTACTTCTATCAATGATATAGTAGCTCGAATTACTAGTCTTGAAGGGTGGAAGAAACTTTTAGCAGCTACAGGAATTGCATCTATTGCTACATATGTGATAGATAAGATGCGTAGTGTTATACCAACTTCAATTGAAGATTTTATTAAAAAATATATATCTGAAGCAGGGTTAGACAAGCTTATTTCTACCTTTACAGATTGGAGTTCTTATTTAGGATGGATACAACCAATTATCAAAGGGGTTGAAATACTTTATAAAGTAATGAAATCAACTATTGATATATTTAAATCTCATACCCAACTTTTTACACAAAATATAAATTTAATAAGAAGAGAAGGACTAGATGAAGAAAAAAGAGCAGCATTAAAATCAGCTATTAAAGCATACGCTCGTGAAATAATGAACGAGGAAAATGTAACTGGTAGTGGTGCTTCTTTTAGTGCAGGATCAGGTGAAAATTATGCTACACCTCGTGCTTTTGGGAAGAAAAAAGGTGAAAATAGAGCAGTAAAATTTTTAAAGAAAATGGGTTGGACAGTAGCAGATTTAACACTACCAAAAAACTCAAAAATGTTTGATTATAAAAAAATATACGAAATGAAATTAAACGATATTATTGAACAAGGAGTACTTAATGAAGTATCCTATGGTAAGTTCAAAAAAGAAGTAACATATAGAACTAAATCTGAACAATTACATAAAGCTATCCGTGAAGTAAAACGTAAATTAGCTGAAATTGATCGTATTGTTGAATATACATCTCGTATGAAACAAGAATTAAGTGAAGGGGAAGAAGGAATTAAATATTGGAAAGCAACCCAAAAGAATGTTGCTAATATCTCAGAAATGGTTAATCAACTTAATAACAAAATTAAAAACTTAAACCAATAATGGCAAAGGCAAAATCATCATCTTCTTCTCAAAAGATTTCATTTGGTAAAAAAACAACGGGTAAAGCAAAAAAAGGTTATGGCCCAACAGAACAAAAACCAAAAAAATATAGAGGACAAGGTAGATAAAATATAAACACATATGAAAAGTATACAAAATCAATACACCCAATTATTAGAAGGAAATTTATCTCAAGCTAACTTCATGAGAGCTATTCGTATGACTTTTCCTCAATACATTAACAATATAACATCATTTGATGACTCAGTTAAAATTCTAAAAAATAAAGGAATTTTATCTGAAGTTAAAAAACAAGAATACCAGTGCAATCCAGTTGAATTAGCAATGGGTATTAAAGTTGAAATGGAACATACAGATGATCCTAAAAAAGCAGAAAAAATTGCTATGGATCATTTAAAAGAAAATCCATCATACTATAGTCAATTGAAATTATCTGGTATTGATTCTCATCAAGAAAGACCAAAAGCGAAAGCTAAAACTAAATCTCCTAAATCACCAAAGAAAGGTGAATTAGTTGATAAAGAAAATGGTATGAAGGTTGTTAAAGAAAATTTAGACTGGGCCAATAAAGTATTTGGTGGTACTGGACAGAATATGGGTGATACTGGATCTTCAATTGAATTTAAAGTAATTGATAATACTCCTGAATATTTTGAAATTGATTATGTAATTATTCCTAATTCTAGATATAGACAAAGTGGTGCTGGTTCAAGAATCCCACGTGAAAAAGAATATGGAACTGCAAAAATTGAAAAAAATCCAATTATTCAAGGTGGTTATATTAGAGTAAAAGGTGATAGCTATTATGTAGGTAGAGATTTTGTAAATAATCTTCAAGAAACTAAATTAAATATGTTTCCTGGTGAAGAACCAAATGACACTGTAAAACAAGCAGCTAAATTCATTGAAATGAATGACACTCTAAAACCATTCTCAGATAAATTTGTTTTACAAAATATTGGTACAGATAATAATAGAGCCGTATTAAGATATAGTTATTGGGCAAAATTACCATCAACTCTTTTAGAAAAATTCAAATTACAATTTAATGTTGAAGAAGATGTAGAAGAACATGATGATAGATTACCAACAACTGCTTATATTTTAACTCCATTAAGACCAATTGGTAAAGTAGATGTGGGTGCTGCTTTTGATAAATTTAAAGCAACATTAGAAAATATTGTACGTGAAGTACTAGCAGAAGAAAATAGTAAATAAATATGAAACAACTATTAGTAGACCATACACCATTCCACGTAGCCAAACTTACTTTATCTGAAGGTAAAGAAATGAATGGTAGTAGAATGCGTATCAAAGGTAAATTACAAGAAGCCGAAGTTAAAAACGGCAATGGACGTGTTTACCCTATGAATATTCTTAGAAAGCAAGTGGAAATGTATACTAAAGGGCCGGTAGCTACTAGAACAGCAACAGGTGAATTAGACCACCCAGAATCATCAATTATTAATTTAAATAACGTTTCTCACATCATTACTAAAGTGTGGTGGGAAGGTAACGATGTTATGGGTGAATTAGAATTACTAAACACCCCATCAGGTAAAATCGCACAAGAAATTGTATTAGCAGGCATTCCATTAGGTATTTCATCTCGTGGTATGGGTAGTGTTAAGCAATTGGGTGAAACAGTAGAAGTACAAGACGATTTCGAACTATTATGTTGGGATCTAGTATCAGTACCTTCAACACCTGGTGCTTACATGTCATTATCTGAAGGTAAAACAACACAAGTTAGTAAAGATTATAGTAAAGTAAGCGGATTAATCACAGAAATTATTTGCAACCAAACAGGCGTTTGCCCTCTTTGCTAGCAGTTCACGGTTTTTCGTATCTACATATATTTATGGGTAGCCTAAAATGGACTACCCATTTTTTATTGTAGTTCAGGTATTATACAACCCTCTATTAAGCTTCCCCTCTAATAAGCTTATTTCCGAAAAAAATTTAAGGACAAATGACAAACAAAGAATTATTTAAGCAAGCAATTGCTGAAGCAAAAACTATTCGCGAAGCTGCGTTAGTTAATGCAAAAGCTGCTCTTGAAGAAACTTTAACTCCTCATCTACAGTCTATGTTAGCTTCTAAGTTAGAAGAAATGGCAAAAGATGACGAAGGTAAAGAAGAAATCGATGAAGTAGCTCCTTCCTATGAAGAAAACATGGAAGAAGAGTTGAATTTAGACGAGTTTTTAGCTGAATTAGAACTTGAAGAAGGTTCTGATGAAGAGATTGACGAAGTAACTGGAGCAAGTGGTGGATATGATCCATCTAATGCAGCCGGTGCTGGTTTAGAAGTTATCATCAACGGTATTAAATCTCTTATTAAAAAAGGTGGACCTATGGCTAAGAAAGCGTATGCTGAATTAGAAAAATTAGCAGCTGCTGGTACCTCAAAAATGGGTACACATTCTGGATCTGATTTCAGTGCCAGAAACGAAGGTCAAGAAGAAACTGAAGAAGAGACTGAAGAAATGCCTGAAGAAGAAATGTCAGTAGCTGATTTAACCATCGAAGATTTAAAAGACATTATCAAAGACATCGTAGATTCTGAATTAGAAGGCGGCGAAGCTGAAGGTGAAGAAGAAATGATGGATGATGAAGTTGAAATGGATGGTGCTGAACCAGAAATGGCAGAAGACGAAATCAACTTAGAAGAACTATTAGCTGAATTAGATGCTTTAGATACAAACGAAGCAAATGAAGATGTAGTAGATGAAGCTAAGAAAGCTAAAAAAGACGAAAAAGAATTGGATGAAGCAGTTGCTACAATCAAAACTTTACGTAATGAATTGAATGAAGTTAACTTATTGAACGCTAAGTTATTGTATGTTAACAAGATTTTCAAAGCTAAAAATTTATCTGAAGACAACAAAATTAAAGTAATTAACGCTTTTGACAAAGCAACTACACCAAACGAAGCTAAATTAGTATTTGAAGCTCTTAACGAGTCTTTAGAAGCTAAAGAAACTTCAAAAGGTATGGTAAAAGAAGGAATCATTAAAGGATTCGCTTCAAAACCAGCTGGCAATTCACCTAGCAAACAAATCGTTGAAACAAACGAACAAATTTCTAGATTCCAAAAGTTAGCAGGTATAACAAAGTATTAAAATTAAAAACAAAAATTCATTTAAAAATGGAAATTCAACAATTATTAGAATCAGCTAATCCTTACGCTCGTGTAATGGATACAGCTAATACCTTAGTTTCTAAGTGGACTAAGTCTGGCCTTTTAGAAGGTCTTAAGAATGAAATCGAGAAGAACAACATGGCTATCTTGTTAGAAAACCAAGCTAAGCAATTAGTAGTAGAAAGCAACAACACTGGTTTAGGTGGTGGTGCAGCTACTTTCGGTGCTGGTTTCGGTGAGAACTGGGCTGGAGTTGCTTTACCGTTAGTTCGTCGTGTATTCGGTGATATCAGCGCTAAAGAATTCGTTTCAGTTCAATCTATGAGCTTACCTTCAGGTCTTATTTTCTATCTTGACTTCAAATATGGTACAGATAAGAAAGCATTTGAAGGATCTTTATATGGTGCTTCTACTGATTTAAAATCAACTGATACAGCAAAAGGTTTGTATGGTGTTGGTAAATTTGGTTATTCAATCAACCAATTCTCTCAATCATTTGCTTCTGCTTCAGTTGCTACTGCTTCTGCTACTTTAGCTGATGTTAATTATGATACAACAGTATCTTTAACTACTTTGAAAAAAGTAACTGTTACTGGTGCTGCTGGTATTACAGATTTAGATGTTGAAGCTGTTCGTGGTACTTTCATTAGTGGTTCTACTGCTGACGAATCTAAAGTATTACCTCAGTACACTAAAGTTGTAGGTAGCGATATCGTTTACGTAGTAGACGGTGGTGCTAAAGAAAACGTAGTATTGTTCTTCAACAAAGCTAACCGTGATAACGCTCGTGGTGATTTCGAAGATAGAGCTGATTATAGCGTTCCTAACGCTAATAGCGCTTCTCAAATCGTTATCCCTTCATTGGATGTTAACATGAAGTCTGAAGCAGTTGTTGCTAAGACTCGTAAGTTAAAAGCACAATGGACTCCAGAATTCGCTCAGGATTTGAATGCTTACCATTCAATCGATGCTGAAGCTGAATTAACTAGCTTAATGAGCCAGTACATCTCTATGGAAATCGATTTAGAAATCTTAGAAATGTTGATTAAGAACGTACCAACTTCTACAACTGAATATTGGTCAGCTCAGAACAACGTGGCTTGGAACGGTAGCTCTTTCGCTGCTTTAACAAACACTTTCTTCAACACTCAAGGTGGTTGGTTCCAAACTTTAGGAACTAAATTACAGAAAGTTTCTAACAAGATTCACCAATTAACATTACGTGGTGGTGCTAACTTCTTAGTAGTATCTCCAACTGTAGCTACTATCTTAGAATCAATCCCAGGATTTGCTTCTGATGGTGATGGTGATAAAGCTGAATTCAACTTCGGTATCCAAAAGATCGGTTCTTTAAACAGCCGTTACAAAGTTTACAAAAACCCTTACTTCACTGAAAACATCATCTTGATGGGTTACAAAGGTGCTCAGTTCTTGGAAACAGGTGCTGTATTCGCTCCATATATCCCAGTAATGATGACTCCATTAGTATACGATCCAACAACATTTACTCCACGTAAAGGTTTGATGACTCGTTACGCTAAGAAAATGGTTCGTCCTGAATTCTATGGTAAAGTGATTGTACACGGTTTAGAAACAGTTTAATCTAAACTAGCCCCACTATAATCTCAGTATTATAGTTCTAAATAGCCCGACCCCGTAAGGTCGGGCTTTTTTTGTTAATATTTATTGGAAATTAAACAACCGTTACATATGAGAGAACCTAATCGCGAACGCAAAAGTGAAATTAAATCAATTAACGCAGTTCAATTAAATGAAGAACAAAAAGAAGCAAAACGATTAATAGTAGAAAACCAAATTGTTATAATAACAGGTAGAGCAGGAAGTGGTAAATCATTAGTATGTGCACAAGCAGCATTAGATTTCCTTAAAAGAAAACAAATAGATTGTATATACAATACACGTGCTGCTGTTGAAGTAGGCAAAAGTTTAGGATTCCTACCAGGAGCCTTAAGTGAAAAATTTGATCCATATATGGAAGCGTTGTTAGAAAACCTATCTAAATGTTGTTCTGATAAAAATGAGGTTGCGAAGTTAGTACAAGAAGAAAAAATTAAAGCATTACCTGTTCAATTCATTCGTGGTAAAACAATTGATGATATTTTAATTGTTGAAGAAGCTCAAAATCTAACTAAAGGTGAAATGTTAGCTATATTAACACGTTTAGGTAAAAATGGTAAGATAGTAATTAATGGGGATAATGAACAAACTGATATTAAAAATCCAACAGGTGAATTAAATGGATTGTTGTATGTCATTGAATTATCTAAAAAAATTGAAGAAATTCAGTGGATTAAATTAGCAACTAACCATAGATCGGACCTAGTTGGTAAGATATTGGATTATGAATATGGGAAATAATATATTCAATATTTATACATGACAAATACTAGTGAATAATGGCGATTAACTTAATGCAACTATATGATAATTACAATGGTGATGTATCATATCTTTCAAATGTAAAGGGCAATTGCCCCTTTGAATATTATACTGATGATCCTGAATTCTTACGTGATGCTAAGAATGCTGCTAAGTACGTTGCTCAACGTTTAGGTACAGGTATAGGTTTGTCAACATTAAACATTAGCGATTTAACTATATATGCTGCTTTTGAAGAAGCAGTTACTACATATGGTAACTTAGTTTACCAATATAAAATTAGAGACAACTATATCAACATGGAAGGCTCAGAAACCTCTCCATTTTCAAATATAGGTTATACTCATATATTAAGTGATGATATTGGTTCTCCTGTTAGTTGGTCTGCTCCAAGACCAGCGAATTGGGCTGAAGTAAACTTTAATCAGTCTTATTCAGCGTCTATCGTAGATAATGAGATCTGGGTTATTTCCGCCTCTATCAACGATTTTATCGCGCCTGACTTTAGCTATATCAACTCATTTACTTTGGGATCTGGATTTGTTGATCCAACATACACAGGACCAGGTAATCTTGTAATGGATTTGAGCCAGTTTGTGTATAATCAATTTAATAGAACGGGTGGTGCAACTGTTGTTACACCATATTATAATGCTGCTACTTCATCATGGAATGCAGCTAGTGTTAGTATTACATCAGGTTCAACATCATTTGTTGTTACAGGTAGTAACAATACAATTACTAATTTCTATGTAGGAGATGATACAGGGGTTGATACAGATACTAATTTTTATATTGTAACTGGAAGTACAGCAGCATTAACAGCAGCAAATATAGCAGCTAAATTAACTGCAGTATCTTCTGCTTCATTTGGTACACCTATGACATTTGTTACAGGTTCTCCTGCAACAACTTTAAATATTTCTTCTTCATTATCATATTCTAATATTACTAATTTTAGAATTAATGGAACTAGTGCTCAATTCACAGGAGTAACTTCAGGATCTAATTATAGTATACCTGAAGGTTATTCTCATATCTATTTCTTTACTACAACACCTAATATTGCAGGTAATGGAGCAAGATTTACAGGATCAAATGGTACTATCCCAACAGTTTATATTCAAACAACTGTTGATACATTTAATGATAAAGTATTAAGCAACAACTTAACAACAATAACATCAGTTATTGCTGATGGTTATGGAGCTGAAGCAAGTGTTGGTGGAAATTATGATATTAAAAAAGGTAGTTTGAAATTAATTCCTGGTGAACAGGATTATGATTTAAATGAATGGGCTGCTGTATCAGAGTCATTAGAACTTGGAGATACAATTGAGGTTCGAAGAGTATATCATGAACAACCTCCAGCAATCGCTAGATATTTTGACCCATATGCAGGCACAGGTACTGGTGTTCAATCATTACTTGAAACATTTGGATTTGGTCAATTCTCCCCTGGTATTAACTTTTTGCTAATGCCTATGAATTTTGACTTACAAAAGATTCAATCAATTGAATTAAATGACACTATCAGACGTGCTGGTTATTCATTTGAATTACAAAATAATAAATTAAGAATATTCCCAAGACCTTCTATCGATTTAAACTTATTCTTTGAATATGTTAAAAAGAGTAATAAAAATTCTATATTAAGAGATAGAAGAAAGAACGTTGTTACTGATGTAATGAATGTTCCTTATAGAAATCCTGTATATATGAACATTAATACTGTTGGTAGAATGTGGATATTTAAATATACTTTAGCATTAGCTAGGGAAGTTGAAGCACATATTCGTATTCAATATTCTTCTACAAGTATTCAAGGTATAGGACCAATAAATGGTTCTGAATTGATTACAGATGCTAGAAAAGAAAAAGAAGATTTAATTTTGGAATTAAAAGAGATGCTAAATGAAGTTTCTCGTAAGAGTCAACTTGAAAGAAAACAACAAGAAGCTGGATTCTTAAAAGATACTTTAGCATCTATTCCATTACCAATTTATATTAAATAATGGCTAAAGGAATTATAAAAGAAGGAGGAACAGTTTCACAGGCTCCTATTGTTGCTCCCCCACCAAGGGGAGGTGGAATAGGCTCTCCTGCTCCTACCACACCGACTCCACCACCAGCACCACCAACTCCATCTCCTGGTCCTAGTGGACAGGCAGCAGCTACTGTTCAACAAGCAATTAATTTTGCTGGTATGAAAGTAGGATACTTTAAATGTGACCTAGATAATACAGTAGCTAATATGTATGGTGAGTCAATGGAGAAGTGGTATTATCCTCCAATGGAAATAAAGTGTTTAATTGAAAGAACTGCTTTATCTTATGTAGATGCTGAATATGGTTCCGACCCTACTCAAAACATTACAATAAGTATACCAAAATTAACAGTTGAACAATTCAATTTCACACCAGAGGTTGGAGATATAGTAGTTGATAGAGACAGATATTATGAGGTAACATCAACAGATGCTCAGTTTTATACAGCTGCTGGAACTCCTATATCAGCTCAATCGGCAAATGCAACTGGTAACCTTATTATATATATCTTGACTTGTTCTCTAACAAGAATGACAAGATTAAATATATTAGAATCATGATGAAACTAGAAAATATATTAAACGAGATTTTATCTATATACCGAATAGAAGTATTGATAAAAACTAATTCAAATTATAATCAAGTATTGATTTATAATGAGATTAGAGCTCTTCCTGGAGTTGTGGTTGTAACTGTACAACAAAGTGATTTTTTAGACGCAAAAGCAACTAATGTAGCTGAATTTGCTTTACTAAAACTTAAATACATTGTATCAACAACACCAGAAGAAGATATTCAAAAAATTAAAATAGCTTCATCAACTACTCATAAAGTAGACGGTTTATTACAATTTATTCCTAGATTACAAACAATTGAAAAAATAGGACAATATTAATTATGAAATTAACAGATATATTAGACGAAATCATGGGAAGTCCTGAAGTTTCTATTTCAGATTTATCTCCTGAGCAAAAAAGAGAATTATATAAAACAGGTAGACTTTTAGTCCCATTACCTCAGGACCCAAATCGTCCTGAAATGTCTGCTTCTCAAGTAATTAATCTACCTAAAATTGATAATATTAAGAGAACCATCATTCAAAATAAAAGAGAATTTGATGTATTCACTTTCTCCACAAATCCAGATATTGCTTCTACAGCAAAAGAAATTAGTAAACTATACAACCAATTATTTAGAGCAATGAATGCTTTAGATAAATTAATGGCTTTAGAAAAGCAAGGTAGAATATAATGAGAAAAAGATCAATAGAAACAACAAAACCATTTGAGGCTGCACAGTCACAAATAGAAGCCTATGATAAATCAATAGGCAAGCCAGTTTCTACTACTTCTTTTACTCAAAATCGTGCTAGAGAAATTTCTCGTAAAAACGATAAAATAAAAGATTTTTCTGTTGGTTTACAAGATTTAGACGCAGCTATTATATATTATTTTAACAACACTATTAAACCCCAAGTATTCCAAGATGGGGAAATGATTAATGTTCCTATAATATATGGTTCTCCTGAAAGATGGAAATCAATACAACAAGACGGATTTTTAAGAGATTCAAATAATAAGGTTAGAGTCCCTATTATAGTATTTAGACGTAATAATGTTGAAAAAAATAGAACTTTAGGCAATAAAATAGATGGTAACAAAGCTCATTTATTTCAAGTGTTTGAAACAAAATACAATGCTAAAAACCATTATGATAAATTCTCAATATTAACAAATAAAATCCCATCATCTCAATTTTATGTATCTGTAGTACCTGATTATGTTACTGTAACATATGAATGTATTATATTTACAAACTATGTAGAACAAAATAATAAAATTGTTGAAGCAATACAATTTGCTTCTGATTCATATTGGGGTGATCCAAAACGTTTTCAATTTAGATCTAGAATTGATTCATTTGCAACAACAGTAGCAGTAGAATCAGATAATGATAGAATTGCAAAAACAACATTTAGTATTACATTAAATGGATATATAATTCCTGATTCTATTAATAAAGAATTAGCAAACAGTGATATGTTTTATTCTAAATCTCAAATAGTATTTGGTTTAGAAACAACAACAGGTGATGCTGAAGAAGTACAAACAATTGGTATTAGACCAAATATAGGTGGTGGTACATCATTTGTTGAAGGTTCTACCAATGTTACTATTACAGATACAGCAGCTAGTGATCTTGAATATTTACAAACAAATAACACAAGAACAGCTACAACTGTAACATCAAACACAGCAACATTTGTTGGAGTAAGTATACTAAACCCACCAGAAGGGTCACTTATACCAAACCCAACATTAGCAAACTTTACATTTACAGCAAATGGTCTTTATATACCACACCAAGCAATTGTATCGTTTGTAGACGTTGGTGCTAATTCAATATTAACAATTAATCCTTCAATATTAGGGTATACATTAGTTTCAACTGATACCATTATAGTAGTAGGTAAAGTAACATAAAATGGCACGAATTAGATTAGAACAAATATTATCCCCATTAAGCCTATCAGGTAGTGGATTAGTAATAGAAGGTGATTTAACTGTAGTTAGTGGATCCTCAACCTTCTATCAACAAACATCATCAATCCCCGCAATAACCGTGTATGGAGATGCTGTAATTCATGATATGCCTGGTGTATCCTCGGCTTCTCTAACAATAGACAACATAGATACTTTAGGAGACGAAACAACTCCACAATCAGTTGATTTGGGTACGTTCTAACTTAATATTTATTAATAGACATAATTCCATTAAATTATAAATAAAAAGTATGGCCCAAATAATTAAACACCGTCGCGGTTCGATAGCCAACGTCGGTACCCTTTCACCTGTTAATGCTGGTGAAATTATATTAGGTACAGGCTCGATAGGTAATTTAGTAGGTCCTGTATTATTTGTAGGAGATTCAACCTCATACAAAGCAGTTCCTCAATTATACTATGGTTCTTCTGCACCAGATATCTCTAGTTACAGTCAATTAGAAGGTGTTTCTTTCTATAATTCTACAGATAAGAATCTTTACATTTTAAAAGCAGCTGGTAATACTCGTTTAGATTTAGCAGGTGCTGTAAGTGGAAGCGCAATTAATCCTTTAAGTATTACTACAGGTATAATTACAGGTTCTAACTTATATTTAAGTGGAAACGCAACAATTGATGGTAACATTACTTTAGGTGGTAATATTACAGTTGGTGACGCTAATACAGATTTTGTAACTTTTGGCGCAGACATCAGCTCATCTATTATACCAGATGTTGATATTGCTTTTGATTTAGGTACAAACAGCAAACGTTGGAGAACAATTTATGCACAACAAGGTGTATTTACTTCAGTTAGTGGTTCATTCAGTGGTTCATTCGTAGGTAATGGTGCTGGATTAACAGGATTAGTAACTGAATTAGATATTACATCAGATAGCGGTTCTGGAAGTGTTGATTTATTAACTCAAGCTTTATCTATTGTAGGAACTGCTAATGAAATTGAAACTTCAATCTCAGGACAAACATTAACAATTGGTTTACCAAATAACGTAACAATTGGTGGTGATTTAACAGTAGGCGGTAATGATATTAAATCAAGCACTGGAGACACAGTATTAACTTTAAGTGGTTCAAATGCTTCATTTGCTAATAACTTAGTAGTTGGAGGTAATTTAACAGTAAGTGGTACTTCAACAATTGTTAACTCAACAACAGTTGAAATTGGTGATAATATAATTTCATTAAATGGTACTGGAGCTACAAACGCAGGTTTGGTTGTTAAAGATCCAACTTCTCCAAATACAGTTTCTGGTTCATTACTTTGGGACACAACAAATGACTACTGGATAGCAGGTCCATTAGGATCAGAAAAAAGAATTGCAGTTCAAAATTCAAATTCTTTAACAACAAATGCTTTAATATTTGGTAATGCTTCAAGTCAAATAGTATCAATGACTGCTCCATCATTAGCAGATCAATATGCTAAGTGGGATGGTAGTGCTTGGACAATGACAAATGTAATAGATGGTGGTAATTTCTAAAATTTAACCGTTTCAAATATAATTAATAGGGCTCCAATTCGGAGCCCTTTTATATTTATACGTGCCTGATAGATAGGTCACCGTAAGGTGTAAGTATATACTTTAAATTATTGAGCGCTTATGTCTCGTCTTATTACTCTGCGTAGAACAGCTACGCCTGGAAAGATCCCTACAATTGCTGACCTACAACTAGGTGAATTAGCAATGAATACTTACGATGGTAAGGTTTATCTCAAGAAAAACGTTAACGGTGTTGAAACTATTGTAACTCTTGGTGAAACAGGAGGTACAGGAGCTCAAGGAGCAACTGGAGCAACAGGTCCTTCAGGAGGTCCTGGTCCATTAGGTCCACAAGGCTCAATAGGAGATCCAGGCCCTCAAGGAGCCATAGGCCCTATAGGAACCCAAGGTCCAACTGGACCTCAAGGAGATATAGGTCCAACTGGTCTTCAAGGAGCTACTGGTTTGCAAGGAGCTACTGGTTTGCAAGGTATAATTGGCCCTCAAGGTATTCAAGGCCCAATAGGTATACAGGGAGAAAAAGGCGATAAAGGTGACCAAGGATTTAATGGTAGTGTTGGTGCTCAAGGTATTCAAGGACCAATAGGCCTTCAAGGTTCAATTGGTATTCAAGGAACTAAAGGTGATCAAGGATTTCAAGGCATAGTAGGCCCTCAAGGATCTTTAGGATTTCAGGGAGCCAAAGGCGATCAAGGTATACAAGGAGCCAAAGGCGATCAAGGTTTTCAAGGTAATCAAGGTAGTGGAGGTATAAGCGCAGGTCAAACATACTATTTTAATCAGAGTCAATCATCAGATATTTCTCCTTATAAAGTATTATCAAAAGACCCATCAACTTCTCCAGAACAAATTGTAACTACTTCAACAAATGGTTCAACCCCTGTTTTAATAAGTCAATTTTTAACACCTCAATTAGGATTTGCTATTATTCCTGGAGGAACTCAAAGATTTCATCTTCATTATTTAAGAGATTCCCAAGGTAATAATATAGACACATATGTAACAATTCAATTAGCCAACTCCTCAGGTACAGCAATAGGACCTTTAATTACATCAGGTATGGCTGCTGTGGGTTGGATGGATTCTATAAATACCGTTGAAACGTTTGTTGATATTGTTTTACCTTCAACAGTAATTGATCCTACAAACAGAATGATTGTTAAAATCTATGTTAAAGATCAATCAAATGGTAATCACAATATTGGGTGGTATACTGAAGGAACATCAAGTTATTCTTATGTATTAACTAGTGTTGGTGCAGTAGTAGGTTCTCAAGGCCCACAAGGTGATCAAGGAGCCTTAGGAAATCAAGGCGCTCAAGGAACAATAGGAGATAAAGGTTTTCAAGGATATCAAGGCGATATGGGTTTTCAAGGATATCAAGGTGATGGATACCAAGGCTTCCAAGGTGCTATGGGTGATAAAGGTTTTCAAGGAGATCAAGGTGATAGAGGTTTTCAAGGATACCAAGGTGATGGATATCAAGGTTTTCAAGGCCCAACTGGGTCAACAGGCCCAACTGGATTACAAGGCTCAATAGGTCCTGTTGGGTTGCAAGGTACTACTGGACCAACTGGATTACAAGGTTCTATTGGAGCTACAGGCCCAACAGGACTTCAAGGATCAGCAGGTGCAAATGGAGCCCAAGGAGATATAGGCCCAACAGGTCCCACTGGTCTTCAAGGATCAGCAGGTGCAACAGGCCTTCAAGGAGCAACGGGTGCAACAGGTTTACAAGGTACAGCAGGCACTAATGGAGTTCAGGGTGCTAAAGGCGACCAAGGTTTTCAAGGCATACAAGGAACAAAAGGCGATCAAGGTTTTACTGGTTTACAAGGAGCTAAAGGCGATCAAGGAAACCAAGGACCAACTGGCCCAATAGGACCACAAGGTAATACTGGTTTGCAAGGTGCAACTGGATCTCAAGGTGCTAAAGGAGATAAAGGCGATCAAGGATTTGCTGGACAACAAGGCCATCAAGGTGGTGTTGGAGCTCAAGGCGACAGAGGCTTCCAAGGTTTTAAAGGCGACAAAGGCGATAAAGGAGACCAAGGCTTCAAAGGCGACCAAGGCGACAGAGGTTTCCAAGGCTTTAAAGGCGACAAAGGCGATAAAGGCGACCAAGGCTTCCAAGGCTTTAAAGGCGACCAAGGCGACAGAGGTTTCCAAGGCTTTAAAGGCGACAAAGGCGATAAAGGAGACCAAGGCGACAGAGGCTTCCAAGGCTTTAAAGGCGACCAAGGCGACAGAGGTTTCCAAGGCTTTAAAGGCGATCAAGGTGCAAATGCTGCAACTGTTTTAGGAACAGGTGTGAGTTATAACAATGATAGAACTACTAAAATATCTAGTGGTCTTGCTATATATGGTGCATATGATGGTGGTGCCAATAGCCCATATACTTATGATTTAGCTGCTCAGTTTGTAACAGCAGGAAGAGGATTTGAATTTGCTGCTTCATGGCATAATCCAAGTGCTACATTATCACTTAGAACTTTAAGAGACTGTTGTAGTGATTGGTCATCTTGGGTTACTATGCTTTCTTCTGCTAATTACAATTCTTATTCTCCAACTCTAACAGGGGGTGGTGCAAGTGGTACTTGGAGTATAACAGCAACAGGTAACGTAGTTTCAAGAGGTCAATCAAACTGGAATGATTCTACTGTTATTAACAATGTTATAGGTTTAATGGCATGGAAAAATTATGGTAATAATCATGTTATATTTGATGCTTCTCAAGGCACATCCCCAAGTGGGGGTGGTGTAAGCCAAACCAATTCCACAGTTGCTTGGACTGCTTCCTATCCAACTCTTATGGGTTGGAATGGTAATACCACATATGGTGTTCGTGTAGATAGTGCAAGAGTTTCTGATAATACTTCAGGAAATTCTGCTACATCAACTGTTGCATATAATTTACAAGCATCCGATGCTACTCAGATTAGATTTAATAGTGTAATTAATAATGATTATAGCACTATGACATTTATGTCTAGGGCATGGCAAGATGTTCAAGGAGCTAATGGTTTAGCTTATAATTTTACTACACATAACAATGCTGGTGGGGGTGGATATGGAGCCTTGCAAATTTATTATGGAGAAGGTGGTTATGTTGCTGCTCCTACTAGCTTTAGAGCACCAATATTCTATGATTCAAATGATACAGGATACTACGGAGATTTTGCTAGTACTTCTAGAATGAATAACATTGTTTTAGGAAGTTACTATCAACCTTCTTATACTGGTCAATTAATATTAGGTTCTACAAGCCATAATTTTAATTTTTTGAATGGTTCTTGGGCAAGTAGTGTAACTGCTGGTATTCTTGCTAACTGTGCTGATGAGTATGAATTTGCTATTCATGATAGTGGAAATTCTGTAGAATCTTTATTTATCTACCAGTCATCAACCGGAAGGATATTAATGGGTAGAGATATTGGGTGGGGAACTACTCCTATCCAAGCAGCAGCTGATTTTAGAGCTCCAATATTTTATGACTCAAACGATACTACTTTTTATTTAGATCCTAATAGTACAGGTATATCATCAAATAATGCAGGTGGTGCTGTGTTTAGAAATATTCAAATAAGCAGTGCATCTTTAACTGATACAATCCAGAACGTTAGTTCTGGAGGAAACATATGGTTAAATTACGGCCACAATGGACCAGTAGGTTTAGGTTATGGTGGTGGATTAACAACTGTATATAGTGGATTAACAGTTAGTGGGAATACTACATTAAATGGTGTTTGGCAAACTAACATTACTACAAGCGGCGGTTGGACACGACTTTCTTTTACAGCATCTAATAACTGGGGTGACGGGGTAACTTATGGCACACTTGGGGCAAGTGGAGGAGCAGAACCAGGCGTAATGATTAATAACATGCATGCTACTTGGAATGGTACATCCAATGGTGCCGGTGTACGTATGGGTCGTTCTGGTGGTGTTTCAGGTGGTGCTTGGTATCAAGTTGCTACTATGGCCTCTGATGAATTTATGATTGCTAAAAATGGGGATTGGGCTAATGGGGGTATAAAGATTCTTTCTAATGGAGCTGTAAATTATGGTAACACTGGTTATAGATTTGTTCATAATAATGGAACATGGGATATAAATATAACAGGCTCTGCAGGTTCATTATCCAATATGAACGTATCCCAATTTACTAATAACTCTGGGTATGTTACAGCTAGTTCATATGTAGCTGGATTGAATTTACAAGGTCTAGGCAATGGTTCTATGAATGTAAACAATGGAGGAACAGCTGTTTATAGAAATGAGAATGGTAATGGTGGAAACTTAAGCTATGCTCCTGTATTACATTTGGGTGGTGGAGATACTATGTGGCAAATACAAGGAGATTATTACAACAGTACAGATTTAAGGTGGAGAGCAGGTTATGCTGGTTCTTGGTATGCTTGGAGACAAATTATACATAGTGCTAATATTGGTAGCCAATCAGTAAACTATGCAAACTCAGCTGGTAATTCCGATACTGTAGACGGATTACATGCTTCATCTTTTGTAAGAAGTGACGTTAATACGGTATATATTGTAAGGCACTTAGAGGCTAGTTCAGCATGGGGTAGTTGTAATACTTTATTTTTAGGTTGGAGTAGTGGAAAAGTTTTACTTGGTAATAATGCAAACGGTGGTCACGATTATGCATTAAATTTAGGATGTAATACTGTAGTATCTGTTAATCCATTTTTCTGTTTCCAAGACATCACTGCATTCTCAGATTCTCGTGTTAAAAATAATGTAGAAGTAATAGAAAACGCTGTAGAAAAAGTTAAAGCAATTCGTGGTGTGACCTTTACTCGTAATGATATAAATGATAAAAATAAACGTCATACTGGAGTTATTGCACAAGACGTATTAAACGTACTACCAGAAGCAGTAAGTGAAGATCAGAAAGGATACTATTCAGTAGCTTATGGCAACATGGCAGGTTTATTCATCGAAGCAATCAAAGAATTAAATGCAAAAATAGCAAATTTAGAGGCACAATTAGCTTCTAAGTAAATATTTATACACGATCTATATAGATCGAAGGATATACTAGTACATACTAAATTAAAAACAGACCATAGATATGGCGCAAATTGTTAAGTTACGTAGGAGTGCAACCACTGGCAACAAACCAACTACATCGCAGTTGGAGTTGGGTGAATTGGCAATGAATACCTACGACGGTAAAATTTATTTTGAGAAAAGTGGATCAGCAGGTGAAAGTATTGAAGAAATACTTACAACAAACACCCAAATATCAGGATCACTTATAATCTCAGGTTCATCTCATCAAATTACAGGATCTTTAGAATTAAGTGGTAGTGTAAAATTACCATTAACAGTCCGTGACTATACCAATAGTACAGGATCTGTAGGACAAATTCTACAAGTAACAGCAAATGGTGCTGTATGGGTAGATAATGTAGCTGCTAATACAGGAGATGGAAGAACCGCTAAACAAACATTCGCGTCAGCAACAACTTGGTCATTTAATCATAATTTAAGTGAACAATATCCCGTAATCGAATTATACGATAATAACAATCAAGTTATTATTCCTTCTACTATAACAGCAGTAAGTACTAACAATTTAGTTGTTACATTTGCAGTGCCTGTAGCAGGTAAAGCAGTAGCTACTGTAGGTGGTATGATGGGTCCTCAAGGACCAGCAGGTGCTCAAGGAGCAAATGGATTTATTGGAGTAGATGGAGCTCAAGGAGCAACTGGGGCACAAGGTGCACAAGGCGACCAAGGTTTTCAAGGCATTCAGGGAGCTCAAGGCGACCAGGGCTATCAAGGTGCACAAGGTGATCAAGGCTACCAAGGAGCTCAAGGCGACCAGGGCTATCAAGGTGCACAAGGAGCACAGGGTGACCAAGGCTACCAGGGAGCACAGGGTGACCAAGGTTTCCAAGGAGCACAAGGCGATCAAGGTTTTCAAGGATTTGGATTTCAAGGTGATCAAGGCTACCAAGGAGCACAGGGCGACCAGGGCTTCCAAGGTGCTAAGGGCGACCAAGGATTCCAAGGTAATCAAGGCGATCAAGGTGCAACTGGTGCTCAAGGAGCAGTAAGCTCATCAGCTAGAAATGTAAATATATTTACTGCAACAAATGGTCAAACAACATTTACAGTACCTGGTGGTTATACTGCTGGATTAGTAGATGTATTCTGGAATGGTGTTAAACAAACATCAGGAGTAGATTATACTGCAACAAATGGTACAACAGTAGTACTAACAAATGCTGCTAGTGCTGGTGATACAATAGAAATAGACAATTATTTAGGAGAAATAGGATCTCAGGGTAATCAAGGAGCAGCAGGTGCTCAAGGTGCTGTTGGACCTCAGGGAGCTACAGGTAATCAAGGTGCAACTGGCTCTCAAGGACCTACTGGACTACAAGGTAGTGTTGGTGCTCAAGGAGCAAAAGGCGATCAAGGAGATACAGGCGCTCAAGGTGCTACTGGGTCCCAAGGTGCTACTGGATTACAAGGTTCTGTTGGACCTACTGGATTACAAGGAAGTACAGGAGCTCAAGGTAGTACTGGTGCTCAAGGGGCAACAGGTGCTCAAGGAACAACTGGAGCTCAAGGTATTCAAGGTGCAACTGGTGCTCAAGGTTTCCAAGGAACACAAGGACCAGGAGTATCAGGTACTACTAATTATGTAGCTAAGTTTACAAGTAGTAGTGCTATAGGAAATAGTCAAATTTTTGATAATGGAACTAATGTTGGTGTTGGTATTACAGCATCTTCTTACCAACTTCAAGTTTTAAACACAATAGGTTTAAGAGCTAATAGTGTAGATTTTCAAGCTTTAAAAGGTACAGGATGGGGATATAGTCCAAGTACTTATAAAGTTGTAATGCTTGGTGATACATCAAACTCTACTACAATCTCAATTGGATATGATCCTTCAGGAAATGCTAATGGTGCCTTTAGTGGAGATGGTAGAGAAATATTATTTAGAAGAGGCGCTCAATTTGTAACACCAAACTCAGCAAATAATTCTTTTAATCTTTATAACTTAGTATTATTAGATGGAAGTGTTGGTATAGGTACTTCAAACCCACTTAGAACTCTCCATGTAATGGGTCAAGCAGCTTTTGATATGACCTCAACTGGAGTAGTTATCCAAGAACAAGATGGTACTGCTCAAATAGTTTCTTACAAACAAACTGGAGGTACTTATGCTGATTTACATTTAAGAGGTGCTAATTTAGGCATAGTAATTAAAGGTACTAATGGTGATGTCGGTATAGGAACATTAAATCCTTCTTATAAACTTGATGTGAGTGGAACGGGTAGGTTTACAGAGAATATTATTATAAATGGAACAGTAATCGGTACAGACCAAACATTTGGTGGTGCATATAGAACATTTGCATTTGGTACTAATTCAAACGGTTTTAATAGAATATTTGCTGCTAATGATGCTACTGATGGCATATATCTAAATGCTGCAACAGGTCAAGGTATAAACTTCAGAGTTAATGGCGGTGGTGCCAATGTATTCACAATGACCTCAACAGGTGCAGCTACATTTAGTTCATCGGTGACTGCAAATAGTTTAGGTGTAGGTAATAATACAAGTGGATTTGGCGATGTAATGTTAATATCAAATACTAATGCTAATGTTTATCCAAGAGTAAATAGATCAAGTACTTCTTTTGAAACCGGTTGGAAATTATCAACAGGAGGATCAGATAATTGGTATATAGGTTTAAGAAGTGCAAACAATACAGGGTCTTATCATTTTTATTCTTATACTACAAACAGCAGTGTTGCACAAATCACTGCAAATGGTAGATTATTACTTAATACAGTTAGTGAAAATGATGCAATACTTCAAGTACATAATAATTCAAGCAATTATGTAGCATACTTCTTTGCTAACACACTTTACTCAGGTAGTTACAGATTAATGAGATGGTTTGCTAACGCAACCTCTGTAATGGATATTACAAGCAATGGTCTTAATCTTAATATGGATAATAATGCAAATGGGTATTTAAGATTTTCAACTAATGCCTCTCAACGTTTGCACATTACCTCTGGTGGAGACATAATAAAAGCTACACATAATGGATTTGATGGAACCTATGATAATCTTATTAAATACATGGCCAATTCAGATATTGGTGTTAATAATAATAGATGGATAGGAATAGACGCTGTCCTTACTGCTGGTGGCCCTTCAGCAAATGTTTTAAGATTCAGAGTATACCAAGGCAATGCAGCTCAAGATCAACCACCATTAACCGCAATGACTTTAAATGGGTTAGGTGATGCTGGAATTGCTGGAAGTTTAACACTTGGCACCGCAGAAACATCAAATACTGATATAAGAATTAACAATGCTACAAACTTAAAAACACATTATGTTTTCTCAGATATTATATCTGGAGATTTAGGTATTGAATCTGGTGTGGGTGTTGGTATTAAATTTAATACTAATGGACCTAATACTAGAGTAACTATTGCTTCTGGTGGAGATGTTACAGTAAATGGTGGAACAATTTCAAATAGTGGTAGCTATAAAGCAAATACTTTTATACAATTAACTTCAGTAGCTACAAAAACATTTTCAGTAAGTGGTCAAACACAAGGTAATTTTGCTGTAACAGATTTTAGTGGTGTTCCTTCAAATGCTAAAGCATTATTAGTATATGGTTGGTACCACATTACAGGATATGGTTCAGGGGCAGGTCAAGGAGACCATGCAGTATCTTGGTTTGGATTAGCTAATGATGTTAGTGTTATTTCTTGGGGCGGACCAGGAGCTGCTTGGCCTGGTGTTAGTAATACTTTTACTCCACAATATCATGGTTCATTTGTTTTAGAACATGATGGAGACGCTTCAGGAACAAATATGACCAATTTTATGCATTATTATGGTTCATGGCATAATGGTATTATAAATGTAAATGCAAATGGTACAGTATACTATACACTAGGACATGGACTTAGTGGTGGTACCCACCACATTGCTTTATATTGTGTTGGATATTGGGTTTAAAAAATATTAAATTTTATGATAAACAAAAACAAAATAGAACCAGTAACATACATTGATAATGTTTCTGTACTGAGTATAAAGTATGGTATCAAATCTATACTTGAAGATAATATACTTAAAGATTTACAAGGTAATCTTATAGATTTACCTTTAGATATAGAAGAAAAACGCCAAGAATTAATAGATGAATACAATGCTTCTCTTTATCAAAGATTAAGACGTTCTGAATACCCCCCAATTGAAGATTATATTGATGGGGTTGTAAAAGGTGATCAAGATCAAATAGATGAATACATTCAAAAATGTATAGCTATTAAAGCTAAGTATCCAAAACCAACAGCATAAATAGTAATCTTCATATTTATATTAAATAGCTAATAAGGAAACAATATAATGAGTAAAAGTAAAAATACAATCCTTGCCTCACTTTTAAGCCGCGCCACATCTGGTTCTGTATTAAGAGCAACTGGTGGTGAAATACATGATAGTATAATCCAAGACAATGGCCATACTGTTACTATTGGAGGCTCAGGTTCAGTGACGGGGGATTTAACGATAGGGGGAAGAATTACAGCACAAGAATTTCATACAGAATATGTTTCCTCTTCTATATTATATGAAAGTGGATCAACCAAATTTGGAAATTCAGAAGACGATACTCACGTATTTACAGGAACTGTAAATATATCTGGTTCTGTTTTAGTAAATGGTTCTCCAGCTATTGGACCTCAGGGTCTGCAAGGTGCGAATGGTTATGTTGGTGCTGATGGAGCACAGGGTGCTACAGGTTCACAAGGTGCTAAAGGCGACCAAGGCGATCAAGGCCCTAGAGGCTTCCAAGGCGACCAAGGAGCAAGAGGTTTTCAAGGTTTCCAAGGCGACCAAGGTAGACAAGGCGCTCAGGGCGACCAAGGTAGACAAGGTTTTCAAGGTGACAGAGGCCTTCAAGGTTTTCAAGGCGCTAAGGGCGACAAAGGTGACAAAGGCGATCAAGGCGATAGAGGATTGCAAGGTTTACAAGGTACTACTGGTACTCAAGGAGCAACAGGATTACAGGGTTCTACAGGCGCTACTGGTTTACAAGGCACAGCAGGAACAAACGGCACTAACGGATCGAATGGAGCCCAAGGCTCAACAGGAGCACAAGGTGCTGCTGGCACAAACGGAACCAATGGTTCTAATGGAGCGCAAGGCGCTACAGGCGCACAGGGAGCTGCAGGAACGAATGGTACTAATGGATCAAATGGTGCACAAGGTGCAACAGGTGCGCAGGGAGCTACAGGTACAGGAGTTCAAGGAGCTACTGGTGCTCAAGGAGCAACAGGTGCTATAGCCTCAACTGCAAATTATGTTTTTGGAGATAATTCAACTGCAACAACTTATATAAGCAATGCAACATTAAACGGAGCATTAAAAAGTGGATTCTACACAGTAGATTCAGGTGGTATACCAAATGCTACTAGTGTAAACTTTGTTTTACATACCGCTTATTATTCTCCAGGCAATCTTGCAGGTTTTGATTTAGCATGTAATGATAGTACAACAAGTCAATTTTATTTAAGACCAGCAACCGGTGGGGGTAAAGGAGCATGGCAAACTATTGTAACTAATAGTGGCACTTGGGGCATTCATATTACAGGTACAGCAGGTTCTATATCAGGATTTAACAACCCAACAACATCAGCTACTGCTAATACCATTGTATATAGAGATGGAAGTGGTCATATCAGTGGTAACTACATTTTTGGATCGTATTTTAATTCATCTGCTGGCAACTCAGAAAATCCTACCATTGGTCAGATATGGACACAAAGTACAGGAGATAACTATTTAAGAAAATCTACACCTGCCCACTTAATTAGTCAATTAGGATTAGTTACAGGTGGTTCATCCCCAACATTTACTGAAGTCTATGCAGACAACTGGTTTAGAAATAATGGCTCAAATGAAGGTTTATATAATCAGGTAACAACCCAACACTTGTCTTCTAATACAAATGGGTATTGGGATATGTCATCAACAACTAGTGTATCATCAATTAGATTTTATACTGGTGGTCATATGAGTGCATTAAGAGGTTATGTATATGCTAATACATCAAATGAAATTGGTTTCTTAAACTCTGGAGGTAACTGGGGATTAAGAATGGACAATAGTTATAATGTTCAAATATATGGAGCGTTAACCGTAGGGAATAGTACATCATCCGATATCTATATGACTGATACTGATGAAAATACTAGACGTATTCATACTAATAGTGGTAGAATAGGATTTTTAAATACTTCTAGTAGTTGGGGTGCTTATTGTGATAATAGCGGAAACTGGTTTAGTGACCACTCTATGCGTGCTCCTATATTTTATGATTCAAATGACACAGCATATTATTTAAACCCAGCAGGGGGTTCTCGTTTAAGAAACCTTTATGTAGGAGATAGTGGTGATGATTGGTCAGATCCAGGAGGATGGGGTACACAAGTAAGATTTAGTAATAGCCCTCACGTTAAATTTGTTTTACATGCTAGATCTCCTGGTATTGAAGCAGGTATGTATGTACACACTCCTAGTTCTGTATATATAGGAAGTTATACAGGACATGATGTTAGTATGATGTGGGCTGGTAGTAGAAGAATGGTAATTGCTAACTCTTATATTTACACTGATGTATATTTAGAAGCCGCAGGTTCATTACGTGCTCCAATTTTCTACGATTCTAATGATACAGGATACTATCTAGATCCTAATGATACATCAAATTTAAGTAGGCTTATAGTAAATAATGCAGTTTCAGGAGCAGCTTTACTTATTGGATCAACAAACACATCTAGAGTTATTAATGATAATGCAAGAAAAGCATTAGTTATTAATGCAGAATATTATCCTGGATTACATCTTAACGCCTATGCGGCTAACAACAGTACTCATGGGGCATATATTGTAATGAGTGGTAACTTAAGTGCTGGAGGTTATAGACTATGGACAATGGGTATAGCTAATCTTAACCCAGGTATTTTTAGTATAGGATACAGTGACCAACAAGATGGTAATGGCCATTACGGGGTTGGAGATGGTTGGTCAGGTAGTGATGTTCATCATGGTCGTTTAATAATAGATACATCTGGTAATACTAAGATTAGAGGTATGCTCTATGTTAATGGTACTAGTGGGGGTATGTCTACTGGAAATGCTGTTATACATGCTGGTAATATTGGATCCCAATCAGTAAACTATGCAAACAGTGCAGGAAGTGTTTCAGGTGGCCTTACTACAAGCAATTACACTAGCACTTTAGATGGCAGATATTTCTTTGATTATGGATTTACTGAGGGATACCCAGGAACAAATGCAAACAATATGCCTAGTAATAGGTCAGCATTTACTTATTCTAATGGTGCTCCTTTAACAGGATGTGTTGCACATTTTGGTGCAGCAGGGTATGGTATTCAACTTAATGGTGATTATGGAGGGGATTCATTTTCTATGAGAAGTAGAAATGGAGATAATGGAACCTGGAAAGCTTGGAAGAGATTACTTACTGATTACAACTATACTAGTTACTCTCCTACATTAACAGGAGGTGGTGCCTCTGGTACATGGAGTATTAATGTTACTGGTAGTGCTGGAAGTTTATCAGGTTTTGATAAAACAAATCCTTCTTTTGGTGCTGTTTATGCAAATAACTGGTTTAGGGTTTATGGTGATGTTGGTTTATATTCACAAGATTATGGTGGACATTTTAGAAGAAATGCATCATCATCCCATGGTACTTGGGAGATATTTGGATATGCTAAAGGTGGTTACAATGGTCTTTTAATTAAAGATGATGCTGGATATTTTAGCAACTATATGCACGAAGGTGGAAATGGTGGTTTATACTGTGAAAATCAGGGTGGACGTTGGCCATGGTACTGGCATAGAGGAAATGTATGTCTAGGTCTTGGTGATTCATCAACATCTAGTTCATACCGTGTGTATGTTAATGGTAGCCTTTACGCAACAGGAGACATTACAGCATACTCAGATAGAAGAAAGAAAACAGATATTACTACTATAGATAATGCTTTAGATAAAGTAACACAATTAAGAGGTGTGTATTATACTAAAATAGATGAAGTAGAAAAAGGAAGACAAACAGGGGTTATTGCTCAAGAAATAAACGAAGTATTACCTGAAGTTGTCACTTATGCTGCTGACGTAGATGAGTATGGTGTTAAGTATGGTAATATAGTTGGTGTGCTTATCGAAGCAATCAAAGAATTAAAAGCAGAAATAGACGAATTAAAATCACAAAAGTAAATATTTATATATATGCCTTTACCAAGTAGTGGACAGATAAGTATCTCACAAATTAGAAGTGAATTAGGTACTAGTAATGGGAGTTTACGTGCCCTCAGTAGTTTAGCAGGCTTCTCTACACCAGATGCTATGAGTGAATTTTATGGTTATGCCTCAGAATCTATGACTGGTGTAACGAGCAATGCAATGGATGCCTATTATTTTTCATTAGATTGGTATTGCGGTTGTAATGAGAATTTAACTGTTTATCAAACAAGTGCAGGTAGATGGTTAAGAGGTAATAGCATTGGCTCTACTCCACTTTCAGGAGTTTATAATCTTGATGCAGCAATTTATTCATTTAGTAATGGAGTTGCAGGAAGTGTTGTTGGGTATTGTACAACATTCTGTTAAAAACAATATATTATTATTTGTTAACTAACATTTAAGAATTAATATTTATACCAGAATAATCCAGGTATAAAATAATGAGAATACACAACGCCTCCGTTACAGGTTCATTAGAAGTATCAGGTAGTTTTAAACTACCTACTTTAACACAAGACACAGGTTCATTAGACAAGTATCTAGTACTTAATCAAAGTACTGGAGAAATACATTTCACACCAGTTGGGGCTCAGGGAGACCAGGGACCACAGGGTGCTAATGGTTATGTTGGTGCCGATGGAGCACAAGGTGCTCAGGGACGTCAAGGTTTTCAAGGCATTCAAGGTGCACAAGGTATTCAAGGAACTAAAGGTGACCAGGGCTTTCAGGGAGATCAGGGCGACCAAGGCTTCCAAGGATTTCAAGGTATCCAAGGAACTAAAGGCGATCAAGGCTTTCAAGGTGACCAAGGCACTACAGGAGCACAAGGCATCCAAGGTATTCAAGGTATAAAAGGAGATCAAGGATTTAAGGGCGACCAAGGATTCCAAGGTATTACAGGCCAGGGATTTATAATCTATCAAACATATAACAGCGTAGCTGCACTTTTAGCTGACACCACTTGTCCTGAAGGACAATTCGGTTTAGTAGCAGGTTCTCTATCAACATCAGATCCTGATTATGGTAAATTGTATTTACGTAGTGGAGGAACTTGGGCATTTACTACAGATATGTCTGTGCAAGGCATTCAGGGTTCTCAAGGAGCTCAGGGTGTAAAAGGTGACCAAGGAAATACTGGTGCTCAAGGCCCAACAGGACCTCAAGGAAATACAGGAGCACAAGGTGCTAAGGGAGATCAAGGAAATCAAGGTGCAAAGGGTGATCAAGGCTTTCAAGGTTTTGGATTCCAAGGCAACCAAGGTTTCCAAGGAGCGAAAGGCGATCAAGGTTTCCAAGGAGCTAAAGGCGACCAAGGTTTCCAAGGATTTGGATTTCAAGGTAATCAAGGCTTTCAAGGTGCTAAGGGTGATCAAGGCTTTCAAGGTATCCAAGGTGCTACTGGTACTGCAAATATTAATGGTACTGGTTTTGTAAAAGCAAGTGGTGCTACTATAAGCTATGATAATTCTACATATTTAACATCTTATACTGAAACAAGTACTTTACAAAATGTAATATTAAGAAACGGTACAACTAATACTGGTTTTACTATTACAAATGCTAATAACACCTATAGCACTCCTGCAAATACTAATGTTCCAGTAATTTATTTATATAATACTGGTACTACTAGTACATCAAATGCAGTTCTTTCTTTAAGAACAAGCACTGCAACAGGTGGAGATCCGATATTATCTTTTGACATAGGTGATGTTATTGGGTGGTCAATGGGTATTGATAATTCAGATGCTGATAAATTTAAAATAGCTAGAAGTTGGGCAGCATTAGATTCTGAAACAAGATTTAGTATGGCTTTAGATGGTACTGCTGCCTTTACAGGTAATCTTAGTGCTGCAAACTTAAGTGGTACAAATACAGGAGACCAAACAAATATTTCAGGTTTAGCAGCAAGTGAAACTTTAGCTACTGTTACAGGACGTGGGGCATCTACATCTACAACTCTTAATCTAGATGGTAGAGTAAATATAGGTAATGGATTAACAAGACCATCTTCTCTAAACTCAGATTCTGTAGCTCATGCAAGGATTGGTGGGTCTGATGTACATTTATATGTAGCATCTCTTGGAGCTGCCGGTGGATATAAAGTTGCAGTTCAAGCAGCTAGAACAAGTGATTTTGCTTCATTTGATTTAGACCTACAATCAAATGGTGGTATATTAAGATATGGAGGAAATGAAGTAGCTACTAGAACTTGGGTTACTAATCAATCTTATCTTACAGGTATAACAAGTAGTCAAGTTACTACAGCTTTAGGATATACTCCTTATAATAGTAGTAATCCATCTGGATATATTACTTCTTCTGCAACAATATCTGGTGCTTCAGGTAGATTATCTTCTAGAGATAATAGAACAATATCTCCTTCTGAAGATAATGCAGCTGAATTAAGATTTGGGTTTACATCTTGGGCTAATAATGATAGTGCTCCTTATGCTGATTATTTACATTTACGTTCTTATTCTGATAGTTCTGGAGGTTCTGATAACTTAGTAATGTTTCTTAAGAGTGGAATTGGAATGAGGATATGGCAACAGACATTTGGTTCAGGAACAGCATATTCTTCTTATGTAGATGTTTGGCATAGTGGTAATTTTACACCAGGCAATTATTTACCACTTTCAGGAGGAACATTAACGGGGTCCCTTCAAATAACAGGAGGAAGATTAACTGTAAGTACAGGGGGTGTAAATACATATGGTATAATAGCTGGTTATGAAAACAATAACCATATGATGACTTTTAGAGCATCTGTTACAGGTGCTACTTCTAGTCCTACATTTACAGCGGTCCACCAAACAACATTTATAGAGTTTGCTGAAGCAAATGACACAACAGGTTGGTATTTTAAATCTGCTTCAACTGGAACTTACCAAGAGATAGCTAGAATTACTAGAACAGGCATTAACTGGAATGGTAACACAGTATATCATAGTGGTAATCTTACTAATCTTAACCAATTAAGCAACGGGCCTGGATATATAACTGGTATATCATTTGCTAATGTTTCATCAAAACCTACAACACTTAGTGGGTATGGGATTCTTGATTCTTTATATCAAGCTGCTCAACCTGGTGTTAATGTAAATGCATTTAATGGTACAGGTTTATACAGAGGATCTACGGGTGATTGGAGTAATAGACCAACTGTTATTCATAATGGGGGTGCTTTATTACAAATAGATACTCACCCGGGCAATTATCACCAACAATTATTTTTTGATACAGGTGGGAACAGATTATATATGAGATCTGCTGATGCAGGTACATGGGGTGGTTGGGTAACAATGTGGCATAGTGGTAATCTTACTAATCTTAGTCAACTTTCTAACGGCCCTGGGTACATTGTTAATGGGGCATCTAATATAGGATTTAATGCAACATTTTCAGGGTATACAACTGATGGTTTGTTTAGTGCAAATGCAAGACCTTTTACAATTACTACACCTAGTGGAGACACTAGAATTAGACTTGGGTATAACGATTATGGTGGTGGTCAATACTATGGTAGAATAGGTTTTAATGGCCCTACTACTTGGTCTATTGGACATACAGGTTCAGCAGGTAACGAGTTTAGTATTGGTACAGGTTTTCGTGGAGACTACTTTAAAATTACTCAGGGTGGTGATTATATATTTGAATCAGGTTCAAGTGGAACATCAGGTAAAGTTGTATTCAAAACAGCTGATAATGCTGACCTGAATAAGTATATTATGCAGGATGGGTATTGGACTGTTATAGGTACCCATTCTAATGAAGGGTTTAGAGTTAGAGACCATGCTGGAAATATACTTCTTAACGTATCTGGTGCTACAAATACTTACCCTAGTAGAGTAGGCATAGGCACTACTACTCCTGCATATAAGCTTGATGTAAATGGAGCTATATCATCTAATGATATAGTAAGAACAGCTAACTTTCGTTTAGCGGGAACTATGGTTCTTTCAGGATCTGGTGCAGAAATAGGAAACTCTACAGGAACAAGAATGACTGAAAGTTATGGTGTAGTTTGGAACTGTGGTAACGGAGCAACATGGCATCACCAAGTAATTAATGGTTCATCATTATGTGGTTTGAATGCGGGTGGTGGTAACTTTGGAAGTGGTAACTATTATGGTACAGGAGATGTTACAGCATATTATTCTGATGAAAGATTAAAAACTAAGATAAATACTATTACAGATGCTATAGAAAAGATTAAATCATTAGAAGGATTTGTATATGTGGAAAATGAATTAGCACGTAGTCTTGGTTATACAAACCAAAAAGAACAAGCGGGTGTGTCTGCTCAACAAATTCAGGCTGTATTGCCTCAAGCTGTTTCTTTAGCTCCATTTGATATGCAAGGTGTGGCTGAAACAGGAGAAGTAGTATCTAAGACTGGTGAAAATTATCTTACTGTAAAGTATGATAGAATTGTACCTCTATTAATTGAAGGTATTAAAGAACAACAACAACAAATCGAAGATCTAAAACAACAAATTAACTACTTAGTAGATAATAAATAAAAGGTTTGGAAATTAAATAGTTTTATCGTACATTCCATAAAACAATAACTTTTATGGCCGATCATATTAATCATTTAACTAATGTTGATGGTGTGTTGTGGTACATTGATGATGTTTTCTCTAATAATAATGTTTACACTATTAAAGGATGGATATCACACGCAACACAACCTATTAAAGCATTCACAATTGGTGAAGAAATTATTTCTCCTGGATTTGAATCAAGACCAGATGTAAAGGAATTTTACCCTAACATCCCAACAGATCTAGTTGAATTTAAAATTCTTCTTACAGAACAAGACATAAACAAACCTCTTGGAATCATATTACAAGACAATTCAGTAGTAGATAATATTGATTCTTTTAAAAAATGGATAGTATACCATTCTGGATTTATTCAAACAGCTAAAAAAGGTGTTGTCGTTGTAGATAATTTTTATGACAATCCTGATTTAGTAAGAGAATATGCTATGAATAATCTTGATTTCAAAGAATCAGGTTATCATAAAGGCAAACGCAGTTACGATAGATTTATTCTAAACGGTACTAAAGAAAAATTTGAAGAAATTTTAGGTAAGAAAATTACAAATTGGAACCATTCATCATATGCAAATGGTGTTTTTCAATATTGTACCTCTCAAGATCCAATAGTTTATCACGTTGATTCTCAAACGTATGCTGCAATGGTTTATTTAACACCAGATGCCCCATTACAAACAGGTACAGCTACATATAAAAGCAAAATAACAGGAGCTACTAGGTTCGATCAACCAGGAGGAGATGAGTATTATAATACCTTTAAGGGATTAAGTAGTGAAATGAATTTCTACGATAAATCAACCTTCGAATTAGTAGATAGTATAGCTAACATTTACAATAGATTAGTTATGTTTGATTCAAAAGCAATACACGCAGCAACAGGTTATTTCGGAGACGAAATTGAAAATGCTAGATTCTTTCACCTATTTTTCTTTGATGTAGAATGGTAATGCATATATTAACGCGTTGTACGCGACAGCAGAATTTATTAACAATTAAGAATACAGTATTCCCTAGTCCTATAACTGTTGTTTGGCATATCATTTTTGATACAACAACATTAAAAGACATTGATGCTGAATTATTAAGTGAATTGCAATCTCCAAGTACTAGATTCCATTTTATAAAAGGAGATGGTAGTGATTATTTATACCCTCAATTAAGCGATATAATTGAAAAATTATACCCTGAAAATTATATTGTAATATTAGATGATGATAATATTATTCATCCTGATTTCTATAATACAATTAAATCAGAAATAGAGGCAAATCCTGATAAAGAAGCATTTGTGTTTGAACAATTTGTTGATAAAAAGGACTTTACTGGCTTAGAAGTTAGAAATGTAGGTCCTGAACATATGAAATTAAAACATATAGACTCAGCTCAATATGTTATTAAACAAAGTCTATATAAACAAGGTAGATATGAAGGTGGATATTGCGGTGATGGAGTATTTATTGAAAATTTATACAAACAATTCTCTGATAAATTCCATTTCATCCATTCAGAACTTTGCTACTATAATCGTTTAACCCAACCTAAAAAAGCTAGAGTACCAAAAGTACTTTATATAGGTGGTACAACAGAATTGAAAAGTACTAAACATTTAGGATATGAAGATACAAGTTTAAATGTATTAAATGTACCAAATGATACTAAAATTGAAGAATTGCTAACAACATTCAAACCAGATTCAATTATTACTATTGGAAAACACTTTTCAGAATTTCCTAATTTAGCTACTCAACCTCTTGAAGTAAGAAAAAAATGGTTAAATGTTGAAAAAGATGATGCTGAAAATGGAGATATAGCTTATAATGTAGCTATGAACCAAATGCTATCAGCGTCAAATAATCATTTAGTATCATATTTTACCCCAATATATAATACTGGAAATAAATTATGGAATACTTTTCGTTCATTGCTTGAACAAACGTACGAAGATTGGGAATGGGTGTTGGTTAATGATTCATCTGATGGTGGTAAAACACTTAAGATAGCTGAAGAAATAGCTAGACGAGATCCGAGAGTAAGAGTATATGATTTTAGAGAAAAAACAGGTGGTATTATTGGGGAATCAAAATATAGAGCAGCTTGCTTAACAAGAGGATTCTTACTAGCAGAATTAGACCATGATGATTTATTAACAGACAACTGTACAATGGATCTAGTTAATGCTACAAAAGCATACCCAGATGCTGGTTTCTTTTTCAATGATAGTGTTGAAATAAATGAAAAATGGGAATCATTAACATATGATGATGGTTTTGCTTTTGGATATGGTAAATATAGAAAAGAACAATATAGAGGTTATAATTGGGATGTTGTAATTACACAAAATATTAATCCAAAAACAATAAGACATATTGTTGGTGTTCCAAATCACGTTCGTGCTTGGAGAAGAGATACTTATTTTGCTGTTGGTGGACATAATAGAGATTTAGCTATAGCTGATGATTATGAATTAATAGTTAGAACATTTTTACATACTAAAATTTGTAAAATACCTAAACTTGGCTATATTCAATTCATCTATAACAACCACTCAGGACAAAATACACACGATTTATCTCGTGCTGATATTCAACGTAGAGTAAGAACAATTATGTATCATTATAATGAGAGAATTGCAAAACGATTTGAAGAATTAGGAATGGAAGATTGGGCTTATAAAGAAAACCCACAACATCCTTTATGGGTTGAAAGTAGATTTGGTGATGATGAAGGATATGTAAACTATATTTATAATCCCTAAAATAAAATAAAATGATAACAGTATTTGATGATTTTATAACAGATCAAACCTTACTAGATGAAATAGCTAATGACACTACCTTTTTTAAGGATCCTGGTGTTTATTACTATTGGAATGGTTGGTGGAATAGTGAAGTTAATACTACTAAAAAGAAACTAATAGAATATATTTGGAAAAATAATTGTCCAATTAATAAACTATATACAATAGATGGATTTGAATATTGGACAGGCGTACAAGAAGCAGACCCAAATGGAAGATTTAGAAACTATTTAGAAATGCATTACGATGATGATGTTGCTTATAGAAAAGCAACAGGAGATAGAATGTCACCAACAGTTGGATGTGTTTATTACCCAATAGGATCAGAATTCACAGGTGGTGCCTTAAATGTGTATACAGATGGTGAATCTAACCCTCCTGATATTGTGTTATGTAGACCAAATCGTCTAATTATATTTGATGCTGGGAAGGTACCTCATAGAGTAGATACTGTTTTAACAGGAACTAGAAGAGCGATTGCTATAAATTTATGGGCTGAAGAGCCATACTCAAGTAAAATGAATATTTTTGAAACTGAATAAACTATAAAAATGGTACAAACTGGTTATTTATTTCCTAAGAAACACGCTGATCTACAAAATTATTACTATTTTAATAATGGTTTTGATAGTGAAGAATTAGATAGAATATACAAAGATGTTGCTGATATTGATTTTATTAAAGCTACTACAGTTGGTGGTGATGATAAAGAATCACGTTCATCTTCTGTTAAATGGGTTCCACAAAATTTCAAATGGAATTGGCTATATAACAAACTAATGGATATGGCTGCTGAAGCTAATAAAAATTTATGGGATTTTGACTTACATTCGGCCCCAGAACAAATACAATACACTGAATACTATGCTAGTGAAGGTGGACATTATATTTGGCATCAAGACATTGGGCCTGGGATGTTATCGCTCCGTAAAGTGTCTATTACGGTCCAATTATCCGATCCTAGCGAATATGAAGGTGGAGATTTAGATATTTGGCAAGGGGGTAAAGATCATATCACCGCACCTCGCGGTAAAGGCACAGTAGTTATATTTCCTTCATATATGATGCACCGTGTTTCACCAGTTACTGTTGGAACTCGTAGATCTTTTGTGTTGTGGCTTGGGGGAGAACACTATCGTTAATATTTATACACGCAAATTATAAAACATAAAGCAAATTAAACATGGCAATTAAAATCACAACTCAAATTGGTACTGATTTAGGTATTACAAGCGAAGCATATTTACGTATTGTTAATTACAATATTCAAAAAGGCGGATATGCTAATTTTCAAACTCAACTATTTTTAGACGAAGAAGCAGCAACTTCAGGATCAAACCTTTACCCAGGTATGGGTGGTATGACTGCTCGTAACCAACAAATTGGTGAAAGCTTATATGTTGATTTAAGAGTTCCATCTGAAAGTGTTGTTTTTAGAACAGTAAACATGCCTTCTCAAAGTGTTGGTGAATCTGGTAGCATCACTTATACAACAGTAGAAACAACAGTTTCTGAAAGTGTAACAGTAATGGTTCCTGATTTTACTGCAGTAGAAGAAGCAAACATTTTCGAATTTGGATATGCTAAATTAAAAGAAAAAGTTATTGAAGTATTTGGAACAGGAAGCTACGAAGACTGTTAATTAAATATTTAATATATGTTTTTAGAAGGGGATGAGCAATCATCCCCTTTCATATTTATACGTGACAAATTAAAAAATAATTATGGCTTTATCTTTAAGATCAGATCTAGGTCGTCCACTCACATGGGAAGAGATGGATACAAACTGGGTCGAATTGAGTGGTAGTATAGATCAAATTACTGTATCAAATGGTGCCCAAGGAGCTCAAGGAGCTACTGGATTAACAGGAGCAACTGGCCCCCAAGGAATAATAGGACCTCAAGGTATTGTAGGTCCCGTTGGTGCTCAAGGCATTCAAGGTATTAAAGGTGATACAGGCAGTCAAGGTGATCATGGAGCTCAAGGTGTCCAAGGATCAACAGGTGCTCAAGGATCAAAAGGCAATAAAGGTGACACAGGAGACCAAGGTATACAAGGCCCATCAGGCGATCAAGGTGCTACAGGAGCTCAAGGTGGTATAGGTGTACAAGGAAGTACAGGAGCAAAAGGTGATCAAGGTAGTATAGGTTTTCAAGGTATACAAGGCCCTATCGGTGTACAAGGTAGTATAGGTGTGAAAGGTGATCAAGGAGATAAAGGCGATACTGGCGACCAAGGTATACAAGGTCCTGTTGGTATTCAAGGCACTACAGGCCCTATAGGCAATCAAGGCATCCAGGGTCCTATAGGTATTCAAGGCATTCAAGGAGCTGTAGGTATTAAAGGTGACCAAGGATCAACTGGTGATCAAGGTATACAAGGCCCTATTGGCATTCAGGGTATTCAAGGTTCAGCAGGTAATCAAGGTATACAAGGAATAAAAGGTGACCAAGGAGAAAAAGGTGATCAAGGCATACAAGGCCCCTCAGGTAACCAAGGTATCCAAGGAGCTAAAGGTGATATAGGTTTTCAAGGTATAACAGGAAATGATTCTACAGTTCCTGGTCCTCAAGGACCAATAGGTCCTCAAGGTATTCAAGGCCAAACGGGATTTGGAGCTCAGGGGATTCAAGGACCACAAGGTCACCAAGGTCTAACAGGTAATTTTGGTGGTGCTGCTTTTGATTATACATTTAGTACAAATACATCAAATACAATTCCTGGAAATGGAAAATTAAAATTAAACAACTTATCACTACCATCAGCCTCAGTATTATATATAAGCGAGGTAGATGATGCTAGTGTTTCTGTATACAACTATTTACAAACAATTGATGATTCAACTTCAGCAATTAAAGGACATTTTACCGTTTCTGAAAAAGGATCAACAACAAATTTTGCTTTATTTTCAATAACTGGAGCTCATACTCACAACACAAATTATTTTGAAGTTCCTGTTACCTGGCTATCAGGTGTAAGTTCATTTACAAATGATTTAGACATTATTATTACATTTGCAAGAACAGGTGATAGGGGAGATACTGGTATACAGGGTGCTCAAGGTATAGCAGGTACAAATGGAGCTCAAGGCCCTCAGGGGACTGTAGGAGCAACAGGTGATCAAGGTAGTATAGGAGTTCAAGGATTAAAAGGCGATAAAGGTGATCAAGGTAGTACAGGAACTCAAGGCTTTAAAGGCGACAAAGGTGACCAAGGCGACAGAGGCTTCCAAGGTTTTACAGGATTAAAAGGCGATAAAGGCGATATTGGAACTCAAGGCTTCAAAGGAGACAAAGGCGACCAAGGCGACAGAGGCTTTCAAGGTTTCAAAGGCGATAAAGGTGACAAAGGCGACCAAGGCGACAGAGGTTTTCAAGGAGACAGAGGCTTCCAAGGTGACATAGGATTAAAAGGTGATAAAGGCGACAAAGGCGACCAGGGCGACAGAGGATTCCAAGGCGACAGAGGTTTCCAAGGCTTCAAAGGCGATAAAGGCGACCAAGGCGACAGAGGTTTCCAAGGCTTTAAAGGCGACAAAGGCGATAAAGGAGACCAAGGCGACAGAGGTTTCCAAGGCTTTAAAGGCGACAAAGGTGATCAAGGTGATAGAGGCTTCCAAGGTTTTAAAGGAGACAAAGGCGACAAAGGTGATCAAGGCTTTAAAGGCGATAAAGGAGAAAAAGGAGACAAAGGCGACCAAGGATTTAAAGGCGACAAAGGAGAAAAAGGAGACAAAGGAGATCAAGGCGATAGAGGATTCCAAGGTTTTAAAGGCGATAAAGGCGACCCAGGAGAAAGAGGATTCCAAGGTTTTAAAGGCGATAAAGGCGACCCAGGCGATAAAGGCGACCCAGGCGATAGAGGATTCCAAGGTTTTAAAGGCGATAAAGGCGACCCCGGAACACCAGGTCCTGGATTTAATGCAATTTCACCTGCAACAAATACAGCAATTGTAATTTCAAACGGTACCTCAACAGGTGCCTATACAAATGCAAGTGTATATGTAAGTGGAAATACAATTTATGCTGATGGTTTCTTCCAAAATTCATCTCGTTACTTAAAACATAATGTCATTCCTTATACTAATGATGCTTTAATTTTATTAAATCAAGTTAATGTAGTTAGATTTAGCTATAAAAACGATGAATTACAAACACCCCATATTGGTTTCATTGCTGAAGATACTCCATCAGACCTATCAACAATCAATAAAAATACAATGGATGTTGCATCAACAGTAGGTGTGTTGATAAAAGCAATTCAACAATTAGAAGCTAGAATAAAAGAATTAGAATCTAAATAATGGCTAGAAGTAGTAATTTTCAGATAACAGGAAATGAATTGCAAGCTATGGTAAATGAAAATTTACTTGGCTTGAAGGCAGGCCAATCAATACCTGCTACAAACCGTTGTTTAACTCGTCAGGAAGTAGCAAACTCAGTTCATGTCTATACTGGGGATTCACCTGATGGTGGTTTTATTCCTAATAGTAGTTGGACTATTGGTAGTACTTTCTTTACAGGACCTTCTCCAAACTTAACTTGCAATTATAACTACATAAACTCATTAAGATCATCTTCAGTATTATTTGAGATGAGACAAGAAGGTAATCCTTATCTAAATACAGATTTATTTGGGTATGTAAATGGAAATTCTCTTCTATTAGATCCTTCTAATGGTTTAAGTGGAATGTTCTTTGGAGGACCACAATATTCTCCTCAAATGAATGCTGCGGTGAGGGTAGGAAATAGTGTTTATGTTCAAGCAAATTTTGGCTTACCTACTCCCGATGCAGGGAGTTATGGTTGGGAAGCTCCAGGATACGGATTTTTAGAAGTATCTGCTAATGGAACTTTAATAAGTGATCAAAACATATTTAAACCAGCTAATAATTCATCTTCAACACTTCAATCATTAAGTTATACTTTCACAGTCCAAGCAAATACAAACTATTATATTAAAGCATATTCCTTAGTAACCTACACATATGGTTGTGAAGATAGTAATATCTTAAGTTCTTGTAATTGTGGGTATGGAATAATATCATAATTGTTAAATAATTTAAATCTATGAGTAAATATTCATATTGTTCTACACTTGCTCTAAGCTGCCCTGTATACAATGACATTAAAAGAACATCAATATATGCAGATGGGTATTTATCTGCTGTCGTATCTGGGGTAAATTATTACTATAGAACAAACTCTACAGGAATTATAAATGAAGTGGGTGTTTGTCCAACAGAAGATTTTACACAATATGCTACGGTAGGTGGAAGTTATTTGAAAAAATCAAATGATAGTGGTCTATCTTGGTATAACTCGTTTGTAAGTGCTGGACCTGCTAATTGGGTAAAAGTAGATGTATCTGAAAACGGGCAATATGTTTTCGTTACTGATGGTTCTTATGTTTTAAAATCATCAGGTTATGGGAGTGAATTTTCTTTTAATAGTGTAAAAGCTGCATCTTCCTCCTATTTTACAGATATAGCTGTTTCTAGAAGTGGCCAATATGTTGTTCTGGCAGAAAGTAAACCTTCTAATAGTTCTTCACCAGGATATATTTGGGTTTCCAACGATTATGGAGTAAATTGGACTGCTAAAGCATCAATAGGAAGTAGGGAATGGAAAAATGTATCAATATCAGGAAATGGGCAATATATGCTTGCTTCTGCAGGTAATAATCATGATAGATTATATAGATCAACAAATTATGGAGTTAGTTGGTCTGTTGCTGGGTCTGCTGCAACTGATGTTTATTATTATCAAGGAAGCGCAATATCTGATACAGGTCAATATCAAGTAGTTATTAGAAATGATGGATGGATTGGTGGTGGTTGGCAATCTTGGATTGCAGTATCTAATAATTATGGAATATCATGGCAGAACACAACAGCAGGAAATGCAGGTCGCTACCTATCAGTAGACATATCAGGAACTGGGCAATATGTTGTTGCTGCTACAACAAATACTACTTTTGGGGTTAGAAAAAATAATAATTATGGAGTAGCGGGATATTGGAGCAATACTGGAATAACAACACCAGATAGTAATTTTTGGGGAATTGGGGTATCAATATCATCTAGTGGAAAAACTGTACTAGTAGCAGATGCTGATGGTTATTCTAATAATTATTTATACCTATCAAGAAATTATGGTGCCTCATATGTAAGAGTAGATGGCTTCAGTTCGGCAGGTTCTCAAAACTGGACATCAGTGGTTATTGCCCCCACAGCATTGGGTGGTGGTACTGGACCAAGTTGCCCTGCTGCTAATATTTTTGTAGATCAATACTGTTCAGGTTTTGATTTAATTAATCAATATACTGATGGAAACTGTGGAATTTATGGTACAGTACAAGAATATAATTCACTCACTTGTGGTTATAATGCTGGAGAGAATTATTATTGTGATTGTGGGTTCGGTTGTGAACAATACCCAAACCCTTGTTATTATTATGGATGTTCTGAATGCTTTATATAAATTAATAAAATAAAATTATGATAAATTATTACAAAGGGAAACAAATTTACTTATCAGTAGATAGTGAAACCCAAAAAATTATTTCATTGGTTAATGAACCAAATGAATGTTTTATGAGGGTAGCAGCACCCGCTTTATTCTTCAATAGAATATCTGAAGATGTAGCTAGTGGTGTTATTGAAGAATCAACAGAGGAAGTATTTAATGCTGTTCGACAAGAATTAGAAACTCGTCTTCTTTCTTTATAAGATTGCGTTTTTGGATTTTCTTATATATTTATATACGAACAAAAAAATATAAAACATGTTAACACTTATTATCGTATTAGTACTTGTGGCTGCTGTTACCTTTGTTCTAATGAGAAAGGGTAAAATAGCCGATGCAAACAACAACAACATTCCTGATGCTCTTGAAAATGTAGCTGCTAAAGTAACAGAAGAAGTAAAAGAAGCTGTTGCCGAAGTAAAAGAAGTAGTTGCTGAAGTTAAAAAAACTAGAGCACCTAAAGCTCCAAAAGTTCAACCTTCAACGGCTCCTAAGAAAAAAGTAACAAACAAAACAAAATAAGAAACAACTGCAGTTATGGAAAAAATTAGTCTAAAATTATTCGAGTTTCTAAATCTCGAGGCTGAAATTAATGGTTTGATCAACCAACAAACAGGTGAAACAATTTCTAAAGGACTATTAGGTGAAAAACTTAATATGGTTACTAAGTATTGGATTACTGATCTAAACAAAAGATTGACTTCTGAAAAAGAATCAATTAACAAACTTCGTGATGAGCTAATTATGAAGTTCGGAACTCAAGATGAGCAAGGTGGATGGCAATTAATCCCATCTTTCAGAAAAGAGGATGGTGTTGATGGAGATGGAAATCCAAAGTTCATTAACGAACCAAACCCACAATTCTTTGAATTCCAAAAAGAATACAACGATTTGTTGAACCAAGAAAGAGAATTAGAGTACAAACCATTCAACATAGATGATTTTAAGCATGTTGAAACAGATGGTAATTATAGTACCTTCTTCCAATTGATTAAAGTTGAAGACTAATCCCTCTATATAAGACGAAGAAATAGCCTCTAATTTAGGGGCTTTTCTTTATTAAATTAAGTTATATGAATAAACTAGTAGAAATAGGAAAAGCCTGGATAGCAGCAGCTAACCCAACACCAGAACAACAACTAATAGCAGAACATAGACTAGCAGTGTGTGATGGGTGTGAACACAAAACTCACCAAGATGTAATGAAATTTTGGTTTTGTGGTGCTTGTGGGTGTCCTTTAAATAAAAAGGTATTTAGCCCTGTAGAAAAAAGTTGTCCAAAAAATAAATGGGAAAAATAATATGAATAAAATTACAGAACAAGAAATGGCTGAACTCACCCAGCTTCGTGAACAATATTCAAAAACAATATTTGAAATTGGTCATATACAATACGAAAAACACGAACTAGAAAATCAATTAAAAATAATTGATACTGAATTAACAGAATTGTACGGGGATATAACATCAAACTATCAACGTCAAAATGACTATCTTACCAAGATTCGTGAAAAATATGGAGAAGGAGATCTAGACACCCAGACAGGTGAGATCTTACCATAACCCCAAGCGGTTACGTATTTCTCCGAATATTTATTATCAGAATAATTTAAATCAAATTAATTAAAAAATACTATGGCAGAAAAAATTATCTCTCCAGGCGTTTTTACTCGCGAAAACGACAAGAGTTTAGTACAAAGAGGTATTCAAGAGGTTGGAGCTGCTATTGTTGGTCCTACAGTTAAAGGTAACCCAATGGCCCCAACAGTTGTAACTTCTTATAGTGAATATTTATCAGTTTTTGGTGATATATTCAAAAGTGGAAGTAACTACTATGAATATTTTACATCACTTGCTGCTAAAGAATATTTCAACAATGGTGGAAATTCATTGTTAGTAACTAAAATTATTAGTGGCTCTTCTTATGACACTTATGCTAGCTCATCAGCAGCAGCAACATCAAACGCAACTGCTTCTTTTGTTTTAGAAGCTACTCAGTGGGGTGATATCGCAAACAACAGTGGTTCTGAAGTATCAGGTGCTTTAGCTTCTGGTTCAATAGAGAACGTACGTTGGGAAGTAACTAATGTTAACAGTACAAAAGGTACATTTACATTAGTAGTTCGTCGTGGTGATGACAACACAAATAACAAAAATGTTCTAGAAACATTCTCAAACTTATCTTTAGACCCAGCTCAACCAAACTTCATCTCTCGTGTAGTAGGTGATGCAAAACCTGTTTACAATGCTTCAAAAGGCTTAGTAGAAATTTCAGGTAGTTTCCAAGGTGGTTCTTCACATGTACGTGTTAAAACAGTAAACAACACTATCGATTCAATTGATAACTTAGGTAATTATAAAACTTCAACTTTTGGTGGTTATTTACCAGCAGCAGGTAGTGGTTCATTTAGTGGTGGTGTAGCTGCAACTAACAGAACAGCTGTATTTTTTGAAGCAAATGACACGGCAGCTACAAACTGTCAAGGATTTGCTGCTGCTGATTACACATCTGCTTTAACTTTATTATCAAATAAAGATGATTATAGCTTTAACTTATTATTAGTTCCTGGTGTAACATTAGGTACTGGTGCTTTAAGTTCAATCTCAGATGATGTAATTGCAGTATGTGAAGGTAGAGGTGATTCAATGGCAATTATCGATACTACAGCATATGGAGCTAACGTAGCTGCTGCTGTTACAGCGGCTGCTGCTAATGGTTCAAGTTATGGTGCTGCATATTATCCATGGGTACAATTGTTTAGCAATAACTTAGGTAAGGCTGTATGGTGTCCTCCATCTGTAGTAATGGGTGGTGTATTCGCATTCAACGACCAAGTAGGTGCTGAATGGTTCGCTCCAGCAGGTTTAAACCGTGGTGGAATTGGATCAGTATTAAGAGCTGAAAGAAGATTATCTCAAGAAGATCGTGATACTTTATATGATACAAACATTAACCCATTAGCTTCATTCCCTGGAGAAGGTGTTGTAGCGTTTGGTCAAAAGACATTACAGAAAAAATCAACTTCATTAGACAGAATTAACGTTCGTCGTTTGTTGATTACCTTGAAAGGTTTCTTAGGTCAAGTAGGTCGTTCATTAGTATTTGAACAAAATACAGCAGCTACAAGAAACAGATTTATGAGCATTGCAAACCCTTACTTAGAATCAGTAGTACAACGTCAAGGTTTATATGCTTATAAAGTGGTAATGGATGATTCTAATAACACACCTGATGTAATCGATAGAAACCAATTAGTTGGTCAAATCTATTTACAACCAAGTAAAACAGCAGAATTCATTGTGTTAGATTTCACAGTATTACCAACTGGGGCAACATTCCCAGCGTAAGAGTTATAAACAATAATATTTATTAATAGACAAAATTTAACATAAAATGGCTGTATTAGACGCAAATCAAATAATGTTCACCGCTTTCGAACCAAAGGTGCAAAACCGTTTCATCATGTATGTAGATGGTATTCCTGCATATTTGATTAAGAAGGCAGCGTCACCTCAATTTGATGCCGGTGAAATCGTATTAGACCACATTAACGTTTACCGTAAAGTAAAAGGTAAAGTTAGATGGCAAGATATGACCTTAGAACTTTATGATCCAATCACTCCAAGTGGTGCTCAAGCTGTAATGGAATGGGCTCGTTTGGCTCACGAATCAGTAACAGGCCGTGATGGTTATTCTGATTTCTATAAAAAAGACTTAGTATTAAACGTATTAGGCCCAGTAGGTGACATTGTTAGCGAATGGGTAATCAAAGGTGCTTATGTAAAATCAGCAAACTTTGGTGAATACGATTGGGCTAGTGAATCAGCAATAAACATTTCCCTTACTATTGCTATGGATTATTGTGTATTGAATTTTTAATTTCCCCTTTCATATTTCTTTTTTAGAGGCGTCTGCTTTGCAGACGCTTTCTTTTTTTTTCATATTTATATCCATGGGATTACTAAAATCATTCAACAGAACAAAATTAGATCTAGAAAGTCCGGAACCATCTGGCTTTAATAGACTTGATACTAGTACTACTTTTAACCAAAATAACTCAGGCACTCCAACAAATAAAGCTAATCCTGGTGCTCCAAAACATTTTTTCCAAAAATTCGTTCCACAAGAAACGTATTTACAACATGTTAAAGAAATACCTAGTAAAAGTAATTTACTAAATTTAACTGGTCTTGATGCTACTAGCGAATCAGCACCTAAACACACAATATTTGATGCTACTAACCTTGATATTGAAAAAACAGGAGTAAGCGGTGGTATCCCATATAAGCAAGCAAATGACCCAACAGTATACCCAGCAATAACACAGAAAAGATCATCTACAACGGGGTCCTCCCCAATCCAAGGGCAAGCTGCAACTAAATACAATCAAATATTTCATCCGAAGAAAACGTATTTAAATTTTATTAAAAACTATATTTAATATTTTTCTTTTTCTATATATTTATATACGAACAAAATAAAAATGTTATATGAGCGATTTTAAAATGCCAACCGAAACGGTTTCGTTACCTTCAAAAGGATTACTATATCCGAAAGACTCACCACTTTCTAAAGGTGAAATTGAAATGAAATATATGACAGCTAAGGAAGAAGATATTCTCACCAATGCTAACTATATTAAAGATGGATCAGTACTCAACAGAGTAATGCAATCATTAATCGTAACACCAGTTAGTTTTAATGATATATTAGTATGCGATAAAAACGCAATACTATTAGGAGCACGTATTTTAGGTTATGGTGCTGAATATCAATTCAAAAATTATAACTACGAGACAGGTGTAGAAGAAATGATAACTGTTGACTTATCAACATTAAAAGAAAAAGAAGTTGATTTATCATTGTTTAAAGAAGGTGTAAATGAATTTACATTTAAAATGCCTTTATCAGGAAATACAGTAACATTTAAGTTGTTAACACACGGTGATGAACAAAAAATTGATGGTGAAATTAAAGGTTTGAAAAAAATCAATCCACAAAGTTCATTTGAAATCACTACACGTTTAAAATATATTATTACATCGGTTAATGGTAGTAGAGAATTAGCAACTATTCGTGACTTTGTTGATAATGGATTAACAGCAAAAGACGCTAGAGCATTACGTGAATACTATGCAGAAATCCAACCAGACATTGATATGACTTATTACCATGAAGGTGCAGAGGAGGGCATTTCTATTCCAGTAGGAATTAACTTTTTTTGGCCTGACTCAGGAAGATAGACCTATAATATTTGACCAAATCCACGAAATTGTATTTCATGGAAAAGGTGGATATGATTGGAATACAGTATATAATATGCCGATATGGTTGCGTCGATTTACATTCCATAAGATGAAAAAGTTTTATGAAGAAGAAGCTGAAGCTATTGAAAAACAAAATAAACAGCTTGAGAATAAAACAAAACCATCATCAAAACCATTAACACCCAACGTATCACAACCTACATATTCAACGAAAGCGCCTAAGAAATAGGCGCTTTTTATATTTATACGAGTAATTATTACCTATTATTGCTACTCATGGATGAGAAATTATTAAAACAGATTGAACAGTATTTAAAAGACTCAGGTCTAAACGCTACCGAACTTAGAAAGCGAATGGATGAGGTTAAGGCTAGTACTGCTGAATTTAATAGAGAATTAATTAATGCTCAACGTCACTTTGATTCTTTATCTAATGATTTTACAGATCTAGCAGATCAATTAAAAAATGTTGTAAGAGACTTATCTAAAACTAATGTTACTTCTAGAGATATTAATTCAAGTTTTAAAAAAATAAGTGGTCTTGCTGATAAATTGAAATATGACTCTCAAGATATTAGTAGACTATCTAAACAAGACTTAATAAGCAACCAGAAAAAACTTCAAATCGAAACTCAAAAGTTATATAAAAGTAAAGAATTTTTAGATAGTAAATATAAAGGTCAAAATTTAGATAGAATTGAAGCAAACGCTAAAGAAAGAGGCCTTAAAAATGTTTTAGAAGAAATATCTCAATACAGAGAATTAAATGGATTATTTGATAAGGAAGGTAAATTTTTAGATCAGAATAACAATTATTTATATAGAGCACAAACACTTACTCAACAAAGATTAGATGAGGAAAATAAAATTATTGAAAAGCTAGGTATATCTGGAAAAATAGTAGATGGTATCGTTGGTTCTTTAGGTAAATTAGGTATTAGTAGTGATTTCTTTGAGAATTTAAAGGAAGATATGAGAGATACCGCTAAAACAGGAACTAAGTGGGAGGTGATGATGAAAGGAATGACAGGAATTGTTTCTGGCATAGGCCAAGCATTAAAAGACCCAGTTACACAACTTACTATATTATTAAAAATCGCTAATTTCTTCTTTAAAGCTGCTTTAAATGCAAACGCACAAGCAGTTGAATTAGGAAAGCAATTAGGTTATGGAACTCAAAGAGCTGATGCTTTTAGAGAAAAGATGGTTGCTATTGAAAGCTCATCTAATAATCTAAATGTCACTACTGCTAATTTAACCCAAGCTTTTGGAGAATTGGCTAAAGTAACAGGATTTGCTTATGAATTTACTGCTGATCAACTTGAAACTCAAATTAAATTAACAAAACAAGTTGGATTACAAGCAGAAGAAGCTGCTCAAGTTCAAAGATTTGCAACATTATCAGGTAAATCATCAGAAGAAACATACAGATCGTTTGTTAGAGGTTTAACAACTGCAAGAAATCAACTTAAAGTTGGTATTGATTTTAAAGCAACATTAGCAGAAGCTGTTAAAGTATCAGGCCAATTGGCTGCTAATTTAGGATATAATCCTGAACGTATAGCTAGAGCTGTAGTTCAAGCTAAAGCATTAGGTACTACATTAGAAGATACTAAGTCACAAGCAGAATCTTTATTAAATTTTGAATCATCAATTGAAAATGAGTTAAAAGCTGAGTTATTAACAGGTCAGGCTCTAAATTTAGAAAGAGCTAGAGCATTAGCTTTACAAGGTGATATGGCTGGTGTTGCTCAAGAATTAGCAAACCAAGGTATGACTGCTACTAAGTTCTCTAAAATGAATGTATTAGCACAAGACGCTTATGCTCAGTCTTTAGGAACTACCTCAGATAAATTAGCTGAACAATTGAGAAAAAGAGAAGAAGCAGTTAAATCTGGGAAATCATTACAACAAATAAGTGAGGAAGAAGCAGCACAAGCTCTTGAAAGACAAAATATTCAAGATAAATTTAATGCTGCTGTAGAAAAATTACAAAGTTTATTTGGCAATTTAATGGCGGGTCCGTTAGGTTCATTTATAGATATGTTAAGTGGAGCTTTAAATATAATTAATTATATGGCTACTCCTATTAAAATAATAGGAGGATTATTTCTAGGCATTTATGGAACAATGTTAGCTATAAATGGAATTGGCAAAGCAATAGCAATTACTGAAGGACTATCAGCAACTTTAATGGGTCGAAAAGTAGGTTACCAAGCGGCATCGTTAACACACAAAATAACAGAAAATACATTATCAACTTTTGGTAACGCCCAGGCAGCAATAGGATTAGCCACTGAAGGAAGTAAATTATCATTTAGACAATTAAGCTCAGCATTAGAAAAAGAATCATTAGCTACTAAAGTAATAGCATATGGTTGGGCTCTTAAAGATTTAATTGTAGCTAGAGGAAAAGCCCTATTTGAAGGAATTAGTAAAGCTGGGATATTAGCACAAATAGCTAAAATACCAATATTGTTGGGTTTAAGAGCTACAGAAGCAACACTTGCAGCAGGAACAGCAGCAGCCACAGTTACCGCAGCAGAAGCCGTTTCATTCGGTGCCGCTACAGTATGGATTATAGCAGGTTTAGCCGCTGTTATGGCTTCTTTAGGTACTTACATGGCTATGAGAGATGGTGTGATTGACCCAAGCAAAGGACCAGTAATGACTGGGGGGTTTGGATCAGTTCAATTAGATCCAAACGATAAAGCAATGTACGGTGCTGATGGTAAAATCAAAGTAGGTACAGATTTAATGGGTGGTGAAAGTAGTGGAGGTGGTGGAGTAGCTATTGACCTATCACCAGTAGTTTCAGCCCTTAATGAAGTTAGAGCTGCTATTGGTCAACTAATCAATAAAGAAGGTATAGTGATGATGGATAGCGTGAAAGTAGGTACAACACAAAATATGAACGGGCGTTATAAAACGGCCTAAGTAAATATTTATACATAGACAATTTTAAATTAAAATAAAAATGGCAATCATTAACCAAAAAGACAAAAGCAAATTAGGTTTAGTAGCTAATAGATTAGAAGGTAGAAAATTTGGATATTTTGCTGGTACAGCTACTGATAAATTACACAATCAGTACTCAATCCATACCGATCCTAAAGTTAAATTAGTTGACTTTAATGGTTCTTCTAAAGTTAGACCAGAATCTACATTAGATGAATTAGATCCAAAGGCACCACGTAATCCACGTGCAACCCAATACAAATCAAAAAAAGGTCGTAAATATAGCGATTTAGGTCCAACAGAAGGTCGTTACTAATAAATAAATTAAGGAATGCCTATAATTACGCAATTAAATGCTACCCAACTACGCAGCTTAAAATACGGTAATGATACCTCAGATGGAGGTAACAGTGGGCAACCTTATATAAAAACCGAATTAGAAGATTTAGATAAACCTCTTACCAGAGTTAGACTTACTAAATATGATGATGGTTTAATCAGAGGGGGAGCAATCGGTGCTTTAAATTCATCCGTAGTTGATACAATTCGTATAGGTAAGTTTCTTAAAGACTCACCTAAAGGACCCTTATTTATAGCTAAACAAGTTGGGTTACAATTATCTAATCCTAAACTTGAAAGAAAAAAAGGACTTGGTGGGGCACTTGGTTCAACTCGTTTATATAATTTAGGTATTAATACCCTTCGCCAAATCCCTCTTACAGCATTTGGTAAACACTTAACAAGACATGGTCTTTTCCCAGTAACAGACGACAGTATTAAATACCTTAGTGTAGTTACTGAAAATAATAAAAATTCTGATAATAATAGGTTAGTTGGTTTAACTGATAAATTTAATCTAGGAGATCAGATAGGAGGAGTTGGTGAAGATTTTGATTTACGAGAAGAAAGAAGAGAAAATAGAGCCGCTAACCGAGAAGGAAGAAGAGAAAATAGAGCAAATAACCGAGAAGGAAGACAACTTAATAGAGCAGCTAATAGAGACGGAAGACAAGCTACTAGAGATACTAATAAACTTTTAAAACAAAAAACTGAGGAAGAAGGTGGTGATTTTTTTCGAGAAAAATTTATTCGTTCTGATTTTGACCGTACTAAATTTAAAAGAAATAAACTAGATGTAAAATCATTACTTGAACAATTTACTATTGATAGTTACAATGGGGGTCCTAATTCATTGTATGGTATAGGAAGAACCACTATTAATAGATATGCATTTACCGATGATAGAAGAAAAATAAGAGATGCTCTTACTGAATCAGAATTTCAAACTATACTTGGAAGTTTATCTTTTAACCCTTTAACCGAAAGAAGTAGGTATATTGGGGATAGTTATGTACTTGAGGACAAACAAGGTAAAACAAGACAAGAAATCCTTAGGTGGAAAGGTGGAAAAATTGCAACTCCTATATCCCCTCAAATTACTCCTTTAAATAATGTTAAAGAATTAGGCCAATTTGATGCATTAAAGAGAACTCCACTTGAAATTGATTCTACAAAACCAGGAACCAACCAATTTTTATATAATCCCCAACACCCAGAAAGTAAATTACAAAAGGATATTGGAAATGGAAATATTAGTGTAGTTGAAGGTGCAAAAGGAACCCCAGCAATAAACCCATTAAGAGATGTCCTATCTGATAAATTTGTTGTATTAAAAACTCAAAAAGAAGATACTGATTACACAAAAAGTACAAGAGTAATCAAAATTCAACAAGAAACACCAGGGGGGGCAGGCGTAGAATCCCCAACAAATTTTAATATTGGTACAGGAGATAAAATTTTTTATGGCAAAACTCAGGCAGAAGCTGATGCTCAATTATCTAATTGGGATAAAGAAATGCATGAATTGGATGAGTTAGTTGTTAAAAGTGGTAAACCGGGGATATCAAAATCTGTTAAAGCCTCTATTATAGATGTTTCTAAAATGGAAGGGAAATTAGAGACAGTTTTCCAAAACAATGAGATGACATCAACATCTGAGGCTGAGTCCTTTAAATTAGCAGATGTACCAGTAAACAGACAAAACCAACGTGGGTTTTATTTTAATGGGGAAAATACAACTCCTCATTTTAATAGAGTTGATCGAGACATAATGCTTGTTAGTTTTGACACAATAGACCCATTCACAGCAACAGACGCAAGAAATGTAGTATTTTCAGCATATCTATCAGGTTTTAAATATAATTCAAACTCCACCTGGAACCCAGTAAAATATGTGGGTAGGTCAGAAAGTTTTTATACCTTCACTGAGCATAAGAGAGATGTAAGTTTTAATATACAAATTCCATGTTTCAACAAAACTCATTTATTTGAAAAACATAGAGCATTGAGTGAATTGCAATCAGCAGGTGCTGGAAAATATGATAGTAATAACAGATTAGGGGGAATAATTACAAAAGTAACATTAGGAAATTATTTAGTAAGCGAACCAGGAATATTAACATCAATTTCTTTTGACATACCTGATGTTTCATCTTGGGATATAGATGAAAAATTAGCAATGTATATAAATGCACAATTTAGTTTTACTATTATTGGAAAAGAATTACCTACATATAAAGAAGGTGGATTTTTAAATTATTTACCAAATCCAATATCCGGAACTGGTTATTTAACAGGAGCACAAGCTAGATAATGAGATACACAACAAGAGATATTATACAATTACCCACAGGTACTAAATACCTTAAGTTAAAGAGATACCCAAATATTCCTTTATCTGAGGATGATATCTATGTTATTACAACAATAGGTGATAGATTAGACTTATTAGCATATTCATACTACAGAAACCCCGAATATTGGTGGATTATATCATCAGCAAACAATAATATAAACAAGGGATCCATGTTTTTAACACCAGGAACTCAATTACGAATCCCAACAGATTTAGGAGCCGTTTTAAAATTGTTTAATGATTTAAATTACAAATAATGTTATGTCTTTATTTAAACAATCATTTTCACCCACTATTAAAGAACAACTTATAGCAAGAAGCAAGGCTATTGCTAGACGTAGTTTATCAGATTTAGTAATCCATAACGGATCAAAATCCTGGTTAAGGATGTCCTCATCTGTTGAGGTTGATGGGGATGGTGGAGCATTAGCTAAAAATTATATTTTAGCAGGGGGTGCTTTATACAATGATAAATTAAGAGGTGGTGTTGGTAAGGGTCCTGAAAACGCCTATTCATTACAAACACCAAATGGTAAAACCCATTTGTACGGTATTAGACCAATGCCTGGTGTTACAAGTGCTGAAGTTAAATCAAAAGGTGCTTATGGTTCATTAAGAGAAGTAACAATAAATTTTAATTGTTGGGACATAACTCAACTAGAAGATTTAGAATTACTTTATATGAGACCAGGTTATTCTGTATTATTAGAATGGGGTTGGACTTCTTATATTGATAATAGTGGAAATTTAGTAACTACCCCAGAAGCCCCATTTGATATATTTAATAGTGAATACAATAATAAGGATTATCAATATGTTTTTAATAAACTATTTGAAAAAGAGGAAAGGGCACAAGGAAATTATGGTGGGTTCTTAGGCATAATTAAAAACTATAAATGGTCAGCAAGACCAGATGGTGGATATGATTGTAGTACAACTTTAATCTCTATCGGCGAAATGATAGAATCATTAAAAATAAATTACCAATCAGCTAATTTATCACTAGTAGCATTAGAAGCAAGTGGATATCTACAAATACAAAAATCAGCATTCACCCCTGCTCCAAGTCAATTGAAAAAATTCTATCAAAGAAACTTTATCTCAGGATTAATATATGAGTTATGGGAATCTATTGACTCAGGAAATTCTAGTGCTTCTTCTACTGTAACTGATAAATACGGCGTTACATACGATATGTTTGCTATGGATATTGAATTACATGGAACAACAGAAGATGATGAAGAGTTTGGTGATATGGATTGCCAAAAATATATTTCATTAGAATCTCTATGTAAGTTAATAAATAACCACATAACAGTAGGCATTGTAGCTGAAGGTGGAAATAAACCGATTATTGGGGTAACAACAAGTGATAGGCCTTATCAAAATGGAGGATCAATGTCTTCTGAAAATTTAAAAAAACCTTCAACCCCTTACTTATTAAGTTTATGCCATCCTTTACAAATATCTGTAAACCCTTCAGTATGTTTAATTAAAAACGATGTTTGGGGAAGTTTCCAATTACCTGAAGATTTTGGTACTACCCCATCAGGATCAGAACCTACAACAGTTCCTGGAGATCCTGGACCTCAAGTTACAAACAGTGATGGCACCCAAAAAGAAATGGAATTTGGTGGTTCTCGTGTTACCGTAGAAGCAGCTGCTAAAACTGTAATTACGGGCACAGTAATACCTCAAGGTATAATATCTAGTGGATCTAGTAATAATGATGATGCTATTATAAATTCTATTATAAATTATCTTGAAGCCTGTAAAATAGCAGGTATTAATGAAGATTCAGCTGTTCGTGAACTGCAAAGACAATATGAATTAGCAGCAACTGTTGATAGAGGAAAAGACGCAAACGGGAAAGAAATTCCTAATGTGACTATAGGTGGAGATATTAGTTATAAACAAGAACAATTTTATGAATTTTTAGATGCTACTTTATGGGAATCAGAAATAGAAGCTATTTCTTTAAGTTTAGCAAATTTAAAAGGAACAGATTTAGGCATAATTAAAACTAGAAAAGCTACAATTACAGCTCAAATTGAAACTGAAAATAAAATAAAAGAAATAAAAGATAAACAAGAAGATGCTGCTGATAATCTTGAATTTTTATCTAAATTAAAACCATTTTCTGTATCTGATGCTCTTGGAACCGCAGATCCTGCTTGTAAAGCAGGTTTAGGTCAAATAGGAAACATATATGTTAGTTTACGTTATTTATTAAAAATAAGTAAAGATCCTGGATTAGAAGGAGAAGATAAAACTGAAAAAAATACTATTAACCTGTATGATTTTCTAAAGAAAATGTTAGCAGATATAGCTACTGCAACAGGGAATGTAAATAACTTTGATATACATGTTGACCCACTTGACTCTATAGCTAGAATTGTAGATCTTAATTTTGTCGACCCAGAATCAAAACAAGACACTTATGATAAGACATTTACATTCTACTCAGAAGATGGTAAACCAACAGGAAAATATAATGGTTTATTTTCTACTGTAAGAAGTTATTCATTAGAATCACAAATATTTTCTGAGCAATCTTCTATTGTAGCAATTGGAGCTCAAACAGGTGGTGGTGAATTAGGATTAGAGAATGATACTATGGTTGGTTTTAATCAGGGGGTAAAAGACCGCTTAAAACCTAGGATGAGTGCTATGAACACTCCTAAAGACCAAAATGAAGCTAGTGTTCAATTACAAAATCTATTAACTAATTTAGAACCTATATATGAATTTATTAGTTGGATGGGTGGATGGGAAGCAGATTTTGATTTAGCAGATGCAAGTAAATATGAGGGTGCTCTTAGGGATCTTATAGCAGTTTTTAGAGCATTATCTAAAAACCCAATCAAATTCAAAGCAATCATACCTACAAAATTATCACTAGAGATAGATGGTATATCAAACCTAATCATAGGACATATATTTAATATACACCCAGATTTACTTCCTAGAGGATATAAAACTGATGGTGAAGATATTGGTAGAAGATTAGGCTATATTTTAACTGGTATAGCACATACTATTAATGATAATGGTTGGACCACTAAATTAGAAGGACAAACAATTATTTTGGAAGACCCAGATGGTGAACCAATAAATTGGTTTGATGTAGTTTTAAAACTTGGAAGCGGAAACGGAGGTAATGGAGGTAGTGGAGGGGGATCTAGAAGTACTAATTACACAGATGGTAGTGGTACATGGAAAGAATCAGTAAATAACAGAGCAGGAGGAAGGCTAGTTAAAGAAGGAGAAGCAGTATCAACCCAAAACTTATCTAAATACTACCCAGAATACAAATTTGTAAAAGGAACTTCAGATATTAATCTATCAAAGAAAGGCTTAACACCTTTAACAGAATCTGGAATTATTGATGATACAAAATTAAACAGATTTAATTTAGGCACAATTGCCTCACCACCAACAATGTTTGTTGTTCACCATACTGCGGGAAGTGATGGAAGAGATGGTCGTGAGGGATCAATTCATACATATAGAGTTTTCTATGATAGAGGATACCCAGCACAGTATGTAATTGGTAGAAATGGAGGAATTTATAGATTTATACCTGATGGTGGTAAAGGATGGCATGCTGGTAATTATAATAGCCAATCAATAGGAGTAGAAGTGGTAGCAAAAAATGATGCAGATGTATTACCTGTTCAAGTAGAAGCAGCAGCACGTCTTATACAATTTTTAGGATTTAAAAAGAATCAAATTTTTGGACATGGTGAACTCACTTCAGATAGACCAATTACTGAAGGCAAAACAATTAAAGATTATATACTTAATAATTTATAATGAGAGTACCTAAAAATATAGCAAAAGTAAATTATACAACTGGGGGAAAATATTTGGATTCAAATTTTAACCCTTATGTAGGATATTATTGTGAAGTTAGGGGTAAAGCATATCCTGGAAAAGTATATACAGGGAGAGCAAAACAACTAATATTAGCATCTAGTTTAGTTAAAAATAATAAAGCAAATGGGTATTATTTTAACATAAATGATGTTATTCCTCCTGAAGATGAAGAAGGAAATGTATCAGAAAATCCAGAATTTGTGTTGAGATATTTTATTAAATATATACATACTATCCCTGTTTATATAAAGGAAATAAATATAGATACTTATAATTCTGTAAAAAACAATCCTTTATATCAAATTTTAGTATTAAGGTGTGATACAAGGTTTGCATTTAGAAAAGGAGGAACATTTGATATAAATGAAATAGAACAAGCTGATAAAGAAATGCCTGGAATAAAACTTTATCTTCAAGAAGAAACTTTTTAAGTCAAAGTCTTTACATTACATTTAAGTCTACAAAAAAAAAGGTTATGTTTTATATTATTGAAAAATCATCGCAACTGCCTCGTGCATTTGGAGATTGCTTCATTCGGTTCATCCCGTTTAATGATAATTTTCATCCCTCCCTTACTGAATTAAGTTTAGTATATCTTAGACCCCTTAATGGTAAAAAAGGATACATACTGTGTCTAAACCATAATGAATCTTTCGGTATAGACAAAACAGAATTACTTGATTGGTTATTAAATAACACAGATAAGTTATGGACGTTGGATAAGAAAAAAGCATTGCATTACTTCTACCCACTGTCTGACAAATTATATGATGTAAACTTTATTGAACAAGTTGATATTAAATCACTAGACAATACCTGTATTAATTATTACTATAGCAAACATTATTCAATACCCAATGTTAACTGTTTAATCCCAATCAGCAAACATTATGAAATGTGTGAAGAAATATTTAACATAGCATTACCTGTTATTAAACAACACACACTGGGTGATACAGCATTTCAATTTCAAAATTTCTACACCGCAGACGTATTCTATCATATTGAAAAAAACGGCATAATGGTCGATAAAAACTGCTTTATTGATTATTACAATGGGAAATTAACAAACCCACAATTTAATTTAAATCGCAGTAGAATATACACTCAATATAATTTATATACAACAACTTCACGCCCATCCAATACATTTAATAGCATTAATTTTGCTGCTTTAAATAAAGATGATGGTGAACGTATGTGTTTTAAACCTGAAAACGATAAATTTATTGAACTTGATTTCCAGGGTTATCACCCACGATTGATTGGTGAAATGATTGGCTTTGAGTTTCTTAATACCCGAAGTACCTATGAAACATTAGCCACAGTGTTAGATGTTACACCACAAGAAGCTAAAGAATTAACATTCAAGCAATTATATGGTGGTGTTTGGGCTGAATATAAAAATAAGCCATTTTTTAAACAGGTAGATATGTTTATAGATAGTATGTGGGATACGTACCAATATGGAAAACACCTAGCGACAGATAATAAAATATTTATGTTCGATGCTGATATGACTCGATCAAAATTATTTAATTATATAATTCAAAGTAAAGAAACATCAACAAATGTTGAATTACTAAGATTAGTATTAAGTAAATTAGAAGGTAAAAAAACAAAATTAGTATTGTATACTTATGATGCTTTCTTATTTGATTATAGTGAAGAAGACAAAGAATTAATTTCGGATATAATAAATACACTAAAATATCCAGTAACCATTAAACAAGGCCAATCGTATCACGGTTTGGAGAAAATATAAATATTTATTATGGAACAACTAAACGAATTAGACTTGAACAAATTATTCTGTACATTCACAACTCCATTGGATTTGGAAAATACAGTTAGTACAATCAACCGTCGTTACGCTATTCTCTTTAACAAGATATTCATTCTAGAATCTCCTCAAAGTGAAGAATTGATATGTACTTATAATATTGACTCGGGCAACATGCAAGATGCTCCGATGGCTAATACTATCTTGTTACATCGTAAAAAAGAATCCAATACATTATACACCATTAATGCTCTTAATACTTTAATAAGAACTTTAAACAATGGTGTGGTGGACAAAAATTTCATCGTAAATTGGAATGATTATAAAAATTGTATCTTATTGACAGATGGTCCTGACTTGCGTCGATTAGATACAGCAATCCATAAAATAATAGACTTCAATAAATAATTTGGAGGTCCAAATTTAGAATCATAGATTCACAATATATTCCGTTCATAGAACGACTTACAATTAAACAAAAAACAATATGGATTTAAGTTTTGTCAAGCAGAAGCTTGAAGCGAACGCCAACAAAGGCGCAGGTCGTGAAAAAATCGACTACACTAAAATTTTCTGGAAACCAAAAGCAGGTAAACACCAGATCAGAATCGTCCCAAACACTTTTAGAAAAGAGTGGCCATTGCGCGAAGTTCAAATGCACTATGGTTTTTCAAAAGGACCAATTTTAGCACTTAGCAACTGGGGTGAAGAAGACCCAATCACAGATTTTGCTAAGAAACTACGTAAATCATCAGATAAAGATGATTGGACTCTAGCTAACAAAATCTCCCCTAAAACACGTTATTTCGCTCCAGTAATCGTTCGCGGTGAAGAGGGTGCAGGTGTACGTCTATGGGAAGTTGGTAAACTAGTAAATGATCAATTAATGGGTATCGCTAGTGATGAAGATTACGGTGATTTTACCGACATTACAGATGGTCGTGACTTTACAGTTGAAGCAATTGAAGATGTTATCGCTGGTAGAAAAGGTATTAAATGTACTTTAAGACCTAAACCAAAATCCACTCCTATCTCTGAAGATGCTGCGTTTGTAACCAAGTCATTAGAAGAACAACCAGACATTTTGGCTATTAATCGTAAATATACTTACGAGGCATTGAAAGATGTATTGCAAAAATGGTTGTCTCCTGAAGATGAATCAACACCAGATGCTACTCCAACCTCGATTGTAGATGATGAAGATGATTTCTTGAAATCATTAAATTCTCCAATCCAACCTTACACACTAGATGTAAAACCAAGAGAAACAGCAACTGATAAATTTGATTCACTATTTAATGACTAATAAATGGCTAAGATGGCAAAAAGTAAAGACAGTTTAACGACTGTAGTATCTGAATCGTTAAAAAAATCATTTAACATTGATGCTTTTAAGAAATCTAAATTCTTAGATCAATCTGTTAAATTTAAACCGCAAAGGTGGATTCCGCTTTCAAAAGCATTCCAAGACGTACTGTCTATTCCTGGTATTCCTATGGGCCATATAACCTTGTTACGTGGTCACTCCGATACAGGTAAAACAACTGCAATGCTTGAAGCAGCAGTATCTGCACAAAAAATGGGGGTTCTACCTGTTTTCATCATTACAGAGATGAAATGGAATTGGGAACATGCTCAACAAATGGGTTTTGAATTAACTTCTGTAGCTGATCCTGAAACAGGTGAAGTTATTGATTATAAAGGTTTCTTCCTTTATGTTGATAGAGGTTCATTAAACACAATTGAAGATGTAGGTGCGTTTGTAGCTGATTTGTTAAGTGAACAAGCAGCAGGAAAACTACCATTCGATCTACTATTCCTGTGGGACTCAGTAGGATCAATCCCATGTAGACTATCAGTTGAATCAAACAAAAATAACAATGAGTGGAATGCAGGAGCAATGTCTCAAACATTTGGTAACTTTATTAACCAAAAGATTATCTTATCTCGTAAAGAAAATCAACCGTATACAAATACATTTGTAGCAGTTAATAAGGTATGGGTTGCAAAACCAAATTCACCAATGGAACAACCTAAATTGAAAAATAAGGGTGGTGATACAATGTTCTTCGATTCATCATTTGTAATTACATTCGGCAACGTATCAAATAGTGGTACTAGTAAGATTAAAGCAACTAAAGACGGTAAAGACGTAGAATTTGCTAAGCGTACTAAGATATCTGCTGATAAAAATCACGTTACTGGAGTACAAACAAAAGGTACTGTTACAATGACAGTTCATGGTTTTATCCCTGATGATAAAAAAGCAATTGATATCTATAAAAAAGAACACTCAAATGAGTGGCTACAGATTCTAGGATCAGCTGACTTCGATATTGTTGAGGAAGATGAAATGGAAGAAAATTTCAAAGAAATAAATTTAGTAGATGTCCAAGAATAAATACTTTGATTTAATCTCAAGTATTCAACCTGACACTCGTACATCACTAGATTCAATTTTAATAATAGATGGTTTAAACACTTTCCTAAGAGCGTTTACCATGATTAACCACATAAATCCAAATGGCCACCACATTGGTGGCCTAACTGGATTTTTAAAGTCAATCGGTTATGCAATTAAAATGCTTAACCCTACTAAAGTAATAATTGTATTTGATGGTGTTGGTGGCTCGAATGCTAGGAGAAACTTATACCCTGAGTATAAAGCAAATCGTCATGTTAATCGTATGACAAATTACTCTATCTTCTCCTCAAAAGAAGAAGAAACAGAGAGTATAAACAACCAGATGGCAAGATTGATTCAGTATCTTAAATGCCTACCAGTTACTGTTATTAGTATTGATGGTTTAGAAGCAGATGATATTATCGGTTATTTATCAAATAAATTCCAGGTATATAATGAGACGACAAGCGTAACAATTATGTCTGCCGACAAAGACTTCTTACAATTAATTTCTAATAAAGTTCAAGTATATTCTCCAGTTAAAAAGAAAGTATACAAACCAAAAGATGTATTAGAAGAATTCGGTGTTAGTAGTTATAATTTTCTTAATTATAAGATATTGATGGGTGATCAATCTGATAACGTTCCTGGAATTAGTGGATTAGGACCTGTTAAATTGCTTAAATTATTCCCTGAATTAACTAGTGAGAATAAAATTGAATTAAGTGACATTATTGAATCGTCTGCTAATAAAATAAATGAAAATAAATTATATTTGTCAGTGGTAGAAAGAAGACATCAATTAGAAATTAATAAAAAATTAATGTCTTTAGATGGAAGTTTCCTATCACCTGAAAATAAACAGTTGGTAAAAGATGCTTTTAATGATTCGTATGAATTAAATAAGTATCTATTTCACCAAATATACGTGAATGATAAATTGGGAGAATCAATACCAAACGTAGATAATTGGCTTACAGAAGTTTTTGGTTATATAAATTCTCTTAATTAAATTTAAAAAAGTTATGACAACATTACAAAAATTACAAGCATACGGACCACAATTCCAAACAAAAGTAATTGGAGCATTATTAACACAGAAAAACTTCTTAGTAAACGTATCTGATTCTCTTGAAAAAGAATATTTTGAAAATCAAGCAAATCAGTGGGTTGTTAAAGAAATACAATCATATTTCTCTAAGTACCACACAGTACCAACAATGGAGGTACTATCTACTGAAGTAAAGAAAATTGATAATGATGTTTTAAAAATTGCTATTACTGAAGGATTAAGAGAAGCGTATAAGGAATCACAAGCAAATGATTTAGAGTGGGTAGAGAATGAGTTTACTAATTTTTGTAAAAATCAACAAGTAAAAAAAGCAATCATGACTTCTGTTGATTTGCTTGGTATGGGTGATTATGATAGTATTAAAACACTAATGAATAATGCCTTAAAAGCAGGTGAAGATAAAAATATTGGTCATGAATATGACAAAGATATTGAATCAAGATACAGAATAGATGATAGAAACGCAATACCTTTCCCTTGGCCTGTATTCAATAGCCTAACTCAGGGAGGAATGGGTAAAGGAGATTTGGTATTAGTGTTTGGTAATCCTGGAGGTGGTAAGTCATGGGCTGTTATTGATATGGGAGCCTATGCTGCCGCTTTAGGATTTAATGTAGTACACTATTCATTAGAATTAGCTGAAGGTTATGTAGGTAAAAGATACGATGCTGTATTTACAGGGATTCCTGTTGATACTCTAGATAAACATAGAGCTAAAGTTGAAGAAACTATTAGTAAAGTAAGAGGTAAGGTTGTTATTAAAGAATACCCCCCAAAACGAGCATCATTCGACACTATCCAGGCACACCTCCAACAACTAGAAATGCAACATGATTTCAAACCAGATTTAATCATTATTGATTATCTTGATTATGTTAAGAGTTCATCTCGCTCTAGAAATGGAGAACGTAAGGAAGAAATTGATGATGTTTATGTTGGAGCAAAAGCATTAGCTAAGGAATTAGGAATACCAGTTATATCTCCATCTCAAGCAAATAGAGGTGCTGCTAAAAGCAACATTATTGAAGGAGACAATGCAGCAGGTTCATATGAAAAAATTATGATTGGAGATATTATTTTATCTCTAGCTCGTGGTAGAAAAGACAAAGTAAATGGAACAGGACGTTGGCACGTTATGAAAAATAGATATGGTGCTGACGGATTAACATTTGGTTCCAAAATAGATACATCAAACGGAAAAATAGATATATACGAAACGCCATTAGATGATGAAGATGATGATGACTCTAGACCTGTAAATCAATACAGTAGTGTCAATAATGACGATAAAGATTACCTTCAACAAAAGTTTTTTGAGCTTAGTAGAGGTCAATAGTATATACTATATTTATAAATACAACAATAAAAATTATGGTAACGGTAAAAAGGTTCACGGCTGCTTGGTGCGGCCCATGTAAACAGCTTGCTCCTTTAGTAGCGCAAGTTCAATCAGAATTAACAGATGTTAATTTTGAAACAATAGATGTTGATAGTAATCCCGATCTAACACTAAAATATAATATTCGTTCAGTACCTACTTTGGTAATAGAAGTTGATGGGCAAGAAGTAAAGCGTACCTTGGGTATGCAATCAAAACCAACATTAATTAACTTATTAAATTCATTAAAATGATAACTGAACCACGTATTTTCTACAAACCATTTGAATACCAAGAAGCATTTAACTTCTATAAAGATCAACACAGAGTGCATTGGTTGGCTGATGAAGTACCTCTAGCTTCCGATCTAAATGATTGGAAATTAAAATTAACCGATTCAGAGAAGAACTTGATAGGAAATATTCTAAAATCATTTGCTCAAACTGAAGTACACGTTAATGATTATTGGTCTACTAAAGTATCATTGTGGTTCCCAAAACCAGAAATTCAAGCTATGGCTCGTGTATTTGCTGATTTTGAAAGCATCCATGCTGAAGCTTATGCTCGATTAAATGAAGAACTAGGCTTAGATGATTTCCAAGCATTTTTAGAAGATGAAACATCAAAAGCAAAAATTGATCGTTTAATTGAAGTACCAGGTGATAATATTGAAGAAAAAGCATTATCACTAGCTATATTCTCAGCATTTACTGAAGGTGTTAATTTATTCTCTTCATTCGCTATATTAATGTCATTCCAATTAAGAAACTTAATGAAAGGAACTGGTCAGATTGTAGAATGGAGTGTTAGAGATGAATCATTACATTCAAAAGCAGGATGTTGGTTATTTAAAAAATTATTAGAAGAACAACCTGAATTAGATACAGCAGAAATGCGTTCAAATGTAGCAGAGGCTTGTCGATTATCAGTTCAATTAGAATTTGATTTTATTGATAAAGCATTTGAAATGGGAGATATTGAAGGATTAAATATAGAACAATTAAAAACATTTATCAAAGCGAGAGCGAATGAGAAAATGGTTGAATTAGGTTATAATGGTATTTTCAATGATATTGATCCTAACCTATTAAAACAAATGGATTGGTTCGGACATTTAACAAGTGGAAAAACACATCAAGATTTCTTTGCAGGACGTGTGACTAGTTATTCTAAGTCAAACGCAGATTGGTCAGACCTTTAAAATTAAAATTATAAGATGAGTATACAAGTAGATACCAGTACCTGGGTTAAAGGTAAAGATTTTCCTTCCTGGATGGATGAGATAGCATTAAGTATGATTTCTAAAGGATATTTGATGCCTGATGAAGATGTATTTGGTGCATTTAAGAGAGTAAGTAAAGCAGCTTCACGTAGATTAAGACGTAAAGATTTGCAACCAATATTCTATGAAGCAATAGTAAAAAACTGGCTATGTTTAGCATCTCCAGTATTATCAAATTTAGGTACTGAGCGTGGAATGCCTATTTCATGTTTTGGTATTGATGTTGGTGATTCTATTGAAGGTATTGCTGATGCAAACTCCGAACTAATGAGATTATCATCTCAAGGTGGTGGTGTTGGTATTGGGGTGTCTCGTATTAGAGGTAGAGGTAAAGCTATTAAAGATAATGGTATTTCTGAAGGTGTAGTGCCTTGGTGTAAAATTTATGATTCAACTATCCTTGCTACAAATCAAGGATCAGTTAGAAGAGGTGCAGCATCTGTTAATCTAAGCATCAACCACCCAGATATTGAAGAATTCTTACAAATTCGTAGACCAAAAGGTGATGTTAATCGCCAGTGTTTGAATTTACACCAATGTGTTGTTGTTGATGACACATTTATGGAAAAGTTGGAAAATAAAGATGAACGTTCTATGCGTTTGTGGGGTGAGATATTAAAAACACGTCTTGAAACTGGTGAACCTTATATCATGTTTGAAGATAATGTTAATAATGCAAATCCTGAAGGATATAAGAAGTTAAATCTTCATGTATCAATGACAAATATTTGTAGTGAGATTTCATTATACACAGATGAACTACATTCATTTATTTGTTGCTTATCATCATTGAATTTAGCACGTTGGGGTGAGTGGAAGGACTATAAGTTTGAGAATGGTATGACATTACCTGAAGTAACATGTTGGTTCTTAGAAGGTGTATTACAAGAATTTATTGATAGAGCTAAGAACATTAAATTCATGGAAAATACAGTTCGTTCTGCAACTAAAGGTAGAGCAATTGGAATTGGTGTTTTAGGATGGCATACATTACTACAATCAAAAGGATTACCATTTGCAAGTATCCAATCATCAGCTTTAACTAGAGTTATATCTGAATTTATTCAGGCAGAAGCACTAAAAGCATCACGTGACCAAGCAGAACTATATGGTGAACCTGAATGGTGTAAAGGTACTGGGCTAAGACATTCACATCATTTAGCAATTGCACCAACGGTATCAAATGCTCATATCTCTGGAGGTGTGTCACCATCGATTGAACCAATTCCAGCGAATGTATATAACCTTAAAACAGCAAAGGGTGTATTCATTAAACGAAATAGAATACTAGAAGACCTGTTAGAGAAAAAAGGATATAATATTGATAGTGTTTGGGATCAGATTCTAAAAGATCAAGGATCAGTAGTTAACGTTCCTGGTTATATTCTAACTGATGAAGAAAAATCAATCTTCTTAACATTTAAAGAAATTAATCAGTTAGAAATAGTAAAACAAAACGCTATTAGACAAAAATATATTGATCAAGCTATTTCATTAAACTTGTGTTTTGATCCAAACGATACCCCAAAATGGATATCTCAAGTACATAAAGAAGCACATAAAGCTGGTATTAAAACATTGTATTATTTGCGTACTGAATCTGTATTGAGAGGAGACAATTTACAACGTTTATCTGAATGCGTATCTTGTGAAGCCTAAACAATTAAAAAACGAAATTGATTATTATGTGGAGGGAGAGCGCGTAATTTTTACTGCGCTCTTCCACATTAATAGAGGTAGTTGCTGTGGTGATCAATGTAGACACTGCCCCTATGAACCAAGAAATACCAAAGGAAGAGTGGTATTGTCAGAGGAAATACTTAAATTCACTCCAAATAAGAAAAAATGAACTTAATAGAATTACTAAATAGAGCAGAGCAAATCCAAACTCAATTAACAGAAGATAATGTTGATGTTGCTTTACTAACTAAAGAGTTAGAAGAAATTATGGATCAGGTTTATAGCATTATTGATGATGATAAAAACTGGAGAATGGTAAATCAAGAAGAATTAGATGAATTAAATAATGAAGGAACAGAAAATGAATAACGATATGAAACCAATAGGACAAGTATTTTACATTGTAGCATTATTAATTCTAGCAGCATTGCTGTTTGGATTACCTTTACAATTTTTATGGAACCAATTAATGCCAAGTATTTTTGGATTAAGATATATTGGATTCTGGGAAGCATGTGGATTAAATCTAATGGCAGGTATCTTATTCAGATCAAATATCACAATAAAAAAAGATAAATAATATGGCAAAGTATCAATCAACAAAGTTGTTTGACGGTTTTAGCACAGTGTTCCGTCAATGGAAAGCAGAAGGTACTCATTGTAGGTTCCTTCATGGTTATGGTGTATCGTTTAGAGTATGGTTCGAAGGTGAATTAGACGAACGAAATTGGGTTTGGGATTTTGGTGGTATGAAACGTGCCAAAGGTAATATCGATGGTATGAACCCAAAAGCATGGATGGATTATATGTTTGATCATACAACAATAGTAGCTGAAGATGATCCTGCATTAGGTGGATTTAAAACAATGAATGATTTAGGAATCATTCAATTAAGAGTAATCCCGGCTACAGGTGCAGAACAATTTGCAAAATATGTCTTTGAAAAACTAAATACATTTGTTCAGGAAGAAACTAGTGGTAGAGTTAGTGTTGTGAGAGTAGAATTCATGGAACACGCTAAAAATACTGCCATATATGAGTAAGAAACTTGAAAAAAATCTAGAAAAAGCACGTCGTAAAATACTTCGTGAAGAATATGAACAACAACACCCCCATTATACTGAAGGGTATTGGGAAGAAGCTATGTTAGAAAATAATAGCTATTATGATATTGATATACTTGAAAAATTCAATAAACCTATTAATAAAGAAATCAAATATTGGGAAGAAAGATACAAAAATGCTTCTAGTTGGTTAGGAAAATGGTATTGTCAAATTAGAATAGATAAATTAAAAGCTAAATTACATCATTATGAAAATTAGTCATGAATTACCATTAGCATTGATGCATAACGCATACAAATGGAATGATTATGATTATTGCTTACCACATTTAATTGATCAATACGATCAATATAAGTTATTTTTTGAAAAATCTAGAAAAGATAAACGGTTTATAATATGTGATAATGGTCTATTTGAAGGAGTAGTTCATACAACAGAGGATCTATTGTCTAAAATTGAATTAATAAAACCAGATATATTCATTGTACCTGATGCCTGGAATGATTCAACAACAACTCTAGTTAATGCTAAAAGTTGGATGATAAACCATAAGCCAAACCTACCAGAAGGTGTTAACTTAATGGCAGTGTGTCAGGGACAAGATATGGGTGAATTAATAACAACATATCAAACATTAGTAGACTTAGGTTATACTCATATTGCTTTTAACCATTCAAGTATTGCATATCAGAAAGAATATGAAGGAATGGATCATTTAAAAGCAGCAATGTATGGTAGAATGGAATTTATTAGACGTTTAGTTGCGTCTAATACCATTAGAAAATCTCATTATCATCATTTATTAGGATGTTCATTACCACAAGAATTTATGTCATATAAAGATTGGACATTTGTTAAATCAGTGGATACGTCTAATCCTATTTTAGTTGGTGCTGAAGGACAGAGATACACTGATAGTGGTTTGACCTGGAAACCAAAAGAAAAACTAGAGCATTATTTTGAGAAAGATTTGAGTGGGCAGGTTGAAGATATTACATTTAACGTACAACAATTTAGAAAATTTATAAAATAAAAGTTATGCAACTAATGATTTCACTTTATGATTATCTAGGCAAACCAGCAGGTTCTCGTCTAGGAAAACAAGTAGCAGAATATGCTAGTCTTGTAGGAGCAAGACGTAGTACTAAGGTTATTGCTCACTCACCTTATAAAAATGGTATTATTTTCATTTATGAAAAACCATTTCTAGATCAATTCTTTAAAATCAAAGCATTGTTTGATAACGCTTAAACGGGAGTAAGCGTTTAATAAATAAATACAATCCCAAACAAATAAAAATTATCTATGAAACAAGCAGTATTATCACTGTCAGGTGGAATGGACAGTAGTTCATTATTGTTACACCTATTAGCTAACGGCTATCAAGTAACAGCATTAGGATTTGACTATGGTCAAAAACACAAAGTAGAATTAGAGCGTGCTACATCATTAGTAGAGTACATTAATGAAACGTGCCCTAAAAATGAAAGTTGTTTTAATGGATGTAAAGTAAACTTTCAAATTATTAAATTGGATGGTTTATCTCAACTATTAAATTCATCTTTAGTAACTGGTGGTAGTGATGTTCCTGAAGGACATTACGAACAGGACAACATGAAAGAAACAGTTGTACCTAATAGAAACAAAATATTCTCATCATTAATCCAGGCTGTAGCATTATCAGTTGCAACTAAAAATATTGGAGAAGATTGCACTGTAGGACAACCAGTAGCCATTGCAATGGGAATCCATGCTGGTGATCATGCAATTTATCCTGATTGCAGACAAGAGTTCCGTGATGTTGATTTTGAAGCATTTAAAGCAGGTAATTGGGACGCTGATTTAGTATATCATTATACCCCATATCTTGAAGTTAATAAATTTGATATTCTAGAGGATGGGCAAAAATCTTGTGATATCTTGGGTCTCAATTTTGATGAAGTATATGCTCGTACAAATACATCTTATAAACCGATGATACATTCTATAAAAGTAGATGATAGAGTAAGTTATACAGCTTGGTTTAGTGATTATAAATCAGCTGCATCAGTAGAGCGTATTGAAGCATTCATTAAATTAGGACGTCCTGATCCTGTAGCATATGCTGACGAAACAGGACCCGTAACATGGGAAGTAGCTAAGGCTCATGTGGAAAAAGTATTAGCTGAACACAATTCGTAAACAAAAATCAAATATAGTTATGAGTTATCAAACTAAAGTACGTGCAAACTACTTAAACCGCACAGCAAAATTGTCATTCTTCACTCACCGTCAACGTATTGGTGATTTGACAAGATTATCTGAAGAAACAGGTTATTCTGTTAGCCATTTGTCTAACATTACATCCTTCAGACGTAGAGTAAACAATACAATTGCAAACGCAATGTATAACTTGACTCGTCGTCGCATGAAAAACACTGAATTAGCAGAAGCTTAATTCACTCCTTAACATCCACCCCTAAAAAGGTGGATGTTTTTTAATTTGTGTATTATACAACCATGAAAATATTAGTAACTGGAGGAAATGGATTTATAGGAAGTAATCTTATTAAAAGATTATTAGAAGAAGGATACAATGTCAGTTCATTGGATGATCTTTCTATAGGATTAAAAGAAAATGAAACACCAGGTTGTTATTATTACTATGGTGATATTGAGAGTGTTGGTTTAATGGATAAAGATTTTGATTTAATTTTCCATTTAGCAGCACTAAGCAGAATCCAACCTTCATTTCTAAACCCAGAAGAAACTTTTAGAGTTAATACTCAAGGTACTCTAAGTGTATGTAAATTTGCAAATGAAATAGGTGCTAAGGTTATTTATTCTGGTTCTTCTTCTAGATGGCATAATCCTTATCAATCCCCTTATGCTGCTTTTAAACACATGGGAGAAGAAATTGTTAAGATGTATAAACAATCCTTTGGCTTAAATGCAGAAATTGTACGGTTTTATAATGTGTATGGACCAAACGAAATTTTAGAAGGAGATTGGGCCGCAGTTATAGGAAGGTGGAGAGGACAAGTAGCAAAAAATTATCCCATAACAATAGTAGGTGATGGTGAACAAAGAAGAGATTTTACTCATGTTGACGATATTGTAGACGGTTTAATTAGAGTAGCCTTCAATGATGAAAAGCATGAAGATGCTTGGGAGTTAGGAACTGGTAAAAATTATTCTATAAATGAAGTTGCTGAGATGTTTATAAATAAATTTTACTGTGTAAAAGTCTATATGAAGGATGAAAAAGGTAATTACAGAAAAACACTAAGAAAAAATAAGGATGCTACCCAAAGATTGGGATGGCAACCAGAAGATAGATTAGAACAATATATTAAATCATTATAACATGCACGAAATAATCCATGTATTAGGACTTTGTGGAGATAGACATCCAAGCATTATGTTTATAATCTTGGAATGGCATAATTTTAGTCCTATATTCAATTATATAAAAACAATATTTAAATGAGCAAAATTGATCCAAATAAACTACTAATCAGTAGTGATTTTTACAGTGTGCAGGGTGAAGGTATTTCTTCTGGAGTTCCTTCTTACTTTGTCCGTCTTGGTGTTTGTAATCTTACCTGTGGTATGAGCAGAATGTTTACCAACAAGTTAATGAAAGAACAAACATTAGAAGATGGAGAAATATTCGTTGGTGACCTTCATGCTGAAGGTAAAGCAACTTGGACTTGTGATTCTACAAGCCAGTGGTTGTGGAGAGGTGAAGATAAAGATTTTCAATATCTAATTGATCGTTGGAAAGAACAGGATGTTTATGATGATATTAAAGATGGTAATATTCATATTATTTGGACTGGTGGTGAGCCTACAATTAAGGGACATCAAGAGGCAATTTGTAATTTCCTATATTACTGGTATAAATTAGATACTTCAATTACTCCATATAGTGAAATTGAAACAAATGGTACAATTTATATTGGAGATGAATTATTCAGTCAGTTAGACCAAATTAATTGCTCACCTAAGTTAGCTAACTCAGGTATGACTGAGAAGCAACGTATTGTTCCCGCTGCTATTAGTCGCATTATGGAACATTCAAACTACCAATTTAAGTTCGTTATTAGTACAGAAGAAGATGTACAAGAATTATTCCGTGACTTTGTAGTACCATTTAATATACCACTTAAAAACGTTGTTTGTATGCCTGGTTTAGATGATGCTGCTGAGTTTGAGGAGCGTACTCAATTCTGTTTGGAAATGGCTAAAAAATATCGTTTCCGTGGTTTGACAAGACTGCATATTGCTGCTTGGAATAAAACATTAAACGTATAATATGGAAGAATTAATTATTGGAGGTTATATTGTAATAGCAATACTATCAGCATTTGGTGCTGTAAACATGATTAGACAAATTAATAAATTAAAATAATATGAAATTATTAGAAAAATCAAATGGTAATCTAGCTCGTACACCAGAAGAAATTGAGCAAATGATCGAAAATGCATCTGCAGCATACGCTCAGTTCCTTACAGCAGTTGGATTCGATTATAAAGCAGATCGTCAAACAGTAGATACACCTCGTCGTGTTGCTAAGGCATGGTTGAAAGATCTAATTGTAGGTTCTGTTACTGACGAGCCAAATATTACAGTATTCCCTAATGATGAAGGATACGATGGGTTAGTAATTCAATCAGGTATTCCTATTGTTAGTATGTGTGCTCACCACAATTTAGCATTTACAGGTTATGCTACCGTAGCATATGTTCCTGCTGAAAATGTTATTGGTTTGAGTAAATTGAATCGTATTGTTGAATGGTTTGGTCGTAGACCACAAATGCAAGAATCATTAACAACACAAATTCACGATTATGTTGCAGATAAAATGCAGTGTGAATCAGTAGCAGTTAGTATTGCTTGTAAACATACTTGTTGCTCACACAGAGGTATTAAACATGGTTCTGTAATGACTACAAATAAATTTAGTGGTGTGTTTATGGAGAAAGATAATTTAATTAGAGAAGAATTCTTACATGCAATTGAAGTAAATGGAGCAAAATTCTAATAAAAGGTTTATTACTTGGGAGTACATTGATGCCGCTATAGAAAATATAGCGGCTCAAATACTATCCAGCAATTATGATATTAAACATGTTTATGGTATGCCTAGAGGAGGATTAATTCCTATGGTAATGCTATCTCATAAATTAAGTATCCCATTATTTAAACCAGGAATGGTAATAAATAATACAACACTAGTTGTTGATGATATTTGTGATTCTGGAACTACAATGTACAATTATTGGAAATATGGAATCCCATTTACAACAATTCATACTAAATTAACAGCATCAGTTCAACCTACATTCTTTCATGAAGTAGTTGAAGATGAATGGATTGTATATCCATGGGAAAGAGCTGATTCAAAAACAATAGCAGACTATGCAGCCAAAGGAGAGTAAAACAAACACACACTTTTGGATAAGTTTATTCAAAAGCGCATTAAGACTGACAGCTTGTTGGTTTTTATTTAATCAAATGTTCGTGGATACTGCAATCCTATTAGGATTAGCAGAAATATTAGGAATTGTAGAGGAACTTTAATATATTTATCTGTATGATTATAATCGACGCACGTAATAAACCTATTGAGCAAGTATTAAAACAATACAAAAACAAACATAGTAAAATGGGTATTGTTGAAGAATTACGCGAAAGACAAACATTCACAAAACCATCAGTTAAACGTAGAGCTGAAATATTAAAAGCAAAATACGTAGAGTCTAAAAAAATAAAATAAAGTTATGTTAAACGCTGAACAAATCCTTGAACAAGGATTACTTAAGTTAGAAAACACAAAAGGCAAACCTGCACAAGTTGGTTACGATTTATCCCTTAAATCAGTAAATAAAGTGGGAATGCAGTATGTTGAAAATGGAAAGGGAGGAATTCTAAACAAAAAGAGTAACAAAATTGGTAAAGTCTTAAAATCCAAAACCGAACTAACAGAATACACTCCAGTTGATCCTATTAGGTTAGATGGAGATGAAGGTTGGTTGTTGTATGAAGGTGTATATGATATTACATTCCACGAAGGTTGCAAAATTCCTAATAATAGAGTAGCATTCATTAAACAACGTTCATCATTATATCGCAACGGAGCAATTATTAATAGCCCCGTGTTTGATCCAGGATTTGAAACTGAAAATATGGGTACGTTGCTTTATGTTCATGAAACTATATTCATTGAAAAAGATGCTCGTGTAGCACAAATTTATTTCCATGAATGTGATTCTGCCGAAGAATACAATGGGCAGTGGCAGGGTGATAAGCAAAGAAGTTCATTATAGTAAATTGGGGGTGTCAAAACCCCCATCTTACATTTAAGTTATGTATCAAGCAATTTATTACGATAGGTCTACCTATACATTTCATCTACGTGATGACAAAACTGGTTGGAACGAATTTAAATATAATCGTCCACGCTACATTATTGACCCAAATGGTCAATTTCCTACATTAGATGGTAAACGAGCAAACCCAATTACTAAATATGATTGGAAGGATAATTCACTATATGAATCTGATTTAGATGCTAATACAGCAGTATTGATTGATAAATACAGAGATAGTGATGATGCCCCTGAATGGCAGAATATTGTTTATTTCGATATTGAGTGTGAGATTGCAGGTGCATTAACACCTGATCTTATCAAACGTGCTCCTACTAAAATTACTTCTATTGCTGTTTATGATAATACTACTAAAAAGTATTATTGTTTAATCCTAGATGAGAAAAAACAGTTACAAACTATTAATGAAGAAAGTAGAGCAATTATTCCATTCCCTCATGAGCATGATTTATTACATGCATTTCTTAATTTGTGGGAACAATTAGATCCTACTATTGTTACTGGTTGGAATAGTGAATATTTTGACGTTCCATTCTTATATTATAGAATTGAGAACCAATTAGGAGCTAATCAAGCTATTCGTTTATCTCCACTTAAGAAAGTTAAATTTGGACAATATGTAAATGATTCTCCTGTAGAATTAGCAGGGTTGAATCATTTGGACTATATGTTGTTATTTAAAAAATACAACGCTAAACAAGAACCATCTTATCGATTAGGTGATATTGGAGAGAAATATGCTAAATTATCTAAAATCGAATATGAAGGTAATCTTGATAGATTATTTACTGAGGACATAAATAAATTCATTGAATATAACATTCGTGACGTTGAAATTCTTATTGAATTAGAAAAACGATTTAAATTTATTGAATTAACTATTGCTATTTGTCATTTGTGTCATGTGCCTTATGAACAAATCTATCTATCAACAGCGTTAAATGATGGAGCTATATTAACATATCTAAAACGTCAAGGTATAGTTTCACCAAACAAACCAACTACTACTCGTCCTGCACTATATGACATCAAGGAAGAATATGCTGGTGGCTACTTAAAAGACCCAGTACCTGGACTTTATGAATGGGTTATTGACTTGGACTTTACATCGCTGTATCCGTCAATTATACGTTCACTTAACATTGGCATTGAAACATATGTTGGCCGAATAGTTAATAATGATAAGTATGACAATCAATGGACATTAGGTGATCTAAAACGAATGGATCCTAAACAAATGATTACTATTGAGCGTCTTAAAGATGATAAAACAACTAACCAATCTCAAACTACAGTAGAGCAAATTATCAGTTTCATTGAAAAAGGTGATATACTAGTTGCAGCATCTGGTGCTATGTTTAGAACAGATAAATCATCAGTAGTATGTGATGTATTAACTGATTGGTTTAATAAACGTGTTGAATATAAGAACCTAATGAAACAAGCATACAAATCAGGTGATGCTGTTAAAGGTGAATTTTATAATAGAAGACAACACGCCTATAAAATTAAATTGAATGACGTTTATGGTTGCTATGCTATTAATGGTTGGCGCTATACCGATGGTCATAAACTTATATCCAAAGCAATCACATTAACAGGCCAACGCGTAACACAAGAATCAATCAAATTTGTAAACAAGTGGATGAATAAAGAGTTAGGCACTACAGATAAGGACTATGTAGTTACCTCTGATACTGATTCATTGTTTATTGAATGTAAAGATTTAGTGTTACAGCGTTATCCTGAAACTAAAACTAAGGATGAATATATTAAAGCAGTATTAGAAATTGCTACAGAAATACAAAAAGCAGCAAATGATAATATTGATAAAGTAACTAGAGAATATTTCAATGTTAAAGAACGTCCTCACTACTTTGAATTAAAGCAGGAAGTGATTATTGAAAGAGGTTACTTTGCAGGTAAGCGCCGTTATGCAATGTATATTGTAAATAAGGAGGGTGTTACTGTTGATGAACTAGACATGAAGGGTCTTGACTTGATGAAATCAAATATGACTCCAATGTATTCTAAATTTGGGGAGAAATTGATCCAAGACATTATGTTTGGTAAACCTAAATCAGATATTGATCAACAAATAATTGATTTTAAGAAACTTGTTAAAACAATCCCCATTGCTGAACTAGCTAAACCTACAGGAGTAAAACAAGTATCCTCATACATTGATCGTAAACCAGGCATTGGTGAGATATTTAGTACATTAAAATTAAAATGTCCTATTAATACCAAAGCAGCAATATGGTATAATGATTTATTGCGCTTCAAGAAACTAGATAAGCAATATCCATGTTTCACTGAAGGTGATAAAATGAAATATATCCAACTAAAGGATAACCCATACCGAATTGATGTAATTGGTTTCACAGGCAAAGACCCAGAATTCATCAACCAGTTTATTGATCAATATGCTGATAGAGATGAGGGATTCGAAGCAACATTAATGAATAAGTTAGTAGGTATATATGAGGATTTGGGTTGGGATTTTCCATCGATGCATGAAAAAGCAAGTAAATTTTTTAAATTTGGTTAGTCCAAATATTAATCGTATATTCACGTTATGAATTTATTCAAAGGTTTTATATTTGGTCTGTTAGCTCAAATCATTACATTTCTCCAATTACAAGGACAAATTAAATATGAATGGTTTAAAAACAATACATTATTAGTAGCATGTATGGGAGTACCTATTTCGCTATTATTTATGTATTCTGTAAAATATTTTGTAGCAGCATATGATGGTGCTATATGGCCTTCACGTTTAATTGGATTTGGTATTGGAGTAGCAGTATTCACAATCATGTCTCATTATATGTTTGATGAGCCTCTAACTCCTAAAACACTTACTTGTTTAAGCCTAGGAGTTGTTATAATTTTAATTCAAATATTTTGGAAATAATATGGAAAAACAATCATTCGTCTCATTGATAGACAAGTACTACTTAAATGGAGTAGGTGAAAAAGTAAGATGGAGTGTTAAAGATAAGGTAGCAACTATCAAGACATTCTCTGCCACTAAAGATATGGTAGGTGTAGTAACAGGTCCTGTTGAATTAGTCGATAGTGAGTTTGTTATATTTGACACAAGTAAATTTCTAAAGCTTGTTGGTATATGTAACCAATTCCTTACTACGGATATACAATTCCAAGGCAACATCGCCACTAAACTATTAGTAGCCGACAATGAATACAACTTAGAGTATGCGCTTGCTAATTTGATGTTAGCACCACAAGTAAACTTTACAGTTGAGGAATTTGAAAGCGATTATTCATTCGGTATTACAAATGAATTTATTGGTAAATGGATTAAAGCTAAGAAAGCATTAGGTAGTGAATTTTGCACTATTAGTTTATCATCAAAAGACACAGGTAAAATAATTAATTTCACTTTAGGCGAACCCGAAGGCCATTCAAATAAGATTGATTTTGAGGAAGTGCCATTGGAATCAAAAGATGGTATTCAAACACCATTACAATTCAATGCAGAATATTTAAAGTCTATTTTTGATGCTAATTACGGAGCAGCAGGCACTATGTGGGTTAGCAATGAAGGGGCAATGAAATTAGATTTTGCAAGTGAAGATGGACAAAAATCATCTTATGTGATGTTAGCAAAAATTTAAGCTCGTATATATTTATATTTAAGATACTTGACAGGTCTTATTTATTTATCTATCAACCGCTTACCTTAGGGAAGCACAAACGTTTAAAAAATGACAAAAACAAACTTTGGGGATGTCCCTGTTACCTTGCAAGGAACAAGCACATCAGCCGTATTCAACACAACATCAGGCAATACAAGCCTCACATTTGGTTACTCTCCAGCTATTGGTACCACTTCAATTTTTAATAGTGGTAATTCATTAATCCAACCAACATACGACGACTTTTGGAATTACAATGAAGAATGGGATCTATTATGGAAATCTTTCTTCGATAGTAATGCAGGGTATCGTCCTATTAAGGAAAAAGTAGCAAGTATTCCTTGCGATATTCAAGAAACAGAAAATGGGCTGCTGATAGAAATTGCAGCAGTAGGTCTAGACAAAGAAGATCTGGATATAATTGTGGATTCAGAAACACTACGTGTGGCTTATCGTAAAACAGATAAGGATGAAGAATCAGAAAAGAACGAGTATAGATACTTGTTAAGAACAATTAAAAAAGCAAGTTTTGATATTGGGATTAAAATCTCAAGTAAGTATGACTTACAAAAAATGGTTGCTACTTTAGAAAAAGGATTGTTAATTTTAGAAATTCCATTTGCTAAAGAAAACAAGCCTAAAAAAGTTACAATAAAATAAGTTTTGAAAACCGAAGACCTGTCAGTATCTTCATTTTAGTTATAAAATAAATAAAACAATGAAAATAAAAGCATTACATAATCACGTTGTGATTAAACAAGATGAAAATCAAGAACAAAAGTATGGCAATATTGTTGTTGCTGACTTAGGTAAAGAAAAACCACTACAAGGTGAGATTGTGGAAATTGGTCCTGGTAGGGCAACAGAAACAGGGGCTTTTGTTCCAACAACACTTAAGGTAGGAGATGTTGTGGTATTTCCTTCATTCGGGGGTAACAAGGTTACTGTTGATGATGTGGAATATATTATTATGAAGGAAACAGATTTGTTAATTGTATTAGAAAAATAAACTATGAGTAAAATAATCAGTTTCGATCGCGAAGCAAAAGAAAAACTACAGGAAGGTGTAGACAAGGTCTACAAAGCTGTAGCAACTACGATGGGTCCCTTTGGACGTAACGTATTAATTGAAAAAGAATATGGCCAAGTAGCATCAACAAAAGATGGTGTAACTGTAGCTAAGTCAATTACATTGGAAGATCCAATTGAAAACATGGCAGCTACTGTTATTAAACAAGCAGCATCTAAAACGGTTGATCAAGCAGGTGATGGTACAACAACATCAACAGTACTAGCTTATTCAATTGCAACACAGGCCTTACAAGCGACAGCTTATGCTTCAACTAATGCTACTCAGGTAAAACGTGGTATTGAAGAGGCAGTTAAGATTGTAGTTGATGAATTAAAATCAATGTCAGTAGATGTAACTGACGAAAACCAAATTAAACAAATTGCTACATTATCAGCAAATGGTGATGAAGAAATTGGTAATATCGTTGCAACAGCAATTGATAAAGTAGGTAGAGATGGAGTAGTAACAGTAGAAAAATCACGTACAGGTGAAACAACACTTGAGGTTGTAGAAGGTTTACAATTTGATAGAGGTTATAAATCACCTTACTTTGTAACTGATAATAACTCAATGCAAGTTACTTTAAATGATCCTTATATTTTAATTTATGACAAACGTATTAGTGCAGTTAAGGATTTACTTCCACTACTTGAACGTGTTTCTACTGAGAGTAAATCTCTTTTAATTATTGCTGAAGACATTGATGGTGAAGCACTTGCTACCCTAGTAATGAATAAAGCTAGAGGTGTATTGCAAGTATGTGCTGTTAAGGCTCCTGAATTTGGAGATCGTAGAACAGCAATTTTGGAAGACATTGCTACATTAACTGGAGGTCAGGTTATTTCATCTGATAAAGGTATGACATTAGCTAAACTAGATATTAACTGGTTAGGTAAATCTAGAGTTGCTACTGTTGGAAAAGATACAACTACAATTGTTGATGGTAAAGGTAATGTTGATAAGATTGAAGAGCGTATCTTGAATATTAAAGCTCAAATGGACAAACCAGACACTACACCTTATGAGATTGAAAAATATCAAGAGCGTTTAGGTAAAATGGTTGGTGGTGTTGCTATTATCAATGTTGGTGGTGGTAATGAAATTGAAATCGAAGAAAAGAAAGATCGTATTGACGATGCTTTACAAGCAACAAAAGCTGCTCTTGAAGAAGGTATTTTACCAGGTGCTGGAGTTGCTTTATTACAAGCTAGAAAAGCACTTGATATCAACAATTCATTAGGAAGTGATGATAAAAGTAAAGGTAAACAAATCGTGTTTATGGCTTGTGGTAAACCATTTAATCAAATCTTAACTAATGCTGGTGAAGATTCTAGCGATTGGTGGATGCAATTAATTAAAACTAAAAACATGGTACCAGATATTAGCAAAGGAGCAATTGTAGATGCATTTGATTCAGGTATCATCGATCCAACTAAAGTAGTTCGTTGCGCCCTTGAAAACGCTGCTGCAGCTGCAGTTACATTATTGATGACTGAATGTGTTATCCATGAAAAACCTAATGAGAAAAAGGACAATGACATGGGTGGTATGGCAGGATTTGGGATGTAATTTTACCCCATGAAGAAATTATACTTGGACGATATCCGCACCCCTCAAACAGAGGGGTGGGTTATTGTTCGTAACTACAAAGATTTTGTAGCGTGGGTTAGATTAAATGGGATTCCTGATGAAGTATCATTCGACCATGATTTGGGAGAAGATGTAGCTAAAGCTAAAGTAGAGGCAGGAATGTCTAAACGCAAAGCTAGAGAGCAGAAGAAAGAAACATTAAGTGGTTATGATGCTGCTAAATGGCTAGGTGAATATTGCCTTGACCATAATATACCGTTCCCCACATGGAATTGCCACTCTGCAAACCCAGTTGGTAAGGCAAATATAGAAGCGTATATTAATAATGTTATTAAACATCAAAATAAGTTATGAGACAACACACACTCTGGATTGAGAAATATAGATCCCAAACATTAGAACAATACATTGGTAACGATGCTGTTAAAGACCGTATTGCCGATTGTATTGCTAAAAACGATATCCCCCATTTCATATTTGCTGGCAGCGCAGGTACAGGTAAAACTACATTAGCTAAACTAATTGTAGGAAATATTCAATGCGACTATCTTTACCTCAATGCTAGCGATGAGAATGGGATTGATACTATTAGAGATAAAGTAAAGGGATTTGCCTCAACAGCATCATTCCAGCCTATTAAAGTAGTAATCCTAGATGAGGCTGATTTCTTAACACAACCAGCTCAAGCAGCACTACGTAATCTAATTGAGGAATATTCAGCATATACTCGCTTTATATTGACTTGTAATTATGTTGAGCGTTTAATTGAGCCATTACAATCACGTTGTGAATTACATATGTTAAAACCACCAACTAAAGGTGCTGTTGCAAAACACATATGCATCAACATTTTAGATGTTGAAGGTGTTACATATGAAATGGCTGATGTGGCTAGAGTTATTAATGAATTTTATCCTGATATTCGTTCTGTAATTAAAGTATTACAATCTAACGTTAAGGAAAGTAAATTAGTTATTACTGCTTTAGATGATAATTGGACTAAACAATTGGTTCAAATACTATCTAAACGCGAGAAAAACGCTTGGTATCAAGTACGCCAACTTGTAGCTGATGCTCAAATAGACGACTTTCAAACGGCTTATCGCTATATGTTTGACCATCTAACTGAATTTAGTTATGGTAATGATGCTCAATTATCAGTTATATTGGATGATTTTATTTGGAGAGCAGGTGTTGTACCTGATAAAGAAATTAACTTTGCTGCTTGTATAGCCAAAGTATTAGAAACAAATCAAAAACAAGTATTATAATGGATCAACAAATGAACCTAAACATTGGTTTAGACAAAACATCACCTGTATCTTGTGATAAGTGTGGTAGTCAAGTCTTCCAAGAAGGAGTATTGCTTAGAAAAGCATCTCGATTATTAACAGGAACAGCACAAGATGCTTTGATTCCTATTCAAGTGTTTGCTTGTATGGCTTGTGGTAATGTAAATGCAGAATTTCTACCAATACAAATGAGACAACAAACACAATCACAACCCACTGAACCTGAAGAAGAAGGTGGACGAATTATTAAATTTTAAATTATGATAACATCAATAGCATTACTTATAATAGCAGTAGCCAATGCCGTTACAGCATATTATAGCGCCAAAAGAATGGATAAACTCCAAGACCAAATAAATGAATTAGGTCAACAAATCTATGATAATCATTCTCAAACTGAACGAGCGGAAAATCTCCAAAGAGCAATCAATGATAATCTAGATAAGCAAATCAAATCTCAATACAGCCACTTTACAAGTCGTATTGATAAATTAAAAAATGACGTGTTACAAAATACAAGACAATACTAATGAATATATTTGACCACATTAAGAATATCACAACTAATAAAGGAGCATACTTAGGTGATGAAGGATGGAACAACTGGATGATTAATCGTTTTCTCAGTATGGATCCTGATTATTGTGAGGTTGTTAATGTGGTTCAAAAGAATACTTGGCAAATGAAAGGGGAGTATCTGTATAATTTGTATAGAGATATTATCCCAAAACAATACAAGTATCTTAAATATATCAAAGCTAAAAATAAAGCTGAATTTGATGCTGGCGAAATAGAGGCAGTATCATTGTATTTTGAAGTAAGTAAGAAGGAAGCAAAAGAATATATTTCAATGCTTCCTAAAGACGAATTAAACAATATAATATCACAAATCAATGGAAAATAAAGAACAACGCCACCCCTTTGAAGGAAATTACTGTGTTGAAGACGATAATGGTGTATTACATGAATTAGATTCAGTTGTAAGCTCAATTATTGATCAATTTACATCAAGAGCCCTTATGGGTAAGAAAAAATATGGTGTTGATCTTGATCGTACCGATCTATCGATTCTTGAATGGATTGAACATGCCAAACAAGAGCATATGGATGCAATTTTATATTTAGAAAAAATTAAACAGGAAATTAGTGGCAAAAAAGAAACTATCTGAAGTTGAACTTAAGATAAAAAACCACCAACAACCTGAGGTTAATCTTGCATTTCACAAAACTGTATCTTATTCTCAATATACTATGTGGGCTTCATGTCCTCATAAGTGGTATTTAACTTATGTAGAAAATAAACAACCATACCAAGCTAGTATACATACTGTGTTTGGAACCGCATTTCACGAAACTATACAATCGTATCTTGAAACGATGTATAATGTGAGTGGAGCAGCAGCTGATAGAATGGATCTAGAAGAACTATTTCAAGCTAAATTCTCAGAAGTATATTCTAAAGAATATAAAAAAATGGGAGCTCATTTTACCACTCCTCAAGAAATGGGAGAGTTTTATGAGGATGCTGTTGCTATAATGAAATGGATTAAGAAAAATAGAAACGTATTATTTACCATCCGTCGAGTAAAATTATTAGGTATTGAAATACCAATATTAACGAATGTTGCTAATAATGTGTTTTTAAAAGGATTTATCGATTTTGTATTATATGATGAAGATTTAGATAAAATTTATATATATGACATCAAAACATCAACAAGAGGGTGGGGTGATAGAGAAAAAAAAGATGATAGTAAAATTGCTCAAGTATTATTATACAAGGAGTACTTTTCAAAACAATTTGGGGTTGATATTGAAAAGATTGAAGTAGAATATTTTATCGTTAAACGTAAAATATGGGAACAATCAGAATACCCAACCCCAAGGGTTCAATCATTTAAACCAGCAAGTGGGAAAATCAAACGAAAGCAAGCAATAGATAATTTTAATAATTTTCTTAAAGATTGTTTTGATAGTGTTGGAAAACCACAAATAAAATCATATATTAAGAATGTTGGTGAAAGCTCATGTAAATGGTGTCCTTATATGGATAAACCAGAGCTTTGCGACAAAATCGTAGTTTCCTAAAAGTTTATATATTTATATCCGAATATATAAAAACTACAAACTATGGCAGAAAAAATGCAATTAACCAGTGTAAAGGTGCCTGAATCGTTATTTGAAGAATTCAAAATAGCCTGTGTTAAACATAAATTCAGCATCCAGAAATTAACAGAGCGTGCAATGTATTTATATTTAACTGATGAAGAATTTCGCAAAATGGTACACAACCAACTAAACACTCAATTAAAAAAAGAAGACTAACTACGTTATGAAAGAAGGTTATATCCCACAAGAACAAAGAAAAAAAATCTTATTACTTTGTGATGATATTAGAATGACGAGCGGTATATCCACTATGGCTAGAGAAATAGTAGTGGGTACCGCTCATCACTTTAATTGGGTCAACTTAGGAGGTGGTGTAAACCACCCTGAAGAAGGTAAAAAGATGGACATATGTGCTAGTACTAATGAATATGCTAAGATTGAAGATGCTAGTGTATTTATTTATCCCGTTAAAGGATATGGTACTATAGAATATGTTAAACAAATAATGCATTTAGAAAAACCAGATGCAATAATGATTTTCACAGATCCTAGATACTGGATTTGGTTATTTCAGTTTGAACATGAGTTAAGAAAACAAGTTCCACTTATTTATTTAAATATTTGGGATAGTATTCCATACCCAATGTATAACAAATCATACTATGAATCATGTGATACTTTATTTGCAATCAGCAAACAAACAGAAAACATTAATAGAGTAGTATTGGGAGATGTAGCTGAAGAGAAAGTGATTAAATATGTGCCTCATGGTATAAATGAAGATCATTTCTATCCAATTGATGAAACTAAACCTGAATATTTAGCTTTACAAGAGTACAAAAAACAATTATTCAGTGAAAAAGAATATGATTTTAGTTTATTATATAATGCTAGAAACATAAGACGCAAATCAGTTCCTGATTTGATGTTAGGTTGGAAATTATTCTTAGATACATTATCACCAAAACAAGCAGACAAGGTTTGCTTAGTAATGCACACACAACCTAAAGATGAACATGGTAGTGATTTGATTGCAGTTAAAGAAATGCTTTTTGGAAGAAACGATAAAAGTATTATCATATCCCAAGGTAAACAACCAGTGCAGGTAATGAATTTACTTTATAATTCTTGTGATGCCACTATATTACCTAGTAGTAATGAAGGATGGGGATTGTCTTTAACTGAGGCAATGATGGTAGGTAAACCTATTATAGCAACCGTAACTGGAGGTATGCAAGACCAAATGCGTTTTGAAGATGAAAATGGTAAATGGATTAAATTCACTCCTGAATTTGGATCAAATCATAGAGGTAAATATAAAAACTGTGGCAAATGGGCTTTCCCGATATTCCCAAATAATCTAAGTTTAGTAGGCTCACAACCAACACCTTATATATTTGATGATAGGATAACACCAGAAGACATTGCTGAACAAATATCAGTATTATATGGTCTTAAAACAATCACACCTCAAAATTTTGAAGAAAGAGGTAAAGCTGCTCGTGAATGGGTAACATCAGATGAATCAATGATGTCTGCTAGATGGATGTCTAAAAATGTTATTAGTGGTATTGAAGAAACTCTTGAAAAATTTCAACCAAGATATTCATATGAACTAATACATGTTAAAACTCCTGAACAACCTTTAAATTATAATCCTTATTTAATAGCAAAATAGTTATGAAACCAGTTATAGCAATAAGTGCTCCAGTAAATACATTTAGTGGATACGGAGCAAGATCAAGAGATGTAGTAAAAGCACTCATTGATTCAGACAAATATGAAGTAAAAATCCTATCACAAAAATGGGGTGGTACACCACAAAATTTCCTTCAACCAAGTAATCCTGATCATAAAAAGATTATTGATTGTATTCAACCAAGTAATACTAGACTAGATCAAACTCCAGACATTTGGATTCAGATTACTGTACCTAATGAATTTCAAAAGGTAGGTAAATATAATATTGGAATTACAGCTGGTATTGAAACAGATTTATGTTCAACAACATGGATTGAAGGTTGTAATAGAATGGATTTAGTATTAACATCCTGCAAACATGCTAAAAATGTATTTTTAAATTCTAAGTATGAGCAACGTAAAAAAGATAATCCTGAAGAAGTTGTAGGAATTATTCAAACTACAGTTCCTATGGAAGTGTTATTTGAAGGGGTTGATACTAAAATTTATAATAAAACAACAGAAATAAATAAAGATATAGATTATGTCTTAGAAGGCATACCTGAACATTTTAATTTCTTAGTTGTAGGCCATTGGTTACAAGGTGATTTTGGTGAAGATAGAAAAAATATGGGAGGCACGATTGCAACATTCCTCCAAGCATTTAAAGATAGAAAAGTAAAACCAGGATTGATTTTAAAAGTAAATGGAGGTACTTATTCAATTATGGATAGAGATGCTATGATTGCTAAAATTGAAGAAATTAAATCAAAAGTTGGAGGTGATTTACCAAACATTTATTTACTACATGGTGAATTAACTGATGATGAAATGAATAGTTTATATAATCATCCAAAAGTAAAAGCTATGTTTAGTTTAACTAAAGGAGAAGGCTATGGTAGACCCCTAATTGAATTCACTCAGTCACAAAAACCAATTATTGTAAGTGGGTGGAGTGGACATACAGATTTCCTAAACAAAGAATTCAGTATGTTTGTTGGAGGTGAATTAAAACCAATAGATAAGAGTGCAGTGGTTGAAAACATGTTGATAGCTGAGTCAAAATGGTTTACTCCTAATTATGATGAAGCTACTTTAGCTTTAAAAACAGTTTATACTGATTATAAAGAATATGTTGAAAAAGCAAAAAGACAGTCGTATATTTGTCGTAATGAATTTAGCTTAGAAAAAATGGGAGAGAAGCTAATTGAGATATTAGATAATAATGTTAAAATTAAAGAAGATGACAAGTAAAGAATTTATAATCTGGTTGAAAGGATTTGTTGAGGCTTGTCATGAATATCAACCAACTCCTAAGCAATGGGATCTATTAAAAGAAGAACTATCTAAAATAAATGATGAACCTAACACTTATATAATTGAATTAGATAAATTAGGTTTAAATGTCACAACAACAAAATAAAAATCAGATGGATAAATTAATAACATGTCCTATATGCGAATCAAATTTTTGCTATGAGGTAGAACATGACCAAAAGAAACTATGGCATTGCTTTGGATGTGGATTTGCTTCAAATTCAGACCAACATATTGAAAAAGTTGACTTAGAACAAACAGAAGCCGTATTACCTGAGTTATATAGAGCTATTAAAAAACTAGATGAAAACGGATATTATTGGTATCCTTCAACAATAAACCATCCAACTAAAGGAATGGTATTTGTTGATTTAGTAGATAATACTTGGCAGTGGGCTGGGGTTAAGGCTACTCCTATTACTGAAGAAGAAAAATCTAAATTTCCTGAAGGTGCTACACATAAAGCAGATATGACTACGATCCAACATTTTGGAAGCACATATATGGAAGCTTTAAATTACATTGAATATTTTAAGAATGAAAATTAATACAAGGGGATTTTGGGAGAATGATACAACAGTGGGGCACCACAATGATATCCCTCTCTGCTCAGTACTGGTTGATTTTTTAAAGACTAATGAAATTAAAACTTTATTAGACTTAGGATGTGGGCCTGCGTTTTATGTAGGTGAGATTATCAAAGAAAATATTCAATGTGAAGCGTATGATGGCAACCCAAATACTCCAGAACTTACTAATGGGTTGGGGAAGGTAGTTGACTTAAGTGAAAATATGGATTTAGGTAAAACCTTTGATTTTGTCTTAAGTTTAGAAGTAGGAGAACATATTCCTAAAGAATTTGAAGATATTTACATTAATAATGTTTTAAAACATTCTCATAATTATGTTTTACTAAGTTGGGCAATTCCTGATCAAAGAGGAGACGGACATGTTAATGAACAACCAAATGATTATATTATTGATAAGATTACATCTTTAGGATTTGAATATAATGAAGGTGTATCAACAGGGTTAAGAAAATCAGCCAAAGCATGGTGGTTTAAAAACACATTGATGTTGTTTAAAAAGAAATAATGAAAACATATATAATTAATCTCCCACATAGAATAGATAGACTTTCTACAGTAACTAAAAATCCAATCCCTCAACCTAAACTAGTTAGAGCAGTTTATTATTCTAAATTACCAAATGAAGATAAACAATTTTGGATTAATAAATTAATCACAGAAGAAAATTTTATTGATTCTGATGGAGCTATGGGATGCTTTGCAAGTCACTATAATACTTGGAAAATGATTATAGAAGCAGAAGAAGAAATTGCTCTTGTATTAGAAGACGATGTTAAGTTTAAATCTGAATTTGAAAACACTCTAAAAACCATCACAGAATCAACCCCAGAAGATTTTGATATATTATTTATAGGAGGAACTTATGAGGGTGGGACATATAGTTTAGGTATTTACAAACCGGAGTTTGCTAGAAAAAACGCATTTACTACTGAAGCCTATATCATATCAAAAACAGGAGCAGCTAAGTTAATTGAGCTGGTAGATAATAAAAAATCAACTAGTTGTAATGTAGATTGGTATCTTCATAACCTAGGAAAGAAAAATTTAATAAACTACTATGGACATTATCCTCTTATATGCTTCCAGACTCATGGGGATAGTGATATAAAATAAATTTGTTTAAGCAATAGTTTGGACTTATATTTATAAGAGAAAATTATAAATTATGTCAAGAGAGCGTCGTTCTAAATTAGACCCGTTAAGTCGAATCATAACATTGGGGGACATTGAATGTGAAACAGTTAATCAAATTATACAAGACATATATGAGATTAACGAGGAAGACGCTAAAAAACAAACAGTAGAACCAATTAAACTCATTATCAACTCGTTTGGTGGAGAAGTATTTAGTGGGTTAGCATTAATTGATGTAATTGATAATTCGCAGACTCCAATCCATACTATATGCCATGGTACAGCAATGTCAATGGCTCTAATAGTATATGCTGCGGGACATCACAGAATTGCGAGTAAATATTCGACATTCATGTATCACGAAGCAGCATATGAGATTAATGGTAAAGTAGCGTTCCATAAACAGGAATTAAAAGAAACAGAACGTATTGATAAAATATGTGATGCTTACCTAATATCAAAAACAAAGCTCACTCAGAAGATATTACAACCACATAGAGATAGACAGGCTGAATGGTATTTTGATGTTAAAACAGCACAAAAATATGGTCTAGTTGATGAGATTATAGAATAATTAATATTTATATATAAACACAATACAATGGCAGATTTAAACATAAAACCAAAACTTAAAGTAGATGTAAACCATAACCCAACTAAAAAGGGTATTAAGGTACAATTTGCATTGCCTCAAACATTAGTAGGTGATGATAAAGCTGCTATGACTCAAAAGTTACAATCAAAATTAAACCAAGGTTTGCAACAATTCAATATGACTGCAAATATGGATACAGATGTTCCTTTTGATAATGTTATTGGTTTCTTAATTCCTATCCAGGACATTAGGTTAATGATCAAGAAGGCAATCATGCCTGAAGAACAACCTGTAGAAGAACCAGCAGCAGAAGTACCTGCAGCACCTACAGCACCTGAAGAAGAGGTTACAGCTGAGTAATCACTGTTAAAAAAGGGAAAATATGAAAAGAAGAATTCCGGTGTTCAAAATATCACTTGGGGATGGAGCAACCTATGAACAAGTAAGTACTCACCCTGAGATTAGAAGAGCAGTTATAGAGGAAACAATATTTGCTATAAAAGACGGAATTAAGAAAAAGAAAAAATCAATTTCTTTATTTCAAATTGCAGGTACAACTACTTATCTAGAATTAGAGAAGGAAAAATGGCAACCAACTCTTGAAAACTTATTAGAACATTATGTAGAAGATGAAAACTATGATAAGTGTATTGAGATAAGGGATTTAATAAAACAAATTTAGTTATGGAAGGAAATATTGATGATGCTAAAAAATCAATAGATTTAATTTTAGGCTCTGATACTACTCTTACAAGAAGAAAAAAAACACAACAAGATGTTACTAGAGAATTATTTAATAAAATTGTAATTAGTCTAGAACAAGCAAATACAAGATCTTTTCTATTAAGTAGTGATTTTAATTTAGATCTTACTAAATATGACGATGTATTTTATGAGGCTATTGATAATTTAATTATATTGAATTTTGGTAAAGAAGCATCTGAATTAATATTCTTTTATTTATATGATAGAATTGATCCTGAAGGAAATATACAATCTTTAGTTGATCCTCATGGTAACGAAATACTGTTACAGAACCCAGATGATTTGTGGATGTTATTACAAGTTATAAAAGGAGATGTTAAGAAGAAAAAATAGTTATGAAACCAAAACCGTTTTCGAAAGATGATATCTTAAGAGCTATGAGGCATACTCGTAGTAATAGAGCAGCTGCTCGTTACTTGAATTGCTCTTACACTCATTATAAAGCATATGCTAAGCTATATAAAGACGATGAAACTGGAGAGACACTATTTGATATTCATTTTAATCAGTCAGGTAAAGGTATTCCTAAACATTTAGTTGGAGCAAAAAAAGAACCTGCTTTAGATCAAATATTAAATGGGCAGATGGATCCATCTCATTTTAATCCAGAAAAAATTAAAAATAGGTTAATTTATGAGAGCAGGATTGCTGAGGAATGTCACAACTGTGGATTCTGTGAACGCCGAGTAACTGATTATAAAATTCCATTGTTACTTAATTTTAAAGATAATAATAAACGTAATTATCGTTTAGAAAATTTAGAATTATTATGTTACAACTGTTATTTCTTGTTCATTGGAGATGTATTTACCCCTGAACAAGTAGACAAAATTGAAAGTTTCACTACAAACAAATTCAAAATAGAAGAACCAGACTTCAATCTTTCAGAAGATCAAATAGAAAATATGAAAGCGCTTGGAATCTTATAATGCCCGTCGTATATTTACCTCAAATAAAGTTATAAAATATGGAAGGATTACACAACCAATACGCTGGTTTCGAATTACCAGAAGAAATTAAACAAATGTACAAAACAGGATATCAACCATTTGGTTCTAAAAACATGGCCAAAATGATGTTCTTTGCTAATGAAGTAAAATTAAACAATGATGTGATCAACTACTATGCTGGAATTGGTCCTGCTCGTAGAGAAAATGAATCATTTGAGGATTACAAAAATCGTCAAAAATTTCAAAAAGCCTTATTCAAATATAGAGCTCACATTTACGATTATTCAGTATACGAAAAACAAAATTAATAAAACATGGCACAGTATTTCAATGTAAAAGTTCAGTTTACAACTGAAGACGAAAGAGGAAAAGTTAAAAAACAAAATGTAAATTATCTAGTAGACGCAATGTCAGTAACTGAAGCAGAAGCTAGAACAGTACAATATTTAGTGGAACGTGGTGAAGAGCAATTTGAAGTAAAATCAGCATCAGAAGCTAAGATTGCAGAGGTTATTCTGACTGCAGAATAATCGGTTTGCTCAGTTCGACTAAGGGCTAGGTCACATCCCTTTCACGGATGTAATACGGGTTCGAATCCCGTACTGAGTACTAAAATACATGGTGTCTGAAGCTTTAAGGTGAAGCGCGAGTTTGTGGAGCTCGATAAGACGGTTCGATACCGTCCTTACACCCATTAATGCTCCTAAAGCATTGCTGGCGATGCGCGTGACTTGTAATCACGATAACTTGGTTCGATTCCGAGTGGGAGCTCAACAAGGACCTGTAGCTCAATCGGTTAGAGCGGCACACTCATAATGTGAAGGTAGTAGGTTCGATTCCTACCAGGCCCACGTGCCAACGTTTATTTGACATAATAAAAAATTTAAAAAGATGTTGGATGGGCAAAAAGAAAAGTGTAAATTAACAATATATGAAAAAAGAATTATATGACATGCTTATGGCTTCGGCAGTTGCTGAAAAAACAAAAGCACTACTATCTCTAGATTTATTATCTAACCATGCTGCTGGGATCGGAGATCATTCAACAAAAGACTTTTATAACAATGCTGAAGAAGCATTACAAATGTTAGTTGATGCTGAAGATAAGATTGAAGCACTTGAAAAACACTTTAAACAATAGTTATGTTTTGGATTTATTACCTTACTTGCTTTTTTTACTGCATTGTAATGTCTATTAAAAAATGGAACAGAGATGTCATGTCTGGTGGTCTAGGAATATCACCAGGTCTTGAAAGTCTAGCTCTAATTATTATGTGTTGGATTTTAGCTCCTGTTGATGTATTTTTAACTTGGGTTAGAGTTTATAAAGAAGCAGAAGAAGTAAGACGTAATCAAACAAGAATTAACTAGAATTGTAGGGTGGTGAAAAGGCGTACGCTTGGCAGACATACCCTCCCGTCTCGAGGGTGCGGAGTTCGAGACAGATAAATGATAATGGGTTGACCACAGGCTAGCTAGCAAAAATGTCATTTATCGAATCGCCGCGTGGAGGTTCGAATCCTTCCCCTACAGCATATGTTGGCAACTCATTGGGTGGTTTAAAAGTTGCATATGCCGGGGTGGTGGAATAGGTAGACACGCAAGACTTAAAATCTTGTTCGCCAACGCGAGTGCGGGTTCGATTCCCGCTCCTGGTACAAATACACTGCTTCGAAAGAAGGACTGGACGGACGCTAAGAATGAAGAAAACCTCTGCTACGATAAAGGTAGTATTGAGACAGTTTAACAGTACAGACAGTGTATCTAATATTTATTGTTATGGCATGTCACTGTTTAATGTTAAAGGATCATCATCAATTCCTTCAAATGATGAAGGATAGAGATAGTGATCTAATTCTTAAAATGGTTAAATGCGTACTCAGCGCACATAAACGAAATAAAGACGGGATTGATATATTTGATATCACATTCAAGGATACAAGTGGTATGATATTTAATATTGAAAAATCACAATACAAAGAATTATTAAAAAATTGTATGGATGATTTAATCAAGTTAGAAGAATATGAACTGTGTGCTGATGTTCATAAAATATTAGAGGGTAAGAAACGAAATAGAAAAGCAGAAGTTATTTAACATATGGGGGTGCCTGGTTTTGACAGGTGCGATGAGTTGGTGAGTTGATGCAAGCCGGGTTAGATGGAAATCCGTAAATACCTATCGAACAATAAATGACGTAGAATTATCTACAATGACCTTCGAAGATGCTATGGCATTCGTTGGTGCTGATTACGCAGTAGCTGCCTAATCCCTCCCGCACACATCGTGGGACTTAAAATAGAATGTGTACCAAGGTGGAAAAGTGATTGAACCCGAAATCGAATCACCCATTGTTTATCGGTTGCCGATGGTGAAGAACCAACCGAATATTTTGTTCAGTTTAGAAAAACGAACTAAGCTTGTGAACGAGATTTATTAAATCCGTATTTGGACAAGGGTTCGACTCCCTTCACCTCCACAATTTGCTAAGGCAACCAGAAATGGTTGCCTTTCTTTTTGCATATTTATATCTGAACCCATTAAAAATTAAAAGAGATGAAACAAAAAGCCATTACCCTGGCCACCAATCTGCGTGATGTGTTTGCGCAAGGTGTGTTATACTTACTAGGATCATTTGTAATAGCGGCATTATTCGTACAATTATATTTTGTATATAGCCACTTCTTTAAATCTTATGAAGAAAATTTACAAATGTCTAATGCAATTAGTCATAAAATCGACGGTACATTCAAAAACTCCCCAGGTAACATTTGGTACAACGCAGATGAACATATCTATGTTGAAAAAGTTACTAACAAAGTAGTTGTTGGTAAATTAGCAGGTAACCGTAATTTAGAATTTGGCGTTAAAAACGTATTAGAAGAATATTTACAAGATAAAGGATACAATATATCATCAGAGGCTGAAAATAAATTACGTGTTGAAATTATTTATCTAGATGTACTAACTACCAAGAAAAACATTTCAGTTTTTCATAAAGGTGAAGAAGAAGTAATCATTCGTTTAAAAGGAATCCTATATAAAGATGGGATAAAAGAAAAAGAAATAATTGTTGAAGAATCTTCATCTGAAATTTCAATGTCTACTTTACTTGTGGATGAAGGTGGTAAATTCAACCAAACTTCACTAAGTAATGCTCTCAAAAAAGGTTGTGATAAATTAGTCACAAAATTATTTGAAAAATAACATTATGAAAAAATTATTATTATTTTTAGGAATATTCCTAACATCTTTAACATCATTTAGTCAAATTTCCGTATCACAATCTGTAACACCAGCCCCACCTTATCAGGTTGGTGATACCTTAACTGTAAAATACACAATAGCTAGAGGTACAACAACACCTCGTTATTTTTGGATGAGATATTCATTCAATAATAAGGCTTTAGCTATGGTACCAAATAGTACGGTGTTCTCACAAGGAACATCAGTCCAAACATTCTTTACAGGTTGGAATAACTACGCATTCACTCCAACAGCAAATGTTGCTGTTACTAGTTTATCTGGACAATATCAAGCTACTCCTTGGGGATATGCAGTAAACAACGATTGGAATGTTGGACAATTAACAGTTCAAAGAACTGATGCTTCAATCAATGGTGATATAGCAACTCAAAAATTTGTATTGAAAGACCAGAACACTTATAACGATATCCATAAATTAGATTTAGCTTATGCCGTTAATGATGCTTCTGCTAACATTACACCTATTACTCGTAGTGCTACAAATTTATCATTAACAAACGTAACTGGTAATACATCGCAATTTAAAGTTAAAGTATTATTCCCACAAGGATATACTATTACTGACCACAATGTCCAGTTAATGAAATTAAAAGTTGATGGAACTATTGATTGGGCACAACAACCAATTGCCCAATTACCATTAGATGGTAGTGGTGAAGCATTATTTACAACACAAGTTAAAGTTGGAGACTCAGTTGGTGTATTCGTAGGACCAACAATGACTAAAGCTTGGATGAACAATATCGTAACTGTATCAGACGCATATAAAGCCTTCTTAGGTCATTCACAAACTGATATTGGGGGTACACCAAATTTCTTCACTTATCCTAATTTAGAAACTAAAGTTGGTAACGTAACATTAAATGATAATGTATTTAATGAATCCGATTCCTATGCTTTATTTGCTCATGTAATGGGACAAAATATGTCAACTATTGCCTCTATCCCAACATCAACCTCAACATCAGTAAGATGGCAGAGTGGTTTATTAAACCAAAGTTGGTTGGATGGGGTAGTTAAGAATAAAGTTTTAATTGATACTCCAATAAAAGAAGTTCATGCTGTATTTGCATGGGGTGGTGATTTAAACTGGTCACATTCATCAGATCCTGCAGTAATTGCAACTAGAATCAGTAGTGGTTTGTATACTAACTCAATCAATGGTGAAGTGAATTTAAAAAGATCTATGAGTGTACCATCTATAATGGCTTATCAAACAGAAGCTGTAGAAACTGCTAAATTAAGTGTAACGTCTACTTTAGAAAATGGTAAAGTTATATTAACTACAACTTTAACTAAAGCAGAATTAGCTGGTTTGCAAGTTATAATGAATTATGATGAATCTAAATTAACATTAGATAATATTATATTTGATGCTGGAAGCACAATTACTAACTTCTCAACACACAATAGTGGTAGATTAACATTTGGTTCTATTGATCAATTAAAAACAGCAAGAATCAAAGTTGGTACTCCATACAAATTAATATTCACACCAAAGACAACTTTAACAAATACAGCAGGTTTATTCTTCTTTATTTTATCAGATGCAGTAGATGCTAAAGGAAACAAAATAGACTTAATCATAGAATAATGAAACACTTATTAGTTACATTATTTTTATTTATATCATTTTTAGGGTTCGGACAGAGTGTATCTGCTCCGGACTCTAAATCTTTTATACCATCTACAAACGGACAAGATGGTAGTGGATTCGTATTAAGTGGATTTAGTGCAACATCTACTTTATTAGCATCAATCAGTTTAATAAATCCATCAACAAATACTACATTTTATCTTAATGAAACGAGAGGATTAATTGCTGCAAGTGGATTTACTCTATCAGGTAATAAAACTCGTTTGGTGGTATTGGGAACAATGGCAGATATTAATACTGCATTAGCATCATTAAAAATAAACACAGGTTCGATAGTTGGTAATGTTCAATTATCAGTAGCAGCAACTGTAAATCCCGTTGGTTATTTTTACAATGGTGTGAATGGACACTTTTATAGACCTATAACTGCAACTAATGAAAGAACCACATATACAAACGCAAGATCTAGATCATTATTAACTACATTCAAAGGACAGCAAGGTTATCTAGTAACAATAACATCAGCTTCCGAAGATGCTTTTATATTTGCTAATGTTCCTGCAACAAATGTATGGTTTGCGGCAACCGATGAGGTTGTTGATGGGACTTGGAAAATTGATGCTGGGCCTGAAAAGGGTATAACAATGAAAACCCAAAATGGACAAACTAATGGAAATATTCCTGGTGTATATAATAACTGGGCACCTGGTGAACCAAATGGTAGTAATGGTAGTGAGAACTATGCAGTGGCAAAATGGAATGGGGTATCAAGTTGGAACGATTTATCAAATAATTGGTCCAATCCTTATGTAATTGAATATGGAACTTGGACTAATCCTGATGATGCAACATTTACTGAATTCTATACTAATAGTGTAACTCATTCAAACGGAGAAGTATTAAGGGCATCATTCAATATTGATTTTGGAACTAATGTAGATGAAACTAAATTTACAGCAAAAGGATATACATTTACAAATAATAACTGGAATGTAGTAAACGGAACTGCTAGACAATTAAGTGGATTAGGTAAAGTGGATTTGACAACCTTATTAGATACGGCTAGAGTTAGTAGTGGGGGAGTTAGAGCAAATACAAGCGCTGGACAAGTTGAGTGGTGTGTAGTATATGATTATGAACCCCAAAACCAACGATACCAAATTCTAATTGATAAAAGAGAGTTTGCAGGTACAAATATCTCTTCAAACAATGTTACACATTTAAAATTATTTGATTTATGGGATGGGCCTGTAACATATCAGTGGGATGATGGTACTTGGGCAGCATATTGGATTTCTACACCAACCGAATTTAATTTCGCAGGTTCATCATTTACGGCTAATATAAGACGAGCTGGGTTCTTTTGGGGATTACAATCGGAGTTTTCTTTCTCACCAATAATGGTATATAAACCACACGGAATAGAATTAATACATTCAAATCAAACAGAACTAAATACATTATATAATAATATAGTTGGTGTATCAGATGTATATTTAGCATTTAAAGAATTAGCTGATGGTGGGTTATTTGGAAATCAAAGTGGTATGGGATTAACAAATGGTATACAATATCTAAATGCAGATGTAGATGGTAATGGTATATTCAACGAAAGTGATACATACAAACTCTTACAACACCTAACAGGTACTCAATCATTAACACAATCAACATCGTTAACTAATTTGTTAAAGCTATATAATAAATCAGACTATGATGCTATAACAACATCAAATTGGGGTACTCAATTTAATTCAACTCGCAATCTAATACCATTTACATTGAGTGGATTAAATAACACATACAATATAAGTGTAACTTGGTTAGGTGATGTAAATCTATCCCATTCAGCTCAGCAAAGCATAAACAATATGGGTAGTAATTCGATTAGAAGTATGAGTATGGTGAATAATTCTATTACAAATGAAATAAATGTAATAGCTATGGGAGAATTAATAAATAACAAAGTCATAATCACACTATCAGTAGATCCATTACAGCAAGAGTTAGTTGGAACACAATTTAAATTAAATTATGATAATACTAAATTAAAATTTGAAAAAGTAGAATTTACTACAAAGGGTAATCCTACTAATTTTGGAACTGATAGAGGTAATTTTATTAATATAGGCTCTTTAATAACAAGTGGAGATATATTAGATAAAACAACAGAATATAAAATTATATTCACCTCAATAAACAACATAACTGATATATTAGGGTTAACATCTATATCAACAACGGATGCGGTTAATAAAGCTGGTAGGCAATTAAAAGTAAAAATCAAATGATGAAAAAAATAGTATTCATATTTGTGGTGTTATTGTGGGGATGTACCAAAATGGAAATTGAACCAACACCACCACCTGTACAAAAGATATTTAGTGTGTCTGAAAGCCTAGTAACTGATGGGCAATCTATATATTTTGATTTACCATCAAACGGTATTTATACATTAACCTTAATTGATAAAGTAAATGACCAAGTCATTAGTAGAGAAAGGTTCAATGGTAAAACGGGTGAAAACATAAAGAAAATTTACACGAGTTCGATACAACCCCAATATTTATACTTAGTATTAGAAGATGGGTCTAAAACTCAAATAGCTAAAACAACCATTAAAATTAATTAAAAATGAACACGATGAAAAGAATACTTACAATAGTATTAGTAACAACATTGTTATCTGGATGTTATAAAGATGATTTGATTGAGCCCATTGTAGAAGTTAAGAAAGAACTACAAATACAAAATGCGGTTGGACTTAAATTAGAATCGGCATTCGTAACAACTGAAGTTGCTATGAATGTTAAATTAGAAACCGCTCAACCAGTTACAATTAAGATTTTTGATATTTCTAATAGAGTTGTATCAAAAGAGACGATAAATGCAAAAGCAGGTGATAATATACTAAAGGTATATACATCAGCATTACCATCATCGGCTTATAGAATTGGATTATATGATTCTAAAGGAATACAATTAGGAATAACAGACTTTAACAAACTATAAATTTAAATAAAATGTCAGAAGAAGTAGAAAATGCAAATGACGGAACTTTATCCGGATTAAAGAAAACCATTATTGGTGTTGCTACAACAGCAATTATGGGTTTAGGTACTTGGGGAGTAACCCAATTAACAGGTGGTGATGAACCAGCTCCAGTACAACAAGCCGCTCCAGTAATCAACATTCAAAACTCGAATCAACAGTCTCAATCAGCAGGTGGTGGAACTACTGTGATTAGAGAAAAAGTAATTGAAAAACCAGCAGCTCAACCCGCAGCTAAGCCTGAAAAGAAAAAAGAAGGTGATGAATTTAAAGAAGAAGCACCAAAGTGGTAACCTATAAACAAAATTAAGTATGCAACCAAACACAGGATTTAAAGAATTATTAAACAAGATGATGTCCAGAAGATGGTACATCACAGCAATGGTATTAGGTGGGTTTATTTTGATAATAGCAGGTATTTTTGCTGCTGTTGTGGGACAAACACCAATGGCCGCAGCATGGAAAGAATTATTAATGTTATTGTTAGGTGCCTTCATTGGTAGTTATGGTAAAATTATTGATTACTGGTTCAGCGATACTGACAAAGATAAAATGTTAGTACAAAAAATGGATGAGGAAGATGGTGTTACTTTAGGTCATACTAATGATATGAAAGAAACCAACAAGCCACTCACCCCATTAATCCCAGATGCATTTGTAGCAGGTGCAGCAGCAGCTAGAGATTTAGCTGTAGTTGAAAACAAACAAAATCACGAATTAGCCGCTGATCAACAAGAACACGATCAAGCAATGGCTAAAGATGCTCAGGAACATGAACAAGAAATGGCTAAATTAAAATTAGAACACGAAATGAAAGCACATAGATACTGCGAACATGTTTGGGGCGACTCAGATAATGACGGAGAATTAGAGTGTCAAAAATGTGGTCTATTAAAAGACGCTTACGACGAATCTCACTAACCATTAAAAATTAAAAGTATGAACTTCAAACAATGGGTTATCGATCTATTCAAAGATGAAAGAGGATCGACTTCAGTAAAACCAGTTATTGCATTTGTAGGAGCTATGTTCTTATGTATTACAATGATGTTAAACTCATTTTCACATGCCGATTTTGCTCCATCAGCAGAGTTAGTAAATGCCGTAATGATTATTACAGGTATAGGAATGGGTGCAGATACATTTGATAAATTCTCTCATAAAAAGAAAGATAACACAGAAGCTTAATTAAGAGGGAACTTCGGTTCCCTTTTTAAACTTAATTTATATATGAAAAATTTATTAATATTATTGGGTTTATTACTAACTATAAATGTTAGTGCCCAAAACGTAGGTTCAACAAAAACTGAACAATACAAAGCATCATTTGAAACAGCAATTGATATTTCTCGCTTCATGGATTATGAAGGTAAGCAAATTCCTATTCAAATCTTAAAAGCAGGTATTAGTGATGAAATGTATGAAATGTACCCTGAATTAAAGGAAAAGAGAGTAGGTTTGGGTGTAGCTAACATTTCAATGGAATATCTAGAAAACCTTAATCGTTTCAAATTTACCGAAGATAAAACGGAGATTAAGAACCGAATGGTTAAGCAATTCCAAGCATCACAAGCAGGTATAGCTGAAAATCCATTAGATGGTAGAGGTAAAATTAACCTAGCAGAGTACTTCGTAACAATTGAATGTTATGACTACTCAGTATCTGAAGATGAAACCATCAACCTTAAAGATGGTGTTAAGAATATGATGGTAACTCGTTTAGGTTTACAAGTTCGATTTACCAATGCAGAAACTGGTGTTGTATTTGCTGCTAGTGGGTTAGGTGAAGCAACCACAACTAGAGAATTAACATTCCTGTCTGATGCAACTGTAGATGAAATGAAATTTAATCAATCAACTATTTCTATAGCAACTAAAAAAGCACTAGATATTGCTTGTGCTAGAATTTTAGATAGAATGGTTAAAAAAGGTATATTTCCAAATTAATATTAGTTCATAATAGCTTAATAATTTGTTAATATAAAAGTCTATTAAAATACAATAACGATTTATAATTATTAGGGAACTAACTTGATAATTATGAATCGTTTCTTTTTACTATTGTTACTTTTGCCGAATCTATTATTTTCGCAAGTAACAATCAAAGGTGTTACAAAATCCAAATCGGAAACACTTTACTTTTCTCACATTTCTTTTAAAAACCAAACTGGTGATATTTTCACAACAATATCAGATACTGATGGGAAATACTCTATCGTATTAAAAGAAGGAAAATACCAAATTAAATCTACATTTGTTGGATATACTGAATATACAAATGAAGTAGTATTTGATAAGGACACTGAATTTGATATTGTATTTCCTGATGATGCAAAACAACTATCCGAAGTTGTTGTAAGAAGTGTTTCTCAAAAGGTAACCGAAGCCGCAGTTGTAAGAACAATACGAAATAGTAATGTTGTATCAGATGGATTATCAATTGATTTTATTAAGAAAACTCCCGATAGAAATGTTGGTGATGCACTTAAAAGAGTAAGTGGGGTAACTATACAAAACGATAAGTTTGTATTAGTAAGAGGATTAGCAGATAGATACAATTCAGCTCTACTAAATAAAACACAATTACCATCAACCGAACCTGATAGGAGAGCATTTTCATTTGATATAATCCCAACATCATTAATTGATAACATTATAGTCTCCAAATCAGCATCGGCAAATCAGCCAGGTGATTGGAGTGGTGGGTTGGTTCAAATAACAACAAAAGAAGTATCCGATAACTTTTTCAATATATCATCGGGAAGTGGTTGGGGTTCGGTTTCAACTTTTAGAGATTTTAAGTTAGTTCAAGCTACCGATTTCCCCTCCACATTCCCGTCCACATACAAATACCGAATTAGTGGTAATGGTGATAAGAGAGCTTACACCAAATTATTTAATAATCCATCAACTGAAACAATCCAATCCACCCAGAATTTAAATGGAGGGTTATCATTTGGGTATGTTAAAGGAAAATGGAACTCTTTATTCAGTTCTACCGTAAGGAACTCATTCACAATAAATAACATTGATAGAAAGGATTATCAATCATCAACCGAATTGGCATACGATTACAAAGATGTTCTATTCACAAAACGATTTTCAACAAATGGTTTATTCAATTTAACCTATTTGGGTGAGAATAGATATAGCTGGAAAACATTAGTGAACTACCAAACAGATGATACATACCTAACTCGTACTGGTGATAACTTTGATAATGTGCAAAATGTTTTATCTACTGCATCAAATCATATCAACAATGTTATAATCAGTTCTCAATTAGATGGTAAGGTTAAAACATTAGATTTCAATGTAGGATACACATACACCTTCAGAGAACAACCCGATTATAGAGTTAATCCAATTACAAAATCATTGGGGGTAGATGAACCATACCAAACTGCGTGGAGAGATACATATCGTTTTTGGAGTGTAATGGATGAGAACTCTTTTAATGGTAACATCAACAAACAATTTGGAGATATTAAAGTAGGTGGTGGATACTTAAAAAGAATCAGAGGATTTAATGCTAGAATATTTCGTAACTTATCAACTGATATGTTAGATGAGATAACAAACAATACTGATAGATATACTGCTGATTTTGATTTGGGTTCGTTATATACAATGTATGATACCGAATTTGGTAAATGGAAATTAAACACTGGATTAAGAGGTGAGTATAATTTATTCGATGTATCAACCGCAGATTTTAGTGGACAGAAAGTAAATGTAGATAGAGAGTATTTGGATATATTACCATCTATAAACCTTTCACACAACGAAGAAAAAACAAAGTATAGATTTTCATTAAGTAAAACATTAGCAAGACCAGAGTTTAGAGAAGTAGCTAATTTTGCTTATTATGATTTTGTTAGAAACGCACAAATATTAGGAAACTCAAAGTTAGAAAAATCTGACATATATAATGTAGACCTTAAATACGAATGGTATCCAAAAGCAGGTGAAAACATTTCACTTTCTCTATTTGGTAAGAACTTCATTAAACCAATTGAACAAATCGTAGCTGATGGCTCAGTTCCATCAAATCTATTATTAACTTACACAAACCCTAATTCAGCTATTCTATATGGTGTTGAGTTGGAAGCCCGTAAAAAAATAAATGATTGGTTTGACATTTACACAAACGCTTCAATAATGAATTCCGAAGTAGAAGTGAATGGCGTAAAAAGACAATTGCAGGGACAATCAAACTATGTGCTAAATAGTGGAGTGAACATTCATAAAAAGAATGAAACTCTTAATATAACATATAATAGGGTTGGGGATAGGATATCAGCAGTAGGATTTCAGGGTTATCCAAATATATTTGAAAATAGTAGAGATGTATTGGATATTACATTCTTACATAAACTTCCAAAAGGAGAATTAAAATTGGCAATAGGTGATGTATTTGCGCAACCATCAATCTATTATCAAAAGTTACAAAACCGAAATCTAATAAAAACAAACAACGAACAAACAATTTCATTAACATTAAATTTGAATCTATGAGAAAACTATTAGTAGCTATTTTAGCATTTGGGTTATTGGGTTGCGAAAAGGAATTGGGTGGTGGTGATGGGCCGATTAACATCCCAACATCAACAACAATTTCCGGTAACATCAATACAACAACAACTTTAACTGCGGATAAAGTTTGGACATTGAAAGGTTATGTATATGTAACCGATGGAGCAAAACTTATCATTCAGCCTGGTACAACAATTGTATCCGATATTGCTGAAAAGGGAGCATTGTGTATCGAAAGAGGAGCACAAATAATTGCGGAAGGAACTGCAACAAAACCAATTGTATTTACATCAGGTAGAGCAAATGGTGAGAAGGCACCTGGTGATTGGGGTGGAATTGTAATATTGGGTAGAGCAAAAACCAATAGAACATCAGAACCAACAATCGAAGGTGGTATTGGTAGACCTTATGGTGGAACAAACGATTTAGATAATAGTGGTGTTCTTCGTTTTGTAAGAATTGAATATGCTGGTATTGCGGCAATGCCAAACTCTGAAATCAACGCACTAACATTAGGTGGGGTTGGTAGTGGTACAATTATTGAGAATGTTCAAACTATCTACGCTAATGATGATGCATTTGAATTCTTTGGTGGAACTGTATCACCTAGAAACTTATATGCATTTGCTACTGCAGATGATGATTTCGATTTTGATTTTGGATACACTGGAACAATTACAAATGGTGTAGCAAAGAGAGACCCACAATTCGTAGATAATGGTGATGCTGGAAATGGTGTAGAATGTGATAATGATGGAACAGGCTCATCTGCACAACCTTATACACATCCAAAACTTTACAATATGGTTTTAGTTGGGCCGAATGTGTCTACTGCGTTAGCAAACCACAATTTAGGTTTGAGATTTAGGAGAGCAACACAATTCACAATGAAGAATAGTGTTGTGTGGGGTTGGATGAAAGGTGGTTTAAGTTTGGAAAGTAATGAAACTGCACAATTCGTCAAAGATGGAGCTTCAGTATTTGAAAACAATTCAGTAGGAACATTTAACCCTACACTAAACTTTATCAGTAGAGCAACTACAATCTTAACAAATGACCAATTGAAAACTCTTGCACTATCAAAGAGCAATAAAGAGATAGATGTGGTGATACCTGAATTAGATAAACCTATATGGGTTAATGGATGGACTAGGTTTCCATCTAAAGGAAATTAAAAGGGAGGTAATACTCCCTTTTTTTATATTTATAGGTAACCTAGAAACAAATAATGAAAAAATGGTTAGTGACTTTTTTGATATTGGTTATATTTCTATTCGCTCAAAAAGCGATAGGGCAAATCTATACACAAACCTTTATTGACAAATGTTCAGGTCAAGTTAAAACGGCTACTACTACCATAGTAAATGGAAATTCAATAGTATCGTTTTATGGGCAAATAAAATCATTTACTCCCGCCCAAGTAGCAAGTGGAGAATTACAAATATGGCTCCAGACAACTTACGCCTATTATAATTCATTAGCATGTCCCGTAGCAGCACCCGTAGTAACACAGACAGTACAAAACACAGTATCACAAGCCGCATCTCAAGCAGCAAGCTCAGCAGCATCATCAGCGGCAAGTTCAGCCGCGTCAAATGCAGCCTCAGGGGCAGCAAGTGGAGCAGCTTCTGGAGCCGCAGCCTCAGGAGCATCAACAGCTTCTTCAGGAGCAGCAACTTCGAGTGGTTCATCTACCCAATCGTCATCTTCCTCATCTTCATCCTCATCATCCCAATCGTCTTCATCTTCTGGATCTTCCTCTTCATCAAAGTCATCTGGAGAAAGCAAAAGCGAAAACAGCGAATCAAAAACAGAAACTAAAACTGAAGAGAAAAAAGAAGAAACAAAAACAGAAACTAAAGAGGAAAAGAAAGAAGAGTCTAAATCTGAAGAAAAAAAGGAGGAAAAGAAAGAGGAGAAAAAAGAAGTTAAAATGAACCCAATAATGTTGGGGTCTGATTTAACTGTAGCTCAAAATTCTTCTGGTGGATTTACACCAGTCATATCATTAAGTATGTCTCAAGCATCAGTTACAGGAGAATCTAGCTGGGGTGTATCAAGTATGATATGGATGGATTTTAAATCATTTGCTTTATCTGCGAATAAAAGCACAATGAATTTTAAAAACGGAGCACTCAAATCAATAGATGCCTATTCATATACCGTTGCTTACGTAGCAGGTACACATATGACTTTTGGTGGTTTCACCCATGTTGTACCTCATCCAAAATATGGTACATACGGGTATAACTTATCTATTATCAATATTAAACTGAAGTTAGCAGAAAACAGTTATTCATATTCGATGATGTCTTCAGCTACAGCATTTTGGACTAAACCTTATCAAATAAGCCGAAAATCAACCTTATCTCCAGGAGTGTTCTTAATGGCTTCTCCTTACACCTACAACAGTAGGTTAGGAAGTTCTTGGAATTATAATGTAATGAGTTTGGTGGGCACAGGATATAGTCTTAAATTGAGCAAAAGATTTGGATTTAACCTTGATTATAAAGCCAGTTTATCAACGGTACCTGGCTCTCCAATACTAAGTTTCTTTCTAATAGGTTCAAGACTTCAATTATAGGGTTGGTCGGTCAAAATATTTATCGTACGTTTACATCAAATAAATTTATTAAACAAACAAACAAACAAATGAAAAAAGTAATCGCAATTTTCGCAGTAGCAGCTGTATTGACAGCTTGTGGTGGTAAAGGAACAACTGAAACTACAACTGATTCAACAGCAGTAGCAGTAGACAGTTCTGCAGTAGCAACTGACTCAACTGTAGTCGCAGCTGACACAACTGTAACTAAATAAGTTACTATTGGCCCACCATTAACTTGGTTGGGCCAAATTTCTGCTTTACATTTATGTTATGTACAAGGTAAAACAATTCTTTAGACGTATTTATAATCTTTATCGTTGGTTCCCAATTATTTGGAATGACCAAGATTGGGACACTCATTACATTTGGGAAATACTAAAATTTAAACTAAAGAATCAAGCCAAGTACATTGGTGGTCATGATCGTCACACAACAGCTAAACGCGATGCTGAAATAATGATGTTGTGTACTAGACTAATTGATAAAATACAATCAGAATATTATTTACATGAATATAGTAATTATCATCAAACAGAATCTATATTCACACCGAGTAAAGAACATCCAGGTAATTATGAATGGGATTTAAAAGAAATCTCTGAAAACTTTGATGATTACTTTATTAAGTATCCTCGCATTTGGGTTGCTGTTAAGGCAATGAAGAAACCCCCATTTAAGAAGAAAACTAAAGCAGGCGTTGCTATTAATATAGCACATATAAATCATTTAAGAGCAAAACGACTATTATTTAGTATATTAGAAGAAAATATTGAAAAGTGGTGGGATTAATATGGAACAGACAGCAATACAACAAGCCATTATAATGGTTAGAAACAGAATGGAATCAATGAACGATACTTTAATGGGTAAACATACTGCTCATCACCTTCAACAGGTTGAGAGAGATTTATATGATTTGCTTAGGGAAGAAAAGGAGCAGATTGAAAATGCTTTCCTAGATGGGTATAAATCACACCCATATTTAGCAGAACAATACTATAAAGAAACATATAAACAACAATAAAATGGCAATAGCAATAATTAGTATAGTATTAGCATCAGCTGTGATAGCTTGGAGATGGATAAAAGGGATTGACTACATGCAAGAAAATCATCCTGACTATAAGGGATATGATTTATTTGATGAAGAAGATAAAGATAACGTATTATGAAACAATATATAAACCCAATACTAACAGCAGGCTCATTATTAGCCCTGTTAACAACAATTTACTTTCAGAATGAAAGAGTTAATCAATTTAAGGTTGAAGTACAAACATTACAATCTACAGTAGATAGTTTACGTGATGAAAATTTTATAAATCATGTACAGCTTGATAGGTATGAACTAACTCTAAACCATTTACAAGAAGTAAACCCAGATGCTGCTCTTGAATTTGTAAATTATATGAATCATGAAACCGAATAATATAGATAGATCGTATCAAGCCTTACTACAAGACATTCTTGATAATGGAATAGAGAAAGAAGATAGAACAGGTACTGGTACGCTATCTGTGTTTGGTAGACAAATCCGTCACAAAATGAGTGATGGATTTCCTTTACTTACTACTAAAAAGATGGCTTGGAAATCTATTGTAACTGAGTTACTATGGTTTCTAAGAGGTGATACCAACATTAAGTATTTAGTTGATAATGGTTGTCACATTTGGAATGGTGATGCTTATAAACGTTATGAAAGAGCTCGTACTTGGGAACTACAAGACACCCCACCAATGGAAGAATTCATCCATAAGATTAAAACCGATGATGACTTTGCAAAGGTATGGGGTGAATTAGGTCCAATTTATGGTAGGCAGTGGAGGAGTTGGAATAAATTTATGTACGACACATCTAGTCCTAATTTCGACTTAAACTCCTATCCTATAGACCAAATTCAAAATCTAATCAACGAACTCAAAACAAATCCCGATAGTAGAAGATTAATGGTTAGTGCTTGGAATGTAGGTGAGTTAGACCAAATGGTTTTACCACCTTGTCATTATGGATTTCAAGTTTACACTAGAAAAACCACTCGTGAAGAAAAAATAGTTAATCCTGGAAAATATAGAGCGATTTCATTAATGTGGAATCAACGAAGTGTAGATACATTTTTAGGTTTACCATTCAACATTGCCTCTTACGGTTTATTATTAGAGATGATTGCAAAAGAAGTTGATATGGTACCTGATGAGTTGATTGGTAATTTGGGAGATGTACATCTGTATTCCAATCATATCGAGCAAGCCAAAGAACAGATTGGTAGAGAACCATTTGAATTACCTGAATTAAAAATGAACCCAATATTCTTAGCTAATTTAGAACATAAATCATTTGATGAAGCTATAAATGGACAGGTTAATTTTGAATTAGAAAATTATCAATCACACCCAACTATTAAAGCACCTTTATCAAATTAAGGTATGAATATAACTATACTTTTAAGTACTGATGTAGACCCTGTTATTGTTAATCTAATTTTAGATCATAAATTAGAAGGAGGGTATTCAATTGACTATGCGCTAAATGCTTTAGTATCATTCCATCAGGGAAAAGAAATTATTATATTTGAGTTTAACAAATATCTTAAATTAGATAATAGGTGGAGTGGGTATGAAATTCAAGATTATGGAACTAAAATAGTTATAAAGTTTATTTAACATGAAAAAATACGGAATAACCTCAATGTATGGAAACCCAATCCATCCAGGTCATATTGAATGTCTAAGGTTATCTAAAAACCTAGTTGATGAATTGTGGGTTATAGTAAATAATGATAAACAAGCAGAATTAAAACGAGGCACACCTTCATTCCAGGATGAACAATACCGTAAAACCGTTATTGAATCTATTAGGTATGTTGATCACGCTGAGATTGCAATTGACCAAGATAGTAGTGTTTGTGAAACGATCAAATCATTCTATAACAAAATCAAATCACTAAACCCAGAATCTGAAATTGTCTTTACAAAAGGGGGAGATCGATTTGCAAATGAAATTCCTGAAAGACATATTTGTAATTCTTTAGGAATAAAAATAATTGATGGGTTGGGAGAGAAAATATACAACTCAAGTGATATGATTAGTCTAAAATAGAGATCTAGCATATATTTATATATGCTATGGTACACACAATCAATGTTAAAGGAAAAGAATATCATGTTGTGACAACAACATTTACAGCATATGGTGTTGAAACCTTTATTCAAGTAAATGTTGATGTGAGTAAATTAAGCAACCAAGATAAATTAATTATCAAACGCAATGCTAATTTGATATTTAATCGTCCTCTTAAAATAACAAATTCAAAACCGGCACCAACACAAGAAAAACCTTGGTGGAAGTTTTGGTAATGGCAAAGTAAGTTATTAAATTTAGGTTATGAAAACAGTAATAATCGGAGACGTCCATGGTCACAATTCATGGAAACAAGTAGTTCAACAAGAACAAGACGCAGACAGAATTATCTTTGTAGGTGATTATTTTGATTCATTTAATGTTCCTGGATTAGTTCAAATCCAAAATTTTCAAGACATTATTGAATTTAAAACAACTACTGATAAAGAAGTTATACTACTGATTGGCAATCACGATTATCATTACTTTCCTGAAATTGGGGAGAATGGTTGTTCAGGTTATCAAACAAGAATGGCCCCTAGCATCCAACACATTGTTGATACTAATAGAGATCATTTACAATTAGCATATCAATTTGATGATATATTAGTTACTCATGCTGGTGTAAGTAGTGAATGGTTAGATGATACTATCACAATGTGGGACGTACCTAATTTAGCAATGTATCTTAACGATCTGTTTAAATACCAACCATTAAAAGTAGCATATCGTTCATATAAACAGGTGGGTACTAATGTTTATGGTACTAGTGGTTATGGTGATGAAGTATTTCAAGGTCCACTTTGGATCCGTCCTCGTGCATTAATGAAAGCTAATTATGATACATTGCGTACTCAAATTAGACAAGTAGTAGGACATACAGGTTATAAACACATCGATATTGAAGGCAAATCCACTAATGGTCGTTATTACTTTGTAGACACAATGCCAAGAGAATATTTGATTGTCATAGATGGAGTCGTATCTTTAGGACAAATAAAATAGGTTATGAAACTAAAATACACACTAGAAAGCCTTAGATGGATTAAAGCACTGTGGAGCCCCTTCAAGCCATTTAGTTTTAAATGGTATATTGGTAAAACACAAATTGGTACTCCATATTTCCTACCTCGTAAATGGGTTAAGGCAACACCAGAACGAGCATACAAAGCAGCTAGTGATGAAATTGAACAACAAGAGAACTGGAATAAACTTAATCCAAACACCCCACGTAAGGTAAAATTGATTGGAAACTTATTTCAAGAGAAACTAAAATATAGATATCCAGTACCACTAACAGTTGGATTTAGCTATTGCAGTTTAGGATGGAAAACAAAATGGACATCTGATGATTTCAGACACGAATGGAATCCTGTATTTTCATTTGTATTCTTCGGTTATCAAATAGCATTAACTGTATATAGCAAGTATCATTCTCATTATTGGGAACCTTGGTTGTATTATGAATATGCAACAGATAAAACTAAATCTAAACGTGAACGGATAGAGCAGTGTAGAAAAGAAGCTCCACAAACATGGACTTCACATAAACATGGAGAGGAACCAGTAACAACTGATTATTACACTAAAATACTCAAATCAAAATGGCTAAAAGATTAACATTACAGGAAAAACAAAACATGTTTGTCGAGGATGCAATCAATAAAATGTTTGAGATTGCAGGCCACTCTGTTACCTTTAATGATATCAAAGATAGAAAAGATAATTGGTATCAACAATGGACAATGACTGTAGAACAAAACGATATTTGGAAGGAATGGGGTGTATCTGAAATCAGAAAAAGATTTAAGTACCATAAACAGTGGGCTGAGAAAGAAATGGGAATGATTTCATTAATGTGGGGCTTAAAATTCAGTGATTGTGTTTATGAAGATAAATAAAGACGAATTATATAAACTTTACATGGAATGGGTTAATAAAGTAGCTGATGAATATGATTGGAAAACCCACTTCGGACCTGAAGAAATAGTACATGCTATATCAAATATATTAGAAACAAATCCTCAACTAATTCAAAATGACAGGGAAGAAAAAAGAGAAGCGTAGAGAATTTATTGTGATGAATTCACAACTAGAGTATTTTAGTGGCTTAGCATATGGTGGTCAGCTGGTATGGTGTAATGACTATAAAGAAGCAAAACCATTAGACAATGAACGTAAATTCAAAACTATACAGTCTATGTGTAGGGGCGAAGAACTTATATTAGATTATATAAATTAAAGGAAAGGTTAAGCGACCCGACCTGCCTACAATTCGGGTGTGAGGTGTTAGTAGGCAACCTTTCCTATTTAAATAAATAGTTATGCAAAACGAATTTGGATTAGATGAGGAATACATGAAACATGTTCGTGAACGCTTCTATAAACAAGTTAGAGAGACAAGATGGGATGATATTGAAGAAATATCAGGTAAACCAAGAGGACGTAAACCGAAACCAATGGTTAGAATACAATCTAAACCACGAAGTGAAGGTGAAAGACGAGCATTAGAAATGAGTAAAAATAAATTCTTTAATTTTAACTAAAAACAATATGGGTTCAATTAACATTGATGTAGCTATTGAGGATATTATCTATGCAATGGGTAAGTATGATCGAAGAGAATTCTTTGAAGCAATGCAGGATAATGAATATATTTCTAAATCATGTGTTGTTACAAATGATGGCTTTGTAGAAGCATCATCTCGTATAGAGCGAAGAGCACTAGATGAAAATACAGATGAATTTAATATAGCACTCAATAAACTATTTGGTAATGGGTGGAAATTAACTAAAGAACAAGAAGGATATATTATTGAATTATCAAAACGATTTTAATATGAGTGATAAGTATCAAGCACTAGGTAGTAATTTATTTGGATTTGAAATATTTGAAGAAATATTCAAAGTAATTAATGAACGAGGTTATGGAGACCAGGAACAAATGTTCAAGGCAGGTGTAGCCAGTGCTGAAGGTGCTGTTAGGCGTTTACGTGAATCGTATTATGAAACAATTAAAGAACATTCAAATGAGTGAAGAACAGGGTAAAAGAGACGATCAGGTAGAAGACAGCAATTCATTTGCTGTGTTTGCTTTAGTTTGTATGGTTATTACCATTGTAGTATCATTATTGACTGACTGGTTAATAAAATAGGCTAATCGTATATATTTATAGGCATGAAAAAATGCCTAATATCGTTATTACTAGTATTAATAACTGTTGTATCTTATAGTCAAGGTATAACACCGCTTACACAAAACATTATAGTTAAAAATAATGTATTTGAAGTTCTATATTCGCAAGATTTAGAACAACCCCTCAAAATTAAGTATAGATCAACAAATCGTCCCACTAATGTAAATAGAGGAACGATGGATTTCTATAAAGAACCAAACATCAAAACATCAGATGCTGCCGACTACGTTAAAAACATTTACGATAAGGGACATGGAGCACCAGCAGCAACTTTTTCTGATAATCAAGAGAATTTAAAACAAACTTTTTCATATCTAAATTGTATCCTTCAAGACCAGTATTTAAACCGTGGTGAATGGAGATTATTAGAAGAGCAAGAACGAAAGTGGGATGATACTGAAGACCTAACAGTTCTAATTAAAATTATATTTGATAATCCAGTTAAAAGATTATCTACAAACGCCGCTATCCCTTCTCACCTACAAAAACACATCTATTTTGAAAAACAAAAATACTGGAGGTGCTTTGTATTTTTAAATGAAAAACCAAAATTCAAATGGCACGAATTAGAAATGATTTGTCCATCATCTGATCATCAATAAAATCAATCAAAAGTAATGTTTGTACCAAATCATTTACACCTATTAGTGAAAGGATACATCACTAACCCTCCCAAATCAGAAGAAGTTTTAAACAATTGGCTTCGAGAATTAGTAAGTAAAGTAGGAATGGTAGTTGTCGCTGGACCTACCTCAATATATGTTAATGAACCTGGAAATGAAGGAATAACAGGCACTGTTACACTAGCAACATCACACGCTTCAATCCATGTATGGGATGCTTTAGAATTGCCTATGTTCCAGTTTGATCTATACAGTTGTTCAAATTTCACACCTAACCAAGTGTTAACTCACATTAATGAACACTTTAATCTACAAACAGCAACATGGCAGTTCATAGATAGAAACACAGATGAATTTGTTCTAATTAACAGTGGGAAGTGGATGGCAAAGTAAGAGTCGTATATTTACGTCAAATAAATAAAATATGGCATTTCAAACTCGAGACGAAGCTCAAGACAAAGTAAGTAAAAAACTAGACAGAGTATTAAACAAGCCAAAAAAGCAAGTTCCATTGAGCCAAGAAAGTTGGGATGATTTATTTAGACGAGGCGCATCATTAGCTGAGCAAGAACAATGGATCGTTTTGAGACGCAAACAAAAAGATAGAGAAGGTTAATTTGAGGGGCAAGGCTCCTCACTTACATTTACAACGTACTTAAAATTAAAGGTTATGACAGCAGAGTTACAAGTTAGATGTTTGGAAGTAGAAAATTGGACTCGTTCATTAACACTGAGAGGTGTAGATAAGGAAGAAATCGTATATCGTATAAATGAAATGTATGGTTTCATGACTGAAGATGAAATGGAAACCATTGCAGAAGCAATTGCATATGCACGTTTGGGAGTACTCAATTAAACTTGGCTGGGCAGAGTTATCATTGTAGATTTACATATAAATTAAAATATAAAGGTTATGAATTACAGTTTAGAAAACATTAAGGCAATTGCACCGTCAGTATTTACAACTGAAAAAGCATCTCACTTGTCAGACAAGTATGTTCAAACTCCTACATCTCGTGTAGTAGAGGATCTAATGAATTTAGGTTGGGAAGTAACTAAAGTACAAGAGGTTAATTCTCGTAAGTACAAGGGCTTCCAAAAGCACTTAGTTGTGTTCCGCAATCCTGATATTATGATTAAAGGTGAAAACGGAGACGATTCGTTCCCTCAAATCCTATTAACTAACTCCCATGACGGTAAAGCCGCATTCAATTTTAGAGTTGGTATCTTCAGATTAGTATGTAGTAATGGATTAGTAGTTAGCGATGCTGACTTTAGCAATGTATCAATTCGACATATGAATTACACATTCGAATCATTGCAAGTCAAAATCAATGAGATTATTTCCAAACTACCAGGATTGGTAAATAAGATTAATACATTTAAGGCTAAAACATTAACTGAAGCCGAAATGAGTGATTTTGCTGTTAAAGCATCTCAATTGAGAACTAAGAAAACAGTTAATATCATGGATGTACTATCAGCAACACGTTCACAAGATCAAGGTAATGATTTGTGGGTTGTATTTAATAGAGTACAAGAGAAGATATTAGGTGGTTCATATACATCTGGTGGTCGTAAGGCTAGATCAGTTAAGAATTTCCAAAAGGATATTCAATTGAATGAACAATTATTTGAATTGGCTGAGTCGTATCTTTAATCTTTAAATAACATAATTATGTTTAACGAAGAAGTATTTTGGAAAGATTCCTATGATGGTGCTTATGCTAAAGGTGGATTCTTTATAAGAGCCGTAGAGTTAAAGAAATTCTTAGAATTAGTTGAAGCAGCAGATCACGGTGGTGAAGTTGTTGGATTAAGATTTAGTGATAATAATTTAGAAGTAATTGTTAAAGAACGAGAATAATATGTGGGAATTAGAAAATAACGGATCAATATCCATAGGTAAAGGTCAACAAATAACAATGAAGACCTCCCATATTGTCCAGATGAATGATCATTTGGTGTTATTAACTGGGAAGGATAAACAAGTAGAACTAACTATTGAGATTAGGGCTGATTTCGAAAAAATTCCATCTGAATGGCATGCTACAATGATACAAATGATGGCTGCTCGTTATGGGGGTATAATTAACTGTTATGATAATACTAAACCATTCGAACCCAAAACACCAAAGAAGAAAAAATGGTGGCAGTTTTGGGTGATAAATTTCTAAGTTATGATATATCCAATTCTATATAAACGATCTGTTACTGGTAAGGTATCAACATGGCAAGCCGAAACCGAGAATAATTACTTCAGAACAATTAGTGGTTTCTTGGATGGGCAAAAGGTAACATCTGAGTGGACGGAATGTAAGGCTAAAAACGTTGGTAAGAAGAATGCTACTACAGATGAACAGCAAGCACAGGCTGAAGTAGAAGCAATGTATACTAAACGTAGGGATCTAGGTTATTGGGATAAACTTGAAGACATAGACACACCAGTCTATTTCAAACCAATGTTAGCTCATGATTACAATGATTATAAGGATAAAATTGCATACCCAATCTTTGGTCAACCAAAATTGGATGGAGTAAGATGTATCGTTAGAGCAGATGGAATGTGGTCTCGAAATGGTAAAGCAATTCTATCAGCACCTCACATTTATTATTCACTAAGACCCTTGTTTGAACAAGACCCAGATCTAATACTAGATGGTGAATTATATGCTGATAAGAATGTAGCTGATTTTAATACAATTATATCTTGCGTTCGTAAAACTAAACCAACACGAGACGATTTAAAACTAAGTGCTAATTGTATTCAATACCACATTTATGATTTACCAAGTCATGATGGAACATTCATTCAGCGCTTCAAAGCATTATTCCAACTCAAACTACCTGAATGTTGTACTGTAGTACAAACTGATCAGATCGATAATGAAAATGATCTATTAGCTTATTACTATGATTATATGCATTTAGGTTATGAGGGGCAAATACTAAGAACAGATTCTAAATATGAGAATAAACGTTCCAAATCACTATTAAAACATAAAACATTCAGTGATGCTGAGTTTACAATACTAGGTGTAATTGAAGGTAAAGGTAATTTGACTGGTAAAGTGGGTAAATTACAATTCGAAATTAATGGTAAACCATTTGAATCGGCCGTTAATGGTGATTGGGAATACTTGGCTGAATTGCTGAAGCGAAATGATTTGATTGGTAAACAAGCAACAGTTAAGTACTTTGAACTAACAGAAGATGGCATTCCTCGCTTTCCAAAAGTGATCGCAATTAGAGACTTTGAATAGGCAAAACAACGTTTGTATATTCATACTATGGAATTAAAAGATAGAATCGCAACATACACCCCAACAAAATACAATCCTTATTATTGGTGGAGGCGTTTTAAAAGCAGTAAAAATCCGCTTCACAAACGTCAACCACTTAAAGATAAAATCATGAATGGTGATTACGAAATGAGTGATTATCATTGGTGGTTATTGTGGGAGCAAAAATTAGAAAGAGAAGCAATCAAAGACATAACAGACCCTGCTATAGTACATGAATTAAGAGGCCTACACAGTGAGCGTATTCGTAGACTGTCTGTTGATTTTGAACGAGATGAAGCTCAAATACTAGAAGCAATGTATAAAGATTTCTGGGTTGAATTTAGAATGGAAAAAGAAGAAGTGGAAGAGGAAATGTTTCAGTTTGATGGCACACTACTAGAATTTTATCAACATATTTATAGCAAGAAAAAATTAAATTAAAAATGGAAATTAAAGACATCCTAAAAGACTTAATCCTATCAGCAACAACCGAGTTAAACCACAATGGTCATCCTGATAATTTTGATTTGGAAGAATTTATCTATACTTTAGAATCATATTATGAGGAACTAGATGATCTAGGAGAACTAATCTATTCAGAATCATCCCTTGATGAAGAATTTATGGATAATGATGATGATTACGACGACAACTACTAAACCAAACTAACAATGCCTCTATTTGTGATCCTAATGTTAATGTGTTTAGCATCAGCTGCATTTACAATAACGTTAGTAGTGGGTGAATCATTAGCCACTAAAAAACCAAACACACAGTTTGCTAAATGGTGGAGACGGAACATAATTGGGATTGAAAGTTAAAATTTGGATGGGCAAAGCAATTTGCCTATCTTTATGCCATGAAAGTTTTAATTATACACCCGGATGATCCGAGTACCGATTTCCTAATTCCAATCTATGACAACGTATTCCAAGCCACTGTGGTTACTGGGGGTGTGTCTAGAGATGAATTAACACAACTAATCAAGGAACATGATCGCATTGTAATGATGGGACATGGTTCACCTAGTGGATTATTTGCTGTTGGTATGTTTAGTGATGCAAAATCATCTATATACCCACAACGCTTCAATTATACTTATGCTATTGATGAATCGACAGTACCGTTATTAAGGGATAAAGAATGTATTGCAATATGGTGTAATGCAGATCAATTCATGAATAAACACCAATTAAATGGGTTCTACAGTGGTATGTTCATCAGTGAAGTAAGCGAAGCATCATACTGTGGTTTACCAGGCACATCCCAAAATACAGTGAATGTATCTAATGATTATTTCTCTCAATTAGTAGGGGAAGTTATTAATGAACCATTGAGTGCCATTTATGAACACGTTATGGATAATTATGAATTGATCATTGATGAAAACCCAGTTGCACTCTACAATTACAATAGATTGTTCCTGGCAGAGTAAAGTTCGTATATTTACATTACACATTTAAACAAAAATAAAAAGTTATGAGCGAAAAAATTAAACCACAGCAAGGCGTTACTTACGAATGTTACAAAGGCTTCACAGACCGTTACGGTGATCGTTGCAGATCAGGTCAAAAATTCACATGGAGTGAAGATGATAGAGACTATCCATACAGTGGATATTATGTGATGCAAAAATCATCAGGTCGAGGTGTTAACATTGCAGTTCCAGTAGATAAATTCTCATCGTTCTTTATTCCTGTAAATGTAGATAATGAATCTAATGATTCTCCTAAAATGGACAATGTTAGATACTTTGATCTACCAGCATCAATGATTATTGCTATGCAGGAATTGAAAGAGCAAATTAAAAAACAATTCCCTGAGTATTTCCTTACTCATAAGGTAGGTAATAGATACAAACACACTGATGGTAATCGTTACCTTCTGGTTGGTGGTAGAGTATCAAATCAAGTAGTGCTAGTTAATCTCAAAACAGGTAAAGTGGAGAGTTATAAAGTAGCAGTGGAAGATACTAATGCTATCACTCCAGCAGAGTTCAGTGAGTTGTGTTTCGACTCATCCGAGCTAACACTAATTAAGGAGCGCCAATAGGCGCTTCCTTTATTGGTTGGCAGGGTTCCGTTCGTACATTTACATCGTACTAAAAAATTAAAGGTTATGAATAAGCAAATCATCTTAGATGCTCTAGCATCACAGTTCGCAACTAAGCAGAACGAGTTATCACAATACGAAGCCGCAGTGTACGATCCTGCAATCAACAATCTCAATAATGAGGTTCGTGAGTGGTTTAAAACAGCATTAGATATTATTGTTCATAACATTACTTATAGTAACGGTGAAGGTATCGAAATTACCCCATTTGATGAAAGATGGGCTAATAAGATTAGTATTAGAAAAAAATACTCTTATTATAGAGATGAAAACCTCAACCCATATGAAATCTACTATAGTCAATCTCATAATACTGTAGATCATAACAACATGTTCTACCTAACTGTATTAGGTAAGGTTGCTTCCAACATTGAATTAGTTATTGATAAGATAGATAATAGTTGGATTGAAGCATATCGAAATATAGCTAGACCTTATAATGACTTGAATAATGAACTCTATAAGTTAGAACAAGAAGTAAATAGAGTTAAACAAGAAATTCACGAAAATAATCGTGAAGCGTATAAGGCAGTTGGATTTGAACATTCCGTTTCATCTCAATTAGTATGTGAGATCACTGATTATTCAATTGGTAATTATGAGTTAAATACTCACCCAAAGACAATCAATTTAACAACTGGTCGTGGTCGCTATGATTACATAAATGTATCTGCTTATAGGGTTGTTGGACAAGGCAAATACAATAAAGTATCATTGCTAGTTAAAACACAATATCATCACGATTGGACAGGTATTGAGGTAAAACAAGATTATTTCAATGATTTCGTTACTGATGTGTATCACTGGGAAACAACTGGTAAGGAAATATCTGATGAGACTCAAACTAAACGCTTCAATCGTTATGAAGGGGCAAAGCAAACAGCATAAATTCATATTATGAAAGTAAATAACGAATTAACAATGGAAGAGTGGGCCCGTAAGCATGGTGTATCAACACTATGGGACAAGGGTGATAATAAAAATAGGCAATTTCTAAAACGATTGGACGAAGCCAGAGCGGCGTTCCATCCTAAAAAACAATTTACATATGAAAACATTCAGTGATTTGGAATTTATTGATCATCCAATGGGTGTAGAATTTGGTGGGATTATGAGCCGTATTCACTTTGAAAATGGATATGGAGCGAGCATAGTTAAAGGCCCAATGTCGTATGGTGGTAAGGACGGTTTATATGAATTAGCCGTGTTGGATAGTAATGGTGATTTAACATATGAAACGCCTGTAACAAGCGATGTTGAAGGATATCTAAGTGAAGATGATGTGACTAGATTACTAGAACAAATCCAATCACTATAATGGAAACTACAACAATACTAATCATTGGTAGCTACATAACAACATTCCTACTAGGTAGACTAATTGGAACGATTGAAGTGAAGAATATAATAATGAAAATACTTAAGAAACATAAAATAGTACCCTAAAATTAAGCCACAAAAGTTGGTGGCCACACCACACAATACCTAAATACGTATATACGATTCGTTATGGAAAATAAAACAGCAGTAAGTTGGCTAGTTGAGCAATTAGCTATGCAGAATGGATTAGCATTCTACAATGATAACCAAGATATAATTCAACAAGCTAAAGCAATGGAGAAGGAGCAAATGATGAATATGTACCTAAGGGGTATAGAGAACTACGATCCAACATTTAAGAGAAAATCACAGTGGACATCAGCAAATAATGATACACCAACCGGAGTAGAATGGTGGTGGAAAAATAATAATCTATGAACCAATTAGCAATAGCCGACATGAAGGCAATGTATGATCGCTACTTAGAACAATTAAATTGGTATAAGATGCAGTTAGTCAAGGGTATCAATGTTGAGAAGCATGATGAATATAGTGAGCAGATAAAGGAATTATCAGTGGTGGTGTTTAAAGTTAATAGAGCACTTAATTGGGCAATGGATGTAGCATATGAAAAATATATAATTAATTATTAGCAGATGAAAACATATCATTTACAAATAATAACAGGAAGTAAAGCATTAACCAGCGGAACATATACTTGTACCTGCCATGCAGCTAAATTTAGGGTGTTAGATGGGGTGTATGTATTTAGGGATAATAATGACGAAACAGTAGCGTGTTATCCAGTGGATAGAACAATCATTTATAAAATTGAAAATCATGGCGAACAATGATTTAAAACTAATCGAGATTAGGTTGGTAGATGAGCAAGGTAATTACTCAAAATCAACAGTAGAATATCCAGGATACATTGATACCAAAACGAAACACGGTATTGATCTGGTTAAGGATGTGTTGGCACATATGATTGAGGAACACCAAGTCAAACATGGTAAAATGGATTCCATAGTGGAACAGAACAGAAAGATATTGGAATTAAAGAAACGTGCACGTGTGGAGGATGTAAAAACGGACATCCAAAAACTACAACAAACATTGGGTAAATAATAACGGGGAGATGATGACGAAGAACTATTGGGAATGGGGTAATAATAATACTCAGAATACTGGTATGGGGGAGATGACGGCGAACGATTGGATTAGGTTGGTAGGTGAAGATGGAAATGGTCGTACGATGGAGGAGGTGATGATTGGGTTTGCTACGATGCACGTGCAAGCGGCGTTAATGGCTGCTCATAAGTCCGCTGTGTTTGAATTAGACGGACGTGCCTGGGATCGTGTGTATAATAAACGGTTTTTGTTGCAAGCGTATCCTGTGGATAAAATCAAGTAGGTACCAACAATCGATTGTTATTGTGTAGCGGAGGCCGCCGTTTTTTTGCGCTGATTCTGCGTTTTTTTACGCTGTTTTTTGTACGCGCTGGTGTATTAATGGGTGATAAATAGGGACGGTATGGAACGAGTCGGATTTTTGTTCACGTATTGTTTTGTTTAGGTTCGTTATAGTATGTGACGAGTTGGTTGGTGACGGTGGGTTGTGAGTGGGGTCCGTCCCGTTTTCTTTCCACACGATCCAAACTTTTTTTTATGAACTTTTTGTCCCAAACCCACCTCTTTTTTGACGCACAACTACACTTTTTTGTAGCACACCTGAGTTTGGAGGACGCACAATTTGTTCGTACCTTTATACGGTTTTTTGTAGCAGTTTTGTTGCAAGGTTTTGTAGTGTTTTTGTCGTGGCAGGGTTTTGTTCGTACATTTACGTCAACAAAAATTAAGATATGAGACTAGTAGAAACCCCATTTATGGTTGGTGGTGAACAGTGTGGAACTGTGAAGCGCTACGCCGATATTGAACCTGAGTTATCTGTTTTTAAACCACACGATAGGGTTTTACCCGCACCGTA